GTCTGGACCTTGCCGTTCTTAATACCTTCACTGATGTTAAGTGCGGCCTGAGCGTTCATAAATGCAATAGAACTTGCACTGTTGTTAGCCAGAGCAGCCATACGACGCGATTCTGCTTCGGCAGTCTTCACTTCGACTTCCTTCTGCTTGAGTTCGTTCTTAGCACGAACCAGATCATTAGCACTAGCCACTACACTAGCCGCAGGCACAACATTACGAATCATAACTTGCGTGATGCTGATACTGCCGTCCAGTTTTTCTTCAGCAAGGTTCTTCACAATCTCGTCCTTGATGAATGCTTCCATCTCGGTACGGTTGTCTGCCATATCCAGTGCTTCGTACTTACGTGCGGCCTTGTAAATAGCGTTACGTGCGTTCTGTACGACATAATTATACATCAGGTAAACATCGCCCTTATGTTCAGCGTGGAAACTCTTGTTCTTGGAACTGTAGAGTTCGGCAACCTGACTTTGATTGATGTTGTAAACAACCACAGCATCCAAATCAGCCATAGTTGAGTTATCTTTGGCCACAGGAGTCATATTGTCCAGAACTACATTAACGTCCTTGACGGGGAAGGTAAGAACGTCACCGATTAGCACCTGGTTAAAAGAGCCAGGAAGCAGTTCGCCCGGTTTGACCTGCTTGTCAAAACCAACACGGACACCAACCTCGCCAGTTTCAATACGGGTGCAACCAGTTGCAAGAACAGCCATACCTAGAACAGCAGCCATAAAACCAAAACGCTTCGTCATTTCAAATTTCCTTTAAAAAAGTTCTACCAAGATAAACATCAGTGCAACTGCAACTGATGAACTAATTATAGCATAGACAAAACCTTTAGTCAAGTCCAATGCCTGTTTTCCTGTGAGTTTTTGAACTCCTAGAATACCGCCCCAAATCAGGGCGGTCAGCAGGGCGAATAAGAATACAACTCTAATCATCGGTTACCTGTCGGAAAGGGCCAAGCACCTGCACTACCAGTAGGAGCCGACGGTGTTTGGGTACGCTTTTCCAAATTAGCCAGAGCGGCCTTACGAGCCCGACGCTTACGAACAGCATCCCAAGTCATGCTCAGAGGATTACCGTTCTTGTCGTATTCCTGCGGAAGCCCTGCGACACGAGGATCAACTGCGGGCTTTGCGGCCGACACTGTAGTGGTACCATTAGCATTGGTTTGAACAGGCTTGTCAAAAGCATCTTCTGCACTAACGCCCATTTCACCAATAACTTCGTATCGGCAAGCACGACCCTTTGCACCGTTGTAGTCACTTGGAATGCTAACAACATCTCGGGGGTTGATCTTGACGATAACAATTCGGCTATCACTGCCGCCAAAGTGAGGCAGGTAGCTCAGACCACAAAAGTGCAGGCCAGTGGAGCAGGTAACGTCCTTGTTGTCGTCAACTTGGTTACGTTCCATTTCTACAATGGTACCCGGACTATTGTCCATAGTGCCCGAATGGATATCCTTGAAGTCACGACGCACTTTCTTGTAAGCCAGGAAGTGACCGTCTGGAGTCAGCGGCAGGTTGTTCTTTTCCAAGAAGCCATAGAGCTCAGTGACTGCTCGCTTACTAGGGTTAGTCATCAAGTTTTCCATGAAATTAACCATGGGCTCAATGCTAAATCCATCTTCCAGCATTGCGATCATTCGAGTAGCCAGTACGCCTGCAAAGGGCTCGCCTTTCCAAAACAGTTTGTCGCCTTGGATAGACACATTACCCTTGCCATAGTTGAGAACAACCTTAACAGGGTCAATGATCTGCTTAACCTTGTCCCACTCGCCTGCCTTAATGGCATCGACTACCTTTTGGTAAGTAGGGTGGGCTTTAGCAACGGTATGCGGCTTGCCATCGATAACCACAGTTACGTTGGTGCCTTGAACAATAAACGGATAACTCATTTTAAATTCTTTCGTAAGTTTGTTGAAAAATTTCTTTCTTGACTACGCCATAGTCGTTTGGACCGTGACGAACAATAACATCGACTTCAGGATTATAGTTTAACTTCTCTCCCCAGGATGTGTCAACCGTTCCGGAGTGATCTGCAACCTTAGCCAGTTTGATAATCTTCTTTGGTGTGCATACACCGTTACCCAAATCGTCTTTGAGTTCTTTGAACTTTTCTGGACTAATTGGATACTGTTCACCTTTTGGTCCGGTCATAATGTAGTAGCCCGCAGGATACTTGACTGGGCCCTCCAGCGTTTCGATGGTGCCAGGCACTCCGGCGATTTCATAGCGTTCTTTGGCAGGAACCTTGAACGCTTGAAATCCGCCAGTCTTGAACCATTCGTCGGTGATTCCTTTGCCTTCTACAATGTTAATATACTCTCTCATTCTACGCCTTTCTTAGCATCGATCAAGTTGATGTACTCGGCCACATCATGTGCGTTAACACGATAACTGTTCAAACGAGTCAGTAGCGGGTAACGGTTGTTAACACTACGCAGTTCGTTTTGATACTTAGTAACCAAAGTAGACGGATCCAAATTTGCGTTAGGGGCAAACTTGCGGAACAGATTTTCAACTCGATAAGTGTTATGGCTAGGCTTTTCGACCTTACGGAAAACTTCTACCAACTTCTTGTAAGGGCTGTTAGCGTTCTCAATAAGTTCCAGCAGAGCATGACTTTCGATATTCAGAATATCTGCATTGTCCAACCGACTCTTAACAATGCCCATCAAGAGCTTGCTAGTGTCTTTGGCATTCAGCACAGCAGTAATATGGTCTTCAAAGTTTACCCAATTCTTACGCAGTTTGATATCCTCGATATCCTTTTTACGGACACCATAGATCTCACCATTGAACAGACCAGGCAGGCTCTTAACATCTTCGTAGAGTTCTTTGCCAGACCCATAGCCTTTCTTGCTCTCCATAAAGAAGCCACTCAACGGAACATAGTAGTAGGTCTGAGTAGCATCGAAGGTGCTAGTATCGCCAGCATCACGCCACACCATGTCATCGTCACTACGGCGATATCCACTGCCGCCGCGGCGCTCTAACTTCATAATAGTCACGTTCTTAGCAACACTTTCGCGAGTCTTCTGCTTCAGGTCGCTGACAACAAAACAACGATCCGAAGGAGGAAAGTGCAGGGCAGTAAAGAATGCCTTGAGATCCATATCCTTGGACTTGTCGGCCTTTTCCAGAATCCACAGTTTACGGTGGTAGGCAGTACAGCCAACCTCACGGTAGTGATAGCCAACACGACCTGCGCCACCGATCTTAGTATCGTTGACAATAAAATGGCTGTCTGCATCTACAGTGATGTTCCATGCCTGCCAAGTAATGTAATGTCCGTTGGCGTCCTTAGCATGATCATCGGCATACTCAGTAGAACTCTTACCGTTCTTGATACTCTTACTACCACGACTCTGTTCCAACAGTTTAATTTGAATGTTCCAGTTCTTGGCAAGGTCTTCAACTTTAAGACTGAACGTAGTACAGCGAGGGCCGTATTTGTGGGTAGCATCGTAAGTAGGCAGGTTAGCAGTCTTAGCATATTCTGCTACAGCAGTGGTCCACAGGCGGACTTCTTTCTTCTTGGCAAGAAACACAGCACGATCCCACAGGTTGCCGATGGCGTTTGCTTCGCGAGCAATAACCACTGACAATGCAGAGTTCAGTGCTTCCAACTTACGCTTAATGGCTTCGACCGTGCTAGGGATGTAGCTCAGACCTTCACGGCTAGCCTGGAAATCCAATTCGCCAATATCAAAGTGCAGTTCTAGACCGCAGGTCAGCAGGTTGTTCAGGCCGCCGATGTCGCTACCGGCAGGCAGTTCGATTGGGTAAGCAATATTACCCATAACAGCCACGCTACGGTGGCTACCGCTCTTGAGCGCATGAACACCGGGAATGATGTCCTTGCTTTCGTAGTCTACTAATTCAAAAGTAAAGTCACTGTTGCCAGAAACCACCGGCTTCAGAGTAAAGTGCTTATAGACATTACGAGCTTCTTCGCGGAACTTGTTGAAGTCATAGCGGTCGTTAACACCGAATTTAACTTCAACACCTGCAGGCTCGTCAGTGGCTTCTTCCATCATCAGCGCGATGCTAGGCACACCGTGCTCGTTAATGAAAGCAGTGTAGATACCTTTGCGACCGTTTTGGATAGCGGTTACGGTGAAGTTGTCGGTATAACTGAACGGACTCTTACTGCCCAGTCCGAGCGCACCAATGAACGAATTAGAGTCCGTTTTGGTAGATTCGAAGTAAGTAGTATAGATGTTGGTAACCTGTGCGTGACTCAAGCCAGTACCATAGTCGCGAATGCTGAAATGCGGCTCCAGTGTATTGGGCAGGTGAACATCAAACGGAGTATCAACACGACCTGCGGCAGTGTGGCTATCCACAGCATTGCAACTCAGTTCGCGAATAATTGCGCGGATCTTGTTAGCGTACAGACCGCTGGACAAAATGTTAAACGCTTTGGCACTGTTGCGAATACGGAATTCGCCGATTTCGCCAACATTGGAAACAATGGCTTCGTTAGCAGGAGCATTGTTAAGAATCATTTGGTACCTTTCAGTAGTGTGTTTGTCTGTATGTATATATTATACAAGAAAAAACCGGCCCTGTCAAGAGCCGGTTTCGGTTAATCCAAAATTTGGATTAGAACGCATCCCAGTGGTAACTGCGTTCACGCACCTTTTGCAGTACGCAACGATCTCCACTTTCGTTCATGAACACGAACTTACCGTTTTGGGCGTCGACCTGTTTAAGGTCTTGTCCAACGAAACGGGCACACTCCCAATCAAAGTCACGACTGACTACAGCCTCGGGGCCATCACTGTCTAGTGGAGGCTCAGTGTCCCAAACCTTGTAGTCAATACTGACCTGTTGAGTAAGCGGGTTGCCAACCCATTCAGTATCTGCATCCTTTTCAGGAATGTCGATTCCTTTGATCTGCAGGTCAACCTTGTAACGAGTTTCTCCACTGAACTCAGGACGAGCATTCAGCATCTTCATAACCTGTTGAGGTGTCTCATCGTAGCGGTTCATTTCTTCAACCATTGCTTTGAGCATGTCAAAGTTAAACTGATCGAACAGAGTAGCAATACGGCAGATAGTAGGAATGTGCTCAGTAGCATCCAGATTATCCATGCAGTATTCTACAATGAAGTCGTGCTCCAGGCCCTTGTAATCCATCATGTAGTAGATACGACCAGGACGGTTACGCATGTGTTCGTTTACACGCCACTTGTCGTTACAGGTCAGGATGAACAGTTTCTTGCTAGGGTAAACACCGTCCAGCAGAGTCAGCATCTTTTCCTGATCTTCACGATCATAGACCTTTTCAAACTCGTCAAAGAGAATGACAGTAGGCTGCTCGATCATCTGCAGGAATGCATTGAACTCGTCGCCGCACCAAGGTGCATTGATAACGATAGTAGGAACACCTTGTTTAGCCGCTTCAATACTCAGCATCTTAGCCAGCAGAGTCTTACCCGAACCCTTTTCGCCAGTGAGCATAATACCAGTCGAAGTTGTACGGTCGTCAAAGGTATTAAGAATACGCTGTGCCTGCTTGCGAGTATCACCGTAGACCTTACCTTTGATCTCAAACCCGTCAATGGATTCGAGATAGAAGTAACCACCCATCTTGTCAAATTTGACGGTATAGTTACCGGCAGGCAGAGCTTCATGGAGATCCATGCTCTCCTTAGTTGCTACCTTGAAAGTTGCGCCAGATTTAAGAAAGTAACTCATTTGTTTCTTCAGTGTGTTGTTGATATATAAAATTATACAATAAAAACAAGGGGTTGTCTAGACCCCTTGTTAGTTTTTAGGCCTTTGCGTTAGCCCGAACTTGCTCGAATGTGATTTCGTTAAGGAGTTCTCCGTCACAATAAACAGTTTCGAGAACTTCGTTCCACATCGTGCCACGGTCAGTCCACCCTTTTGGTTGTTCAACACCCGAACGATATTCGCCGCCGGATTCCCAAAGAACAACACGACCTGCCTTACTCTTTTTGCCAGGGTCAGTAGCAGGATCTTTTTGCACATCAATCCATTCACCGTTGACCTGTGCAGACGAACACTTCATAGCAAACTTTTGAGTGTCGCGATCCACTTGCTGTAGCAGGGCGCCGCCCATACCAAAAGCGATATTATCGGCACTGTAGCCAAGGGCCATAAAAGCACCAAGAATAGAACGGATAGTAAGTTCGTTGACTCCGTCGCCTTGGATGAGGCGGACGTTGTTGAGGACTTTGAAGCCTTTGGCATTTACAGTACTCCCAAACTTGCTGTCCAGCAGTTGGATTAGGTTGCGGTTAACTTCTACAGGATCACCACTGTCGGGACGAATTACAACAGTGGCGCCCGAGTCAATAACCTGTTGCCTAAGTTCTTCTCCCCAGAGTCTTCCGGCGGCGTTGTAGATGTCATAGGAATCTGACACAATAGCCACAATGCTTCCTGGCTTAGCGAAATTGGTGAGCATATTGCGGTATGCATCAACTTCTCTATCTCGTCCCCAACTTGTGATGGTGCTGTGTTCTGCGGCAGGGATTGAGAAACCAGCAACACCAGCGCCGTAATACTCACGGGCAAACAGAATACCAGAGATAGTATCAGTGCCCATAAAGTTAACCAAGTGCGCCGCGCCGCCGATACTAGCAGATTCAAGACTGCTAACACCACGAGCACCAAAGTCGTGAAGTTTAAAATCAATAAGAGTTGGATCACCAGTTTTCTCCAAATAGTCTAGGATCAGTTGGCGGATAGTCCAACTTTGAGTTGCTACAGTAGTAGGATACCAAATAGCACGAAGCAGAGCAGTTTCTAGCCAAGTGGTTAGCCAGAAGCATTCTGGATCAGTGTTTTCGATTGTGGCAAGGACATTTTTGACAGGAACCACGGTGCCTTCTGGAACTGCTCGGATAACCACAGGGAGGTATCCATTGTGCTTATCAAGAATGTACTGCCATCCTGCTCGGTTGAAAGGCTCACCGTGTGCGGTAAGGATCTCATCAGCAATGTCAATGTCCGACTGCGTGATAGGTACGCATAGGTATTCTTTGATAAAAGCCTGTAGTCCGAAGAATACAGTTCTATCGTAGCGTCCACCCCGACTTTCGATATACGAATATACACCTGTAGTTCCTGCAGGATATTGTTTGAACATACTCACTTTGTACGAGTCAGTGTTCAATAGAATGTTTTTTGCGAGTTTCATAGTAAATTTCCTTTACTTGTTATGCCCGGAGTCTATCTCTAGGACTTGTTTATAGTATAACACCTAGCCCATCTAGATGTCAACCAAATTCGACTAAAGTGACACTGCCACCTTTTGCCGAAACCTTATTGGCAAAGTCTTCAATCATTGCCAAAATTCTTTCTTTGTCGCCGCCTGCAAGGCCCATACCAATATATGGAAGACCAATTTGCATACTAGGTCCTGCATCTCTAGCAAAACCGTTCAGGATGTTTTGGAATGCATCGTATTCGAATACATCATTTGTAACACCGCCTCGATTAAAATCGTACTGTGTATAAGCATTAACAATTACAAATTTTCCACCGACTTGATTGTTAGCCAAAGATACAGTAATTGTACCGAGCTTAGTTTTGTCGCCAGGCTTGGTAAGACTGTCTGCTTCATAGGCCTGAGGATACTGCTCACGAATCTGCCGAGCAATACCACTGCCCATTGTGTTATGGCAGTTGCAACCGTGCATGATAATATTGAACTGGCCTTGTTCAGCCATTTTCAACAGATCGCCTTTTGTATGTTTAAGCATTTTTTTGGTCCCTGTCTACAACAGCGGCGCAGATACTTTGCCATTTGGCAACGTCTTCTACGTCCGGACCAAACTGTGCTCCGTAGAGCAGGCCCACATCTTGATTAAGCAGTTCACGACCAGTAGTAGTATCAACTAGACGCAGATTTCCTCCACGCTTGTTAATACGTACCACTGAACAATGATATTTGCCATCTAGTTCGGCTTCCCAAATATATTCCATTTTTGGAAAGTCGATAGGATTATTTGTGTTTGTATAATGAGTCATTTTATGCTCCTAAGAAATGTTGAATGATCTCGTAGTGATCTTCGAAACAATCTTCACTACGAACTTCGGCGATAGGAACCCAGCGAGCCTTCTCGGCATCGTCCTGTCCTTTTACTTTAGGCAGATCACCGTCGGGCAGTTGTATATAGTAGGCGTGGGTAATGGTACGCCCCCTAGCACTCCTGTTAACAGCATCAAACACCCTACTGCGAACAATACTACCACGCAGTACAGGAGCAGGGACTTTAATTCCTGTTTCTTCTCTAAGTTCTCTAATTGCGGCATCTTCTACACTCTTATCTGTGTTGGCGTTAACGAAACCTCCGGGCAGTGCCCAAAGACCTTTTCCTGGCTCACTGCGGCGCTTGATCATGAGCACATGGCCGCTTTGAATTACTACAGCGTCAGCAGTAACGAAAATCGGCGGATAAGGCAGACTTGCGTATTGCTTTTTGTAGGCCTCAATAAACTCGCGCTCACGAATAACCTGCTCGTAGGCGTCAGTCTTTTTAAATTCTTCTAAGAAGTTAAATGCAGTTTCAGGAACAACTCCCTGGATGAAGCGCATGTTCGCATCACGTTTGAAGTAGAGTTCTCGAATATCTGTAGCACCAAGGGGCTCAATTTCTTCTACATCAACAAACTCCCATTGAGGGAACATGTCGAGGTAGAAACTAGATTCGTCTTTCTTGTGCCCAATAATACCGTCCTTAGTTCCGAGGATTCGATACTTGCTGTGAATCCCCTGTACACGGACTGCCCATGCTTGATCGTTGTAGATGGTGTCAATGTTAGGTTCGACATAGACACGCAGATTGAGGTTGCGACTAGCATCAAGGATCATCTTCTTGCGCTCTTCGAACGTAAATGGATTCTTGTAGGTACGAGGTTGGTTAGCACTGCCTACAATGATTACCAATTGATCGGTGAGTGCAGTGCATCGCTTGATGATCTCGAGGTGTGCATTGTGCAGAGGTTGAAAGCGTCCGACGAGGACCAGTGTTCCATAAGGCTTAGGCATTTTGCGCTCCTTTGATCCAATTTTCTGCGGCATATTTTTCGCGCCATGCTGCCGAATGAGGCGCATGTGGATATTCGCTGAATAGGCAACTGTTGATTTTAAATGCTATTTCGGATCGTCCGCAAGCAACCATTTCATTGCGTAGATTTATTAGAGATTGAACAATTTGTTCAACTGATCGAATTTCTTTTGACATACAAAACTCCTTTGTATATTTGTCTAGAACAGCGTCTATCGCTGTCTATGTATTTAGTATAACACACCCCGAAGGGTGTGTAAAGTGGTTATCTTACCGAACCTACATAATCAGCACGTACATACCAATCGGGTACATAATCTTTGTTGTTGTGCTCTCTGTTGTAGGCAATAGCGGCTTGCCGGGCTTCTTCTTCGTTATCGAAGTACCAAGTATCCCAGTGCTTTTGGCCCCAGCCACGTTCATATTCAGTTAGAACAACTTTGAAAGCAACTACATTGGGTCTTTCAATTCTGGGCATTTTGGGCTCCTTTCTATTTACTGTACTTACAGTATAATACCAAAATGGTAAATTGTCAAGAGACTAAATATCACAGTGGGGAGTAGTCCCCTAGTGCAACACTAGGCACACTGATCGTCAATACGGTGAAAACCCGGTCAGTGCGGGAAACGGGTTCTGGACAAGACCATAAAGTAAACGGAAGTATTATGGAAATTTTATCCTTACAATTCTTATGGGCTCTGCTGGCCATTATCTTAATTGATGTTGTGCTAGGTGGAGAAAACGCACTGGTTATTGCTATGGCCAGTAAACAACTACCGGATCATCTGCGTCGACGTGCTATACTCTGGGGTACCTTCGGTGCTGTAGGTGTACGGTTTGCCTGTGTGGCTGCACTAACTTATCTGCTAATGATTCCCGGACTGCGTCTAGTAGGCGGACTTGCATTGATCTATATTGCTTGGAAACTAACACAGGGCAATAAAGAACATGATGTTAAGGCTGCTACAACGTTCTGGGGCGCAATGGGCACAATCGTAATGGCAGATGCAGTTATGGGCCTTGATAATGCATTGGCTATTGCTGGTGCCGCAAACGGTAACTGGATTCTAATCATTATTGGACTTCTAGTTAGTGTACCAATCATCTTATTCGGTAGCACACTAGTTTCTCGCATACTTGATAAATATCCCAGAACAATTTACTTAGGTGCATTTGTTCTATATCTAGTAGCAGGAAAGATGATAGTACACGAACCATTCATTGACAATCACATTGATCCATTACACGATTTTATAGAAAATGTATTGCCATTAATAGGTGCTGTTCTTCTTACTGCTAAACAGTATTACCGAACAGAAATTAGAAAGAAAAATTAACAAAGCCCCGAAAGGGGCTTTTATTTTGGAGTAAAATATGGAAACACACAAGAGAACATTAGTAAGAGCCGCAAGTTGGAGAATCACAGCAACTTTAGTTACTGCATATTTCACAGGACTAAGCGGAGCAATTTTAATTAATGTATGGATGACTATTGTGCATTACATACATGAACGACTATGGTTGAAAGTTAATTGGGGTAAAGAATAAAGGGCTAGTAAAGCCCTTTATTTTTATTTTACATTCTTAGCCCAGTCGGCCCTAACCTGTACCTTTACTTTATCCGGTAAAGGTACATAATCGAGATCTAATGCGGCCTGATCTCCTTTAGTAAATGCCCAGTCAAAGAATTTCAACACATCTTTTGTCTTATCGTGCCCTTCTTTGTAAACTAATACAAAGGTAGCGGCAGTAATCGGCCATCCGTCTCTATTGTTTAAGTTTACAGCCATGCCGGGCACAGACCAATTGGCACTATCGGCGGCCTGTTTAAATGTCGAATCGTCTGGTTGCACAACCTTACCTTTATTCAACATGGCAACATGGGTCATCTTACCTTGCTTGGCAAACGCATATTCAACGTAGCCTATACTACCTGCAATATTTTGTACATTGGCAGCAACACCTGCATTGCCTTTACCGGCGGCAGCATTTTTATTCTTCCAAGCAATGGCTTTACCTTCGCCTACATTCTTTTTAAAACTTTCACTAACTTGGCTTAGATAGTTAGTAAAGACTGCGGTAGTACCTGATCCGTCACTGCGAACAATAGCAGTAATTGTTAGGTCAGGAAATGTAAGTTTAGGATTTAGTTTCTTAATGGCAGGATCATTCCAGTTTGTAATCTTGCCTTCAAATATATCTGCTACAGTTTTGCCGTCTAGTACAATTTCACCTGGTTGAAAATTTTTAAAATTTACTGCTAGAACAACTCCACCGATGACAGCAGGAAATTGATGCCATCCACGCTTGGTTAGGTCCTCTTGGCTCATTGGATCGTCAGTGGCGGCAAAGTTTACAGTCTTGCCTTCCATCTGTTTAATGCCGCCGGAAGATCCTAGACTTCCATAATTAATTTGTACTTTTGTTTCTTTGTTATAATCAGAGGCCCACTTACTATAAACCGGAGCCGGGAATGTTGCTCCCGCTCCGGTAATGGTTTGTGCTTGTGCTGTAACGGCTATTGCCGCCAGTAGTGTCACGAATAGTTTTTTCACTGTAATCTCCTTGTGTGTTAAGTGAATGTGCATCTGCACACAATTATTTAACTACGCAGAGATTACAAAATGATTACACTTTTAGGCAAATATTTCCAATGCCGTGCCGCACTCAGTACAGAACTTGGCGTGGGCTTTGTTTTGTTTGCCACAGGTTACACATTTAGGCTTATGTTTAACTGTAACAGGCTTGTCTACAGGCTTGTTATGTCCAAGGTCGCCTACAATGCGTAGCACAATGTTATGAACTGTAGGATCTAATGCACCTACCGTAGTAGTCTGAAAACTTTGTGTGCTCTTGCTACCCGGAACAGTAATGCCTGTTTCATTTTGACACCAGTCCATTGTAGCCATGCCATCATGCAATTCGGCAGATTGTGGTACTACTTTATCAATAGCAGCCGCGGCCGAAGCCTGCATTGCGGCACCATTTGCACTGTAATCTACACCACGTAGAGCACCGTTAACATTTACTTGGCTGAAGGTTGCACCACTGGCCTGGATCCAACTGTTACCTCCTGTGGTGCTATACTTGTCAACAATGCCCCGGTACTCGCTAGAACGAACACCGGATGGATATTGCGGAAAACTGTTACCAATAATTTGGTTAATATTGATTACAGGACGTGGAAGTTCAAACTGATACTCTACACGGATCAATCCATCTTCTTCTTTGATGCCGCGAGGGCCTTCTTCAATTTTAGCAGTGCGTTCAATAAACTTGAAACGATTGCCTTCTGTGAGGTTGCCGTTCTTAATCCAACGCTCAAGGTCGACACTCCGACCTGGGTCTATGACTAGTCCGCCGGGAACGGCATTCTCACCGTCGATGAAAACATTCACAACGGCTCGAACTGTATTGAGGTTTTTTAGTAGAATGCTATATTCGCTGCCAAATGGAATATAGACTGTGTCTTTAAATTCGCGGAGAATTTTGCCTTTTGTTTTGATGGAGGCGACCAATTTCTGATTATACATCATTTTCTTTCCTTTTACTGGCTACCGTCTAAAGCCATGTTAATTAAAGACGGTTGGTTGCGGGGACCATCCCCGCAATTCTATTTATTCTGCTTTTAGACGCTTAATTTCTTTTTTGATTATGCGTAGTGCTTCTGCTTGTCGAAGTTTTACATGTTCATATGCAGGACCAAAATCAATTTCTGGATCGGCGATTAGTTCTTCTAAACTTTCTCTAATCTTAACTGCTTCTTCTAAAGTCATTTTTTGTCCGAATTTTTGATTAGATCAATAAGATCGTTATGATGTTGGTCAATATACATTTGTGCCACACGAAGCATGAAACGAGCATGTTCCATATTCTTAGGAAGAACAACACTATGCCCTTCGTAGAGTTCATCTAACTTAAGGCGACATTCATGATCAGTATAAGGGATCATTCCGGAATCTCTACCAGTTGAAAAATTTTGTACTCTCGGCGATCTTTGCCCTTGTTGTCTGATTGATTTTGACAGTAAGTGCGAAAGTTACGAGCATCTTCCATTGTGCCAAAGAATGTTTCACTGCCGTAGGCATAACAGCCTACGGAACCTTCACCGTCGGGCCAATAAAAGCCCACTGCATAGTTAAACTTTTTTGCTTGTTTTTTCTTTGGCATATTAATCCTTGGTGCGCTAGATGGGAATCGAACCCACAGTTGGGAGTTTTAGAGGCTCCTGCCGCTCCACGCGGACTAGCGCATGAAATTATTGTATAGAAAATTTTAAGTGACGTCAATGGTCTATAAATATTTTTATGGACAAACGATATCAGCATTTAACCAGTGCTAAGGCATTTGAATTAGCCAACGACATACAAGAAATTTTTTGGGAAAAAATATTGCCGATCAGATTGAAGTTATTCATTTCTTCTGTCCTTCAAACTGATGACTCTGAGAAGTTTGACTTCATGGTTCGACTACAGGCAAAGTATCCGTTCCTGTCAAAGCACATATTCGTATTTGATATGCCACCGGGGATATCGACGCCGATTCATTTAGATAACGGCCCGCCGGAACGAGAAAGAATTAATGGTAAGAGACTATTGAGCATTAACATCCCAATTAGCGGCTGTGACGAATTGTGCCCGACAGAGTTTTTTGAAGTAGATCCCAAGCATCTGGTATTTTTAAGAGACGCAAATATTACAGGAGTAGTTCCTGGTGCGCCTATAAAGTTAGTTGATCAGTATGTATTAAAAGACTGTCCTATCCTTGTCAATACCCAGACTCCACATAGAGTGAATAATAAGGATAACAACAAGAATAGGACTAGCGTCAGTTGGACCATTAAAGATACTTGGTCCTGGGATGAAGTTATTAACTGTTTAGAACCTTAGCCAAACTGTTCATAACTGCGGCAATACGACCGATATCACGAAGTTGTTCTACGGTGTAGCCTTCTTTCTTTAGTGTGTCATAGTGTGCTTTTACACAGAAATGGCACTTGCCAACAATACTAGCAGCCAAACTATAGGCTTCGAAACGAGCCTTAGTTGTTCCGCCGTGGCTGGCGATAGCATTCATGCGTAGTTGTGCAGGAAGACCTTTGAGTTGTTCGTCCTCTGCCATTTCAACGAACGGATACCATACATTGTTCTGTGCCATAATGCTTGCGGCAGTCATGGCAGCATCTCGTTCCTTGATGTTATCTACTGTGTCTGTCTTAATGTTTAAGTCTGTGTTTGCTAAGACCCATGCAAGCAACTTACCATTGCCTGTTGCTACAAGAGCAGCCAAGGCGCAGGCTTCTGCTTCTACCGGATCTAATGTCGAACGCTTGATCACTGCATCTAGATTCAACTTTGTATCCTTGGCATATTCAGGTAATGCCTCTTTAACCAAATCTACCCATTGTGTCATTTTGTTTCCTTGTGTGTGTTGCAAGAAGGGCAGTGCCACTTCTTTAAATAGTCAAACTGTTCTCTAAAGTTCATTTCGTACCCTCCGCTAATATTTTATACCCGGCCCAACTAGGATGGACGCCGTCCTTTTGCAATTTTGTAATTGGAAGAACGGTATCCCCGTAGTCTTTAGCCATTTGTTTTACAATCTCCTGAATATCAGGTTTAATTGCAGGTAGAATCCAGAACACTCTTGAACCAGTTCCTACCTTTTCTCTTATACGCTGTAACTCTGCCTTAGTTCTAACGCCAGGATGATCGTTGCTACCGAGACTGATAATGACTGTTTTAGCAGTTAGATCATTTTTAAGATAATCTCGGTTCCATTGCCAAGTATTCCAACCACCTTTTGCATAAGCCACGCATTCGGGTCTTTGCTGATGTGTGCCTACTGCAATACTGTCGCCGAGAATAAGGCAATCAAGCATGTTTCTTCCTTGCGTATTCTTCAAGCCATTTGATGTTTAAGTCTAATGGTCTACCAATCCAACGAGCACCCTTGGTATGATCTCGCACATCATCTCCGGTGTCCTCATGCAACAAGATATGCAATTTTGCCTTGTATAACAAGTCCTCAACTTCTCTAGCAATAGTGCTATTGTAGTTGACTTGATACATAGCATGAGGATGAGGACCTATTGCGTCTTCATGTATTGAACCTACTTTAGAGCCCATCTCTCGAAGGGGCTCTCGTAGGCTCAATGCTTCACGCCTCTGGTCTTCATTCTGCCAGTAGATGTGTGCGTGATATCTCATTACAGAGTCTCGCCACCGACTGCACGGTTACATGCACATAGTTCGCCAGTCTGTAGAGCGTCAAGAACACGAAGTGTTTCCTCTGGGCTACGACCAACGTTCAAGTTGTTGACTGTAACGTGCTGAATTTCGTTGTTAGGGTCAACAATGAAAGTTGCGCGAAGTGCGGCACCTGCTGGAGCATAGAACACGCCTAGTTGATTGATCAGGCTTAGTTCACCACGCTGTGTATCTGCGAACTGAACGTGCGTGATTTTAGCAAGATCAGGATGTGCTTTCTGCCATGCAAGTTTGCAGAACTCATTGTCTGTGCTACCAGTTAACAACACTGCATCGCGATCTTTGAAGTCGCCTGCTAGTTTGTCGTAGGCTACAATTTCTGTAGGACAAACGAATGTGAAGTCCTTTGGATAGTAAACGATTACCTTCCACTTGCCTTCGAAACTCTTTTCTGTAATGTCAAAGAATTGATCACTACCTGGGTTTACACCAACTACTGCAAACGCTTCTAACTTATCACCAACTGTTTTCATAATTTCTCCTGTGTGTTAAAATGAAAATTTTCTGCAGAACTATTTCTGCATATAGTTATTGTACATATATTTACGCTATGGACCAAGCGTTTTAATAGGTTTTTACAATAATTATTCCTATGAGGATTATTGTTTAATTCAATAATCAACTAACCGTTTAATGTCTTTCTGTTTGACAAAGACCACGGTATAGACTTTGTCTTTATATTTGATAGGTAGGTCGAGATGTACGCTTACTCGAGGGCCTTCCGTTTCGTTGACCATATTATCATTGCCTACACTACCAATGAATGGAATCTTGTTCCACTTGCCAGATACACGGTCTCCTATATGCCATACCGGCTTTGGTCTGTGCTTCTCAAAGTATTCTGCGTAGTTAGGCATTATTTTTCTGCTCCGATAAACCGTCGAAGATCCCGCATGGCTTCTGCTCGTCCTGCCTCATATGCATCGTTTAACACTTGACAAATGGAACGCCCTGACCAGTTTTCTTTTCGGAGAACATAGGTCCTAAAATCCGGGTTCTTGAGTCCATGATCGAGTAGAATATCACAAGGTTCAGAACCATATCCTTCTTCGTCAGTTCTAACACAGTAATATCTAGTCATTATTCTTCACCCTTATTAAAATACCGATCAAATTCATAACTCCAATGACGACTGTCATAAAAATTAAAATGAATACAGTAACCTAGTAGTCCTAGTTCTAAGTCTAGTCCGGCATGACTCTGACGAATACTCCAATTGAACATAAAGGATACCAGTGTGAAGTCCTTATAAATTTCCAGTTCGATAAACTTATTATCGAATGGAGTTTTGTAGGCCCTACACCACAAGTTCTTAAATGTGTTTGACCAGGGATTACGTAGAGTAAAGTGGAACGAAATCATTTTGGTCTAATCTTTAATTTTGTATAGATGTTCTGTACACCCACGGCCTGTCGGATAGCATCCTGCAGAGCATCATGTTTGCTACCCTGTGGCATGTCCGGATCATAACCTAGGTCAAACAGTGTACGAGTATCACGCAGTTGCCAATAGTTCCAGGGCAAGGGCTTACCTAGTTGACTGTAGATATCTTGAATAATCATCAAGTCAAATGTAGCACCGTGACTCCAAAATGCATCACAACCCCAGGCAAACTTATGGAATTGGTCCATAGCATCTACAAGGCTAATACGATTGTCCGGACTGAAGGCTTCTTCCATAATCACAGGATCTTGCTTGCTCCACCAGTCGATCGTATTAGGATCAATTTCGCGTCCCAGAGCATCTTGGTCATCGAGGTTAATCCGGAAATATAGTTTTTCTCCGTAACCGTTGCCCCAGGGATTAAAATGTACTGCGCCAAGACTTAGAACTACTGCCCTGGGAGAGACTGCCATAGTCTCCATATCAATCATCAAATGTTTTGCCATAATATGCCTTTCGTATGTTATTGTACTTTAGTTTTTGAGTAAAGTCAACCGCAATAAATATATTGGTAGATAAAAGGATCACAATGCTCCAACCATTAAGAGTCATTCAAGATGCAGTTCCGGTAGACATAGCAATGTCTGCCCGAAATGAATTTAAAAATGCAGACTATGATCGTATTACCCAAGAACGCAGAGGATACTACGGTAGAGAATTTACCGACGATATTCCCTTTGTTCCAGACCAGGATGAAGTCTATCGTTCGGAATTTCACAGATCTAACTATCTAGAAAGCAACGCAGTTATTAGAGAGTGCTATTACTCGTATATCAAACCTCTAGTAGAAGAAACAACTGGTAAACAAGTTGCTGATGCTGATCTACGCTGTTATAAAATGATAGAAGGTGGCCATTTTAGAGTACACCGAGATGCATACATTTCAGATGTGGGATTTATATGGTATCTTACACGAAACTGGAAATGGGATTGGGGCGGCATTTTAATGAGTATCGGGGAAGATGGAAAAGTCGACCCTACTATACCACAATTTAACCAATTAGTGATAATGAATCACCGAGATGGTCAGGTACCCCACTTTGTTACTCCTGTAACTCCGTGGGCTCTTGAACCTAGGTATATGCTGGTGGGATTTTTAAAATCCCAAGGTGTGAATTAAAATAGTTTTTTAGGTAGTTGTTGTTCTTCTACTCGTTTTAGCCAACGAGCACGGGCCGCACCCTTTTTTCTCTTACGCTCAGTTGTTGGCTTTTCGTAGAACATACGTTTTTTGACATCTTCAAGTTTGCCCGAATCGTCAACTTTTTGTTTGAACTTACGCAGGGCTACGTTAATTGGCATATTCTCGCCGACGATAACTTTAATGCCCCTACCCCTTTCTTTATTTTTGCTCATTTTTTACTTTTTTATCAAATATCAATACAGCCGGATTTCCGGCTACGGTATCTTTACTTATAATAATTTTCGTTAAACCGCGCTCTAATAAATTAACTGCATCAAATTGATAAGGTAGCAGTGTCTTTTCGAGAATATTTTTTAAACCACGAGCATTTGTTTTCAATTCTTTTGCTCTGCGGGCAACTTCTCTTAACGCACTATCTTCAAAATGTAGATCAATGCCGTCTAGTTCAAACATATACTTGTATTGCCTAACTAGACTGTTTTTGTTTTCAACTAGGATCTTTACTAGTTGTTCTTCTGTAAGTTCTTCGACACTGGTAATAATACCAAATCGTCCAATGAACTCTGGAATAAATCCAAACTGAATGATATCTTTAGGTGTTACCTGTTGATAAAATTCAGAGTTCTTTGTAGGATCAGGTAGTTTAGAATTGAAGCCGATTCCTCTGTTTTCTACTCGACGCTGTACAATCTTGTCTAGTCCTACAAACGCACCACCGCAAATGAATAGAATCTTGCTGGTGTCGATTTCCTGCATGTCCGATCCGGGGTGCTTTCTTTTTCCGGTATATGGAACACGCATAATGCTACCTTCTACCATTTTGAGTAAGGCCTGTTGAACACCTTCGCCACTGACATCTCTAGTTAAACTGACGTTTTCGCCTTTGCGGGCAATCTTGTCAATTTCGTCGATGTAGACAATGCCCCGGCTGGCCTTTTCCATGTCCCCATCTGCTTCATTAATTAATCGTAGCAGAATGCTTTCAACATCGTCGCCGACATAGCCTGCTTCAGTGATGCTAGTAGCATCGCAGATAGCAAACGGCAGATCTAGATACTCTGCAATTTTTCTAGCCAGAGCAGTTTTGCCGCAGCCAGTAGGACCTAACAATAGTACGTTGGTCTTTTCTAGACTAATATCTTTGTGGGGATTGTTGATACGCTTAAAGTGCTGGCTAACTGCAACACTAAGGCTTATCTTTGCATCTTCCTGGCCTGTAATATACTCGTCAAGGTAGTCTTTGATTAGACTAGGATTCAGTGTCTTTTTATCAGAGGGTAAATTTTTTACTTTCTCGTCATCTAAAATGCTAACACATAAATCTATACAATCATTACAAATTGCGGCATGTTCGCCGACTATTAGTTTTTCTACGTCTTCTTTGCTTTTGCCGCAAAAATCGCAATTATGATTCACTTGTTTTGGCACCTAAAATACTCTCTAAAAACTCTTCAACAGTGTTTACTCGATTAGAATTTATATGACTGTATATTGCGGCTAAGTTTGTATCGTCTGTTCTGTAGTAAACATTATTTCTACTAAGAACATAACCACTAAGAGCCTGTGTGAGTAAGTTTACACTGTTAATGTTAATATACTTATACTCGCATCGGTTGAGTGCATACAAAAACCAAACCGGTGCTGGTTCGCCAGTATATACATAGAGATTGATGTTGTTTGAAATATCGGCCTTTGATAACCACTTACTTACGGCATCTTGCTCTTCATCACTAAGATGACAGAACAAGATGCTAGGGTTTGCGTTTTCAAAGATATCCGGCGGTGTTATAAGAGTTATTTTACTCTTCATCCTTCTTTACCCTGCTCCAAATACCACTTTCTTTTTGTTCTTCATTTTGGACATAAGTCCTAAGAACAGCGGGCACACTATTTCTGTGATAGCGTTGACCATCTATAATTACATAGTTGGTATCTTTATCAAGGATAACTGTAGGTTCAATTTTTTCTTCCAATGCCTCTTGCACAATTTCTTCTGTAATTGTAGTCAGCGCCTTTGGTGATCTAAAGACCTTGGTTACCTGTGTAGGCCTGTTACCTGTAATAACTGTTCGAACAGGTTCCTTTGCAGGAGGTACTACAGGCATTTCAGCCTCTACTACAGTTTGCGTAACTGTAGATGTTGTGACAGTGGCTGTGCTGACTACATCAGATTCCTTCTCTGGGCTGTCACCCTCCGTAATCTCTTCGTAGGTAGGAAACAGATCGTCTTTGAGCTCCTCGGCAGTAGGCTTCTCGCCTACGTCTGCGACCCAAGCATCGGGTTTCACACCCATTAACTCGTCTGGAGTTTTGTCAGTGTTTGCCAGTTCGTCAGCAAATACATCATTAAAGGCATCTGCGGCTTCTTCTAGATTACGTTCAAAGTCCCAGCGCTCTCGTTCTCTGAAATTTTGGAAACTGATTTGACTTGCCAACAACAAGATCAAAGCCAGAGGATCGAAAACTACAATCAGAATAATAATTACCCACGTAACAGCCTTTTCCAGAATAGACTGTTCTGTCTCTCCGTAGACAAACTGTGCAATATACTTGATTGGTCCAACCTCTGCCTCAATTTTACGAACTTCTGCGGCTATTGGTGCCCGTTCTTCACTAAGGCTAGCAATTTTTTTCTGTTCGGCTTCGATTTCAGATAAGAGGCGTGATCGTTCTTTTTGCTGTGCTCTGCGTAACGCAACCGCTTTGTCAGCACCTTTTTCATCTGTTGATCGGCCCATGACTTGATCAACAGCCTCGTCCATTTGTTTAAGAGCCTTGCGGTTAGTTTCAATGTTCTCTTTTGATGTTTTAATCTTTTCATCATAGACTGCAATCTTGCTTTGAGCATCGCCGGAAACTAAACTTTGCTCACTGTGTGCTTTGCTTAAGAAACCAAAAATACCCATGCTGGTGATTAGCATGAGTACTGCAATAGCAGTAACTAGGTATGCCCTAATACTCCAATGAGCAATGTTCCAGTTTTGTTTAAGCCATAAGGTGGCTGTAATCTTGCCAACGCCTAGAGCGATACCCATTATGATAACAGGAATAGTCGCGGCGGCAAAAATAGCGGTTAGTCCTAAAATGCTGTAGTATTCTGCTACAACAGATATAACTAGACCGCTAATAAGTGCAAGATAGGCTAAAAATTTTTCGTTAAATGTTACTGGCATAAGAATTATTTATTTGTTCCAACGAGCAACATCTATACAAAAATCAATAAATTCCTCGTTGTCTAGATGCTGTTTAAGGCAGTTGGCCTTCCAGGTAATTAATTGAATATTGCCTTCAACATACCCTTTAGTGCTATCAATTCGATCAATAGTACAACTATAAGGGTTACACCACTTGCCTAACCAAATCTGGCCGCCTCTAGTAAATTCTAGTTCTTCTCCTGTAAGGGCGCAAAAAAAATCCTGACTAGCACCTACATTATACACATAATCTAGATCGACTTCGATTTTTTGAGAAAGAGAACCTCTATTCGCCGCACGGCGAAGGTTATCTCCGAGAAATTTTAAAATATTTTTAATGTCTTCGAGTTCTTCTTGACGCCATTCCCACTCTTGAATTTCTTTTTTTGTAGGATTACGGCGCATCAACTGTGTTCTATTTTCACCTCGATTTTTTTTAAATTCTTGATAAACTTTTGTTTCAAAAATAGATTGAATTTTCATCGACGCATCCTTGCAATATCTTGTGCCTCTTCATCGCTGAAGATTGGCACAGCGTTTGATTTGTGCATAGTACCAATACCTTTGATCTTGGTGCCTGTGTAAACTGGTGCCGGTTTTAGCACCGCAGGAGTCATATCGAGACCGCCGTTGAGACTAGGGATTCGAGGACCCGTGTCACGACGATATACTGAGGATTGGGTAATAAGAGGCTGGGCCGACAGACCGCGTTTGCGTTTGCGTTCTTCTTGTTCAACACCCCACTTCTTTTGGAGTTCTTTCCAGGAAGCATCGAGCTCGCGACTTTTGCGAGCCTCTTCGGCATTGCGGAACTTTTGTTTACCTTTTTTCTTGCCGCCAAGACTTAGGGCAGGATGTGCAAGATGCATAGTCATAGATTACTCCGTTATAATAAACATTATAGCAAAGAATAGGGCCCAGAGCAAGTGGCCGTACCAAAGTAAAACTAATACCGCTAACCAGCGCATTAGGCAGTTACAGTAGTGGATACGGTAGAAGTAAATGCTTGGGTTTGAAGTTTCTTCGGAAGCCCAGTGAATCGCAAAATTTGTCCGCTAGGGCTAATTTTGAAAGATCCTGCAACAACCCAAATTTGAGCACCGCTAGCATCAATGCCTGCTAACTTTCGTACTACACCGTTAAGTGTACCGTCGGCCGCAAGTTTTCCAGAATTCCAGTGATAAGTTGCCTTATTACCGTGCCAGGTTTGGCCTAGCGCATCACCGGAGTTTTTGGTGCAAAATTCTTTAATGGATTCAATAGTTTTATCGACAGACATGAAATTCTCCTTTCGGCGTGTCAATGTAACTATTATATGGTAAAACTAAATCAAGAGCAAGAACTATTTTAACCAAATTACCATTTGACTTCGATTTTTGGTCTATCCTTACGATCTACCCAAGGTTTAATTGGCCATGATTTAGCATACGGACGAACAGCAGTTTTTAGGATATCGATCAAAACTATCGATCTAGGTTTAGTTCCGGTGTGTTTAGTACCATGCAAAACCATACTATCATCAAACCCGAAAAGTTCTCCGTTAACCCATTCGTGCTTTTCGCCCTCAATATCAAATAAACATCCCCGAGCAGAATCTAGTACTAAATGTAGTCTGAGATAGTTGTAGTCTAATCCCCAATGATGATTTAATTGGCTTCCGGGCATACTGATGTTGTACTGTACTGATCCCAAAATATCTATATGCTCCATAATCCATTGTCCCATCACGGGCATCTGTTTGATTCGTTCTCTCCTGAGTATATACGTAGGGCCGCCTTTTTGAAAGTCAGGCCAAAAGAGATCATCTGCTTCTTGCGGGTCAAGTACAGTATCTCGAATGAACGTGGGCATACACTTAAAATTTCCGTGATATACTAAATTTGCTCCAGGTTGATTTATCGTGTAATGGTTTGCTTTTTTACCTATGCCTTCGGGGTCTTGTAGACCTCCGGGACCCATATGATTAGGATACCACGCTAAAAATTCATCTCTAATTTTTTCCCAGTTATTAGTTAGGTAATCTAACGTAGGATTACCTCGATTAAAATAGATATATTGGCTTTCTTTCTTCATGTTAGTCTTTGTTTCTGCGGATACCAATTATATATTGCTACAGGAGACCTGTCTCTTTTAGTTAGCCCTTCCCGTATCGACCAATCTACTGCATGTTCTTTAACAGCAGATTTTAGTACATCTATTACAAGGATTACTCTTTCTTCAGTACCCGTGTGTTTAGTACCATGATAAACTATTGCATCGTCAAATCCTATAAGGTCGCCGTCCTTCCATTCATAGATTTCGTTTTCGATATTAAACATACAGCCGGGCGCTTCTTTTAACGTTAGATGCAGTCTAAGGTACTTTGGATCGTTTCCGAAATGATGGCGCAGCAGGCTTCCGGGCATTGATGTATTAAATTGTACAGATCCTATTATATCATAATGTTGTACTACCCACTGATGTAGAGTTGGCATCTGCTCTAACCATTGTTCTCTATACAGAGTCTTAACGGCTCCAGTCTTTCCAAAATTTTCCCAGTGGAGGGATCGTGCTTCAGATTCTAGCAATAATGTATCTTCAATTTTTATAACGACTGATTTAAACATTCCCGTATACAACGGTAAACTCTGTGTCTGGGCAGTTGCTACATTAGCCTTGATCTTAGGACCGTGAGTTTTTTCATGCTCAAGGAACCAAGAAGAAAATTCGTCACTAATGGGTTTCCAGTTGTCAGTAAGATAGTCGAGAAAATTATTACGGTTAAATCGAATAATATGACTCATGTTATTTTAAACTTGCTAATTTTAAAAATTTAAAAACGTTGATATAGGCCCAACCTATATCAAATTCGAACCATCGTTTACTAAGGCGGGGGTTTGCAGGATCTAGGTGATGATTGTTATGTAATTCTTCGCCGCCGATAACGATCCCCCAAGGACTTATATTACGGCTGTGATCCTTTGTTTCGCCGTTTCGATATCCGGTCCAGTGTCCTACTCCGTTAATAACGCCTGCGGCCCAGAACGGGATCCATATCATTTGTATACCCCATATCAATACTCCCCATCCTCCGAATAATAGAATATTAATAAGTAGTAACAGGCCTATGCCTAATCTAGAGTGAGGAGTATAGATATGTTTCTCTATCCAATCGTCGGGGGTTCCTACTCCGTAGGCATTTATCATCTCTTTGTCTTTACTAGCCTGGTGGTAAAGTACAGCACCCTTGAATAAAACTTTCCAAAATCCAAATACATGCGGACTATGCGGATCTCCGGGTTCGTCGCTGAATCTATGATGTTTGCGATGTATGGCTACCCATTGTTTAGTAACCATTCCTGTTGTAAGCCAAAGCCAAAATCTCATAAAGTGGCTTAGTAGTGGGTGGAATATAATTCCTTTGTGTGCCTGTCCTCTGTGTAGAAAAACTGTAACACATATTATAGTGATGTGTGTCGCTATTAGCGTATAAATTAATTCGAACATAATAGTACTTATACAAGAAAAGGGCTATTAGGCCCTTTTCTGTCCGTGTACTTCACGGTATTTTAATAATGCAAGTTGCCTTGCTAAGAATAACTTCCAGCGTATGTGTTCTGGTACATAATCTGGATCGTCTTCATTGTCGTCTTGAACTCTAGGGCGGCTATATCCTCTATGAACAGAATCTTCTAATTCTATCTCGAGTTCGCTGTCTTCGAGCTCAAGAACGACAATTCTAGTCGGTTTACTTCTTAGCAGGTTCGCTTTTGGCAGGCTCTGCTTTCTTTTCAGCAGGCTTAGCAGCAGGTGCGCTGGCTGCGGGTGCAGGAGCGGCTGCGGCGGGCTTGGCTTCGGCCTTAGGGGCTTCTTTCTTAGCAGGTTCTGCGGCGAAAGCGGTAACGGCAAATAAGCCGGCGATCAAGGTTGCAACTAATTTCATTTTAAGTTCCTTTTTGGTTAGCGTAGAAAACTTTATCTACGTACATATATAACGCACGAACTAAGAAATTAGTTTACAGTTTTGGAGAAATTATTTAGGAATGTATGTTAGGATATTAGGACTTAAACGCAGGCTCATCAGTACTCTTGTTGAATTGCCGTTGTTTCTAACATCGTGAGGTATATCTACATATACTAAAGTTGGCTGATTGATGACGCAGGATTCGATAAGAACTGGTTTAGTTTTCCAAGTCAGTTTATCTGAAATATATCCCCCAGGGCGATGATACATTTCTCGAGTGTATTCTCCTGCATACCATTCCATTGCACTGTTTTCGTAATTTGCAATAGGAATGTTCAGCGCCCAATTGCCTTTAGTGGGCCAATCAGGGCTACTCCAATCAACGTGTATTCCCCTAGTTTTTCCTGGAGGGACGAAGAAGTTTATGCAGCCGTTGATTTTGTGATCTACCCTAGAAATTTTCTTTATGGCCGGGTTTACAATTGAAAGTATAAATTCCCAATCTTCTGTAGGAACAAGTTTGGAGTGCATTCCTTCTTCTCCAAACTTGACCCAAGATGAATATTTTTCTGCGATATTTTCCCAGCCGGGAATACTAATAGGGATACTGAATTTCATAATTCAGTATTTACTCACTTAGATTTACTGTAGTGGTGATTTCGTTGTTCTTTCTATAAAGCTCGCCCATCTGCATTGCAGATAAAGACTTTAAAGAATTTGACATATTTTTCCAAGATGCCTTGTCGTTCCACGAGTGTGTGATTAAGAACCTGTTAGGGTTAGATGGGTCAACTTCCCAATTACCGCTAACAAAGCCAGGTGCATTACGTACTGTTTCTAAAATAGATTCGTAAGCGGCAGGATTAACGTCCTTAAACCAGGGAGTGGAATTTGAAGTTTTTTCTTGAACAGAGTTATAGACAAACATTGCTTTCTCCTTATTGTAAAAACAGATACCGTTTGTTTAACTATTTATCAAAAAAATAGGCTCCGAAGAGCCTATTACTATTTTCTGTTACGAGGTATAGTTACCCTAAGCAGTGTTTAGGCTGCTAATGCGTAAACGTTGTCGTTTGCGTCTATTTTGTTTTGCTTGATTTACGGTCATCGCCTACCGTGCTGTCCACTCTGTTACTCTTTGCCCTGTCGAAACCAGTACATCCCCAACGAAACACACTGCCTAAGTAGCCACACTAGGTTAAGTTTAAATGCGCTCCTAGTGCCGCAATGTGCTTCGGTGGAGATGGCGGGAGTCGAACCCGCGTCCAGAACACTTTTCTCTTTGCTTCTTACAGCAATAACTTACAAGACTAGTAGCATGATTATTACAACAGTAACAAATCCAACTCCGAATCTTTTAAGATCGTCGTCCATTACTTATTTCTACGTAGTACTCTACGAACTGCGGCTTTAACGCTTCTTGGTTTTGCTCGATATGCCATAATATTATTCCTTTGCTATATTTATTATAGCCCTGCTTCAGTAAGTTTGTCAAGTACCCAATTTCTAGGGTTCAAATCGACAGTCCAGTCTACAGGTAGTTGTCGCATATCCTGCTGATATACAATAGTAACTTTATCGGCAGGAATCTTGGCTTTCCATCCATCAGTTAACTGCACCAGATGCTGACTCACGACATCAAACGGAACGAATCCGATAGCAAATGTTCCGCTATTTTGGATAATCATCAAATGATCAAATGTTTTGTCCAATGTAGTGCGTGTGTTAGCCTTACTTTCGTAAATGTTTTTTAGTTTAACACTCACATGCTCTTTAAGGTCGCCCTTCTTTTCGGTAAACATAGGACCGTCGCCAGTCTTAACTTCCACAGTAGCATCATTCCACGCTGTAAAAATTAAATCGTAGTCAATCGTATCAACCCAAGTGATATTTTTCTTGTGGTTGCAGATTGCCAATGCTCCTAAGATAAACTTTTCTTTGAGCATACGGTTACTGTGCTCATTTAGAATTTGAGTACCAGGTGCATTGCTGATGTTGTTACAGGCTGTGGCAAATTTTGCCACATCTACCCAACTAAGGAAGTCTTGATAATTTATCATGTACTAAGTGTACTTGATTTACTTTGGGTTGTCAACCATTCTCTTTAATAGAGCATACATCTCTGGAAGAACTTTTTTCCAATTTGTATTACGAGTAGTATCTAGGAAGTCCATGAACTCTATGCACCGCTGCATCGAATCTTCTCTAATAGGATAGTCTAAGTTATTTTCTAGATATTTTATAATCAACGGAGGCTTTGTTCCAGATAATGTTTTATAGTATTCTATTAGTTCTAACTTATATTTTCGTGGAATATGATTTAGAGAAAAGAATACAGGGCCTTCTAAGAATCTTATATGAAAAGGAACATCCATTTCTTCACAGAATTTTTCAGACTTTTCAATTTCGTAGAGTGTTGATAACTGTACACAAGAAGAAACACTTTCAAATTTAATGTGCGGAAATTCTGCGGTCGCTGCCTTGAGACGCTTAACATTCTCGACAAACTTGTTCCAGTTGCCGCCAAATCTAATTAACTCGTACTGATCTCCAGTGCCGTCCATACTTGCACGTACAATTACTTTCTTGAAGTTAGGCCAACGTTCTAATATCTTGTTGTTAATGGCGCTAAGATTTGTATCGTATTCTAATGTAATCTTTTTAGCATAACCGTTAGCAATCAACTTATCTAACATTACATCGTGAGACGGAGTTACCATAGGTTCGCCGCCTGTAATATAGATATGAGAAAGAGTAGGACACATTTCTTCAAACTTTGCCCACCATTGCGGACTTTCGTGCCACTTAAATTCTTCCGGATCTATAAACTTGTTCTTTACAGGATCTCGAACAATCTGAATTTTTTCATTGATGAATCCTATCTTGTCTGTTTTATAAAAGTCGGCCCATTCTTCGTACCATAGGTTACTAAAGTGCGGACCACACATAATACATTTTTGATTGCAGAGATTACCGAAACGAATATCTAGACTACTGGGCCCCCAGTTTACGGAACCATCTTTCTCCATGTTATCTTTTAGCGTGAACTCATTCAGACCTGGAGATCTAACATGGAACATCAATGCTTGTCTTCTGCTGGTATCGATGTCATCATTTCTTCGAACAATTTTTTCTCTATTTTCACAGCAAACACAGTGCGGGCTCCACTCGCCGGGCTTTTCTACATTTAGCCTACGAACTTCCCGATGCTTATCGCTGTTAATCATATCCTTAACTTCGTGTGTTGCAATGTTCATGAGATTTCCATCTCTATCTCTAGCACGTTGCATATCGAGTTCGGGCACAGAGTTGGCTCCGAGAGAACAAAGCCTGATGTAACCATCAGGCTGAATGTGAAGACCGTTCCACACGGTTTTACAGTATGTAGAAGGCATATTTTAAACTGTAGAAGTTTGGTTCTGCTTTAAAGATTTTCTCACTTCTTCAAATGGAACACCTACCCATTGCCACGTGATGAATCGTCTGATTCCTGGTTGGGGAGTTTCGACACTGTGTATTGATGACACGTCTAATAGAAACATATCACCGTCTGCGGCTGTAAAATCTGTTACCTTATCAACCTGATCTAATGTAAAGATGTTAGCAGACTGTCGTCCAGGATATACAAATCCTCCACCGCCTTCTTTGAGGTTATAAAAGTGCGTTTTAGAATTACCCGTAGTTACATAATAATTTGCACAGGCACTAATATTATGATCGATATGAGGTAATAAATGTCCGCCGACACTATCTACAATTTCAGCAACTTGTACTTGTAAAGGAGGGATATTTCCCCAGGGCAATTCGTCAGGTAAAAGAGATCTAAAATATTCAGGATCGCCTAATCTATAATAAGTTAGTCTAGGCCTAGGTTCTCTACCATAAGAGGTTACGATTGAACCTTTAAGTCTTTCAAAATCAATATCATCCTTTAACTTAAAATTAATCTTTTCAAACATTGTTAATCTCTTTCAACTAATAAATCTCGTTTTCTCATCCATTCAGTAATCTGCGGCCAGTACATATTTTCTACAGTTGCACATCTAGCAGAAATACACCAGCGAGGTTGATCTCCCATAATAATTGTATGTGGGATTCCTACACGCACCATTGTTACTTTATTTTCTGCAAGAATATGTCTATCAATTTCTGTTAGAGAACTAACAGGCCAATTATAATATACAGTTCCGGCGCCACCGGGTGTGGGTTTTCTAGTAATTCTAGGAGTTTTATACCAGGTCATATGTGCGTCTTGGCCGCCTATGATTAAATTTAAACCAAAGGTGGAAATTTTAACAGGATGACTTCTGTGTATATCTAAGTGTGCATTATCAGTATTATGATTAGGACCTCTGTAGAATACTAATGCCTCGGCGATTAGCAGGCCCTTTTGTGCAACATCATAGACCCACCTAGGATTAAAAATCTGATGCGCTTTATAATCCCAAACACCAAAGTCTTTCCCTTCAACATCAGGAAACTTCCAGTTAGGGTTCAACGCATTTTCGCAAGGTATGTTTAATTCATACCAGCATTTTTCTATGGTCATGTTCTTTCTACCAGTAAATCTTTTGCACGAAGATGATCGAGAATTTCGTCCCATTTAAGGTTGTTAAGGGAAGAACTTCTTGCACTGATACACCATCTAGGCTCTTTGCCCATTTGTATAGAATGTGGGAGATCAGTTTTAACCAGTGTCATCTCTCGCCCAATATTCGCTCTTTCAATTTCTTTAACTTCTTCGTACTTCCAAGCAACATAAGGAGTTTTAGCAGCAGTCCAAATTACATCTTCCTCTTTGACCGTTCCGTCTCCGGGGATCTCATACCAGACCATACTGCTTTCAGTACCGCCGATACACCAATTGAATCCGTAATTAGTTAATTCTAAAGGATCTGTCTTGCTGATGTCAACATGCACTTCTTTCGTACTTGCTCCGGGGCCTCTATAAAAAACCATTGCGTTATAGATAGGAATATCTATAGACTTCATGTATTCAAGCCAAGCACCACTGAAAACTTCTTCGGCCATTGGATTCCATATCCCATAAAGGCCAGTGGGTTTGGGTAACTTCCATTTTGGATTTAGGAAGTTGTCTAATTTAATTTTTAAACGGTAATAACAAAAATTATTGCTCATTAATATATCCTAATTCTATCATCTTATCCCTACATCTTACGTAGGGCCACCTTGCTATTGGATTAAAATTCCAACCAAATGCTATCCTTGTAACGTTTGCGGTATTTCTTACACCGTGCCACTCGTGAACATTTGTTAGATAAGCATTGTCATGAATGGCATATTGATAAATTGCTGGCGGAAACTCTACCTGACTCTGTCTGTTCGGAGAGTCTGCTTTAGGTAGATCGTAATATTCGGAATAACATTCAGTTGTACACCCTTCAATAGGAAAGTAAATTGCCTGCCCTCTCCAAGACCTATCAATGTGTGGATGCATTACAGAATTAGGAGGTAATTTAGTGATAACAGCATCTTTTGCCATATAGGGTAGAAGGGGCCCGAAGTGCTCTTTCCAAAGGGGGTCTTTCCCTATTTCAGGGTCAACAAATCCGTAATTGGAATGATTTACATCTTTGCCCTTGGTTTGTTCCCACTTACCATTTGGATACCAGATAGCAACTGTTGCTGTTCCGTTATAAAGTTCAGGGACCCGGGGAGCGAACCATTTTCTATATAGTTCTCTCATGGCATCGAGCTGTGCCTCAGTAAAGGAACACTTTGTAAAAAGATCCCTGGCTTCTTTCATACTCAATTATCTTTCGTCGTCTTCTCTGATGTAACCTAACTTTAACAAAATGTCTCTGCACTGAGCCATAGAAAGGTTAAGCCCTTGTCTAAAATTCCAACCAAATGCAGTGCGTGTTTGATCGCTTAAATTTCTTACACCGTGCCATTCGTGAGTATTGGTTAGATATGCATGTGTATTGATTGCATACGAAAAAATGGGAGGAGGAAACTGAGTTTGACTCTGTCTATTCTTATCACCCTGATTAATAGGTAGATCGTAGTATTCAGATACACACAAATCAGAACAGCCTGAAATAGGAAAGTAAATTGCCTTAGGACGCCATGATCTGTCAACGTGAGGATGCATAGTTTCGCCTGGCGGTAACTGTGTAATAACCGCAGCCGGTTCCATGTAGGGGAGAAGATCCCCAAAGTGTTCTTTCCACAATGGATCGTCGTTACCTTCTTCAACAACCCCGCCTTTTACTTTGTGATTTTTATCGTGGCCTTCGCCCGCGACCCACTTAGCACCTCTGTACCATAGTACAGAAGTTGCTGTACCGTCGTACTTTTCCGGAAGAAATTGTTCGAAGTATTTTTTGTATAGCGTTTTAATTGCTTCTAGTTGCTCGGGCCTAAAATGCAATTTGCTATAAAACTCGTAACTTGGTCTAGTCGTCATACTAACATTTTTCCTACAATAACGTCTTCATCTGCGTAGCCCAGTCTGTGAAGAATTGGTCTAAAATCGGGCTCGCCTTTTACGTGCCATGTGATTTTATGGGCATACTTTTTCATCTCTTGCTCTGAATATTTAATTAATTTGATGCCCGTCATGCCGGTTCGCTGGTCTTTTCTTAAGAAAAGAACATCGTTGGCTGCAACAATGGTTTCTTTATAATGAATATGCGGCTTTACGAACCATGCACTATAACCTAACAATTCTTCAGTGTCAGAGTCACGTGCTGTGAGAAGATAGAAAGTTCCTGCCTTCTCCATTTTGTCATAAAGTTCCCAATCGGGTGCAAGTTTAATTTTGTCTTTGTGTAAAGTTAATTCCTGATAATGGTCTTCTAACATAGGTTCCATTTCGGGCTTAACTTTTAGGACCGGTTCACATTGAAATTTTAACGCCATTTCTACTCCTTTGTTATTTCAACTGTTCAATATACTCAATTGCTTTCCTTGGAGTTGTAATTTTTTCTGCTTCTTCGTCAGGGATTTCAATATTGAAATGATCTTCTAAGCTCATTACTAATTCTACTGTGTCTAACGAATCTGCACCAAGGTCGGCTACGAAGGCCGAATCTAATTTCACAGACTCTTCCGGAATTCCCAGTTGTTCTGCGACAATTTTAATAATCTGTTGTTCTAAAGTTTGTTCACTCATAAGTCTTTTTCCATTCTGTAATAAACAGGCTTCAAGCCCACTTTTCTAGCACTGGCTTGACGTACTGTATTATCTATGTGTACATGACTTGCCAATTTTCTAGACCCCAACTCGAGCATTAGGGTTTCTAAATGTTTATGCAACATTGTGTAAATGCCTCGGCCCCTAAATTCTTCATCTACTGAGCTCAAGACGATCCACGTTGTTTTTGCATAATCATCTAAAATATCAAATGTGATTTGACCAACTATTCTATTATCAATAGTTGCATACACGGCCTTTGACCTGTTGTTTCCTGCCATATGGGGATGTGCATGTCCATTCTGAATTAATTTTAAAAATTGAGACAGAAAGAATGTCATGTTCGGAGTACCGCCTAAGAGTTGGCAGTATTTTATTTCTACGTCAACTCCGAACTTATCTTTTTCTACTGCTAAATTTGATTTTGCCACTGCCATCCTCTTCTCCATTCTGTATCGATCCAGATTGCTTTTTTACTGTATCGCTGCTCGTCTGTTCTATAATGTCTCCAGGACGGCATTTTAATTTTTTCCTTTGTATAAAAATCATCTTTAGTAAATTTATAAATTTGATCTTTCAAAGGCTGTTTAAATTTTCTAAAATCGTATCCTTCCCACTTGCCTTCAATTGGAGTTGTTACAGCATAGTTATTCCAATCGGGGCCCATGCCGAAGTGAAAAAGGTTTTTGCCCAGAATCATATCTTTGACTTCTAGTAGCCACATTAGTTCTTCGCTCTGATAGTTTAACGTATAATCTAACCACCAGAATAAATCTTTAACATTTTCTAAAGGTCTAGGGCAAGCATTTATTAATTTTTGGTAAAGTTCTCTCGAATAACCGTTTAACGGTTTTAAGAAACTTTCTACTGGCTCTCTTAGTTTTTGTTCAGACATAGCAGAGTAGTTGTTAGATCCGAACACTGGATCTAGTAAGTGTCCTGTAACTACAATGCCTGTTTGTATTGCTTTTTCTAGCGGACGATCAGTATAGAAGTCCATATGAGTAGTTCTTAGTTTGTTCTTAATAAACTTCTCATAATAACTAGGATATTCTTGAATACTATGCTTGTCCATCATTACGACGATTTGATCATGTGGTGCATATTTCAAAAACTCGGATAGCACAAGAGTAGAGTCAATACCTCCGCTCCATGTTACAAAAATAAAATTGTACTCTGCTTTAGAAATAATCCTCTGTGCGCTTTCGTAGCATAGTTCTTCTATTGTTTTAGGTTTGTCTACTACTTTGCCTATAGGAGATATACAATGTATCTGTGGCTGATAGAGCATTGACTGTGTTCTATCGTACACATTATACATATGAGTAGGGGTGGTCATCATGGGCGTCATGCCCGCATGGTGAAGGAATTTTTTCATTAGAAGAATATCCCTAATTTCGCTAGATTAGATTTTACAATTTCTGGAGGTTGTAATGGAACTTGAGGGAATCGATCTGGCGGTGGTTTCCATTCTGGCCAAATCAATGTGATGTTATAGTCCGATATAGGTTCTGCACCTACATGCAGATTATATCGGACGTCTTCGGCTTCTAAATCAGGCAGGCTGTTTTGCATTCTGGCTAATCAATCTAATTAAATGTGCTCCGAGGTCAAAGTATCCTGGACGAGTAGCCCAGTTCATTAAGCCTGGTTTGTCATGATGTTCCTTGTGTAGCCATTCTCCGCCCATAGGAACAATGTATTCTAATAACCAAAGATTTCTTGCAGAAGATCTACGAGTGTCATCTGGCTTTAGGCGGCCGCCGTGAGCGAAGATTGTATGTAGACCGCTAGTTACTAGATATGTAGTTGTAGGTAATGCCCATAGGAACAAGAATGCTTCGTAACTGATGAACAACATTAGAGCAGCGAATGCCATACTAATGCTGAAACTGTGGTTTACTAACATTTTGTGCATAGGATCGCGCATCATTCGAAGTTCGTTCTTAGTTGCTTGAACTCCTTCACGTTCTTTGAAACGTAAAAAGTGATTGAAGTTCGAATCGTAAGTATCTTTATCAGTGTCGCTATACTTATGATGGTTGATATGAACGCTACTCCAATGTACTGGAGCAGAATTTAATGTAATAGATCCTGTTAGTCCAAAGAACCAATGCCAGAATCTAGAACAGACAAATGCATTATGCGTAAACAGTCTATGATAGCCAACTGTAACTGTTAGTGCGATTGTTAGATATAATAAGAAAGATGGGACCAACCATAGCAGACTAGCACCAGATGTATATGCTAGGTACGCTACAGGAAAAAACATCCACGCCCCAATGGATCTTTGCCATACTTTAGTTTTCATAAAAATTTTACTCCATAACATGTCTCTGGTCCTTCAGGAGTTGCTTCAGCATCGCCTGAACGAATTCTAACTTGGCAAGGTCCAGTGAATACCTTGCCTTTCACATTCAACTTACCCCTAACTAAAAAGATGTTGCTGTTGTTAGGAATAATAGTTGTTTCGCCTGCTGGGAAGATTGCACTTTCTAGTGTAGGCAATCCGTCTTTGTTATACTGGTGCGGAATACATAACCATTCGGTGGGGACTGGGAAATGTAGTTGCAGGTTTCCACTAGTTGTTGCACCTGCGCCTGCATGTTCTGCGTTCAGCCACCCGGGAGTTCTATCGTCGAGTTGTTCGCCTGTTTCTAATACGTGTACTTTTGCAACACCATGTGTATAATAATACCATCCTGTTTTAACTAGGCCGTTATCGCCGATGGGCACCACACGAGTGTCTCCTGCCTTTGTCTGAGCCAAAATAACAACCTTGCCGAATGCCGCATGTGGTGTAAATTTCATACTGTTCCTTCCGCCATTTCTTGAATAACTTGTTGAATAAGAATCTTTAACTTAATTATATTTTGTTCTTCTGGACTTGCTACCTGTTCTGGACTACTGCTGCCTCGAACTGCTCTGCCGTGCTGCACTTGAACAGGTGCCGGTTGCTGTTGTTCTTGCATTGCTCTTGCTGTAGACTCAGGTAATGCAACTGCTTCGATATCAGGTCCTCGCAAAGGAGCACGTCTTGGATGAAAACTAAAACTGTTCACAGGGTTAACTGGCATTGTGTTAACAGAACTAACAGCATGAGTCGTATTTACTAGACTCGATGCAACTTCGTTGATTTGATTTAGTTCGCCTGCCATTACTTGATTGTACCAGTAATCTTGAGGAGAAGATGCTTTTAATCTCTCAACAATTTCTTCTTTGTCAGTTAGGGTATCTGCATCTAACTGAATGTTTAATTTGATAGGTTTACATAGGGGATTCTCGGGAATATATTCAACAGAATATGCTCCTGCATTGTACCCTAAAATTTTCATCTTGAATGGTGTCATTTTCCTTAACCGTAGTAACTTAGAGTGCAGGCGACTGTTCCAGATGTAGGATGTGAGTTATTTTTAACTACCCAATTCCAGCGTCTAGATGTTCCAATCGGCTGAGTCGATGTAGCATTATTTCTAATGCCATTAATAGAATAACCTGACATAGAAACTGATCTAAATGTAAGGTCTGTATTTTGTGGTGCTGAAGCGCCGCTTAGGTGTAGATGCCAAGCATTAGTGCCGGTGCTAAAATATAGTCCGTCAATAGAAATAGGACCATAAAATGTTAAAAATGTTCTTGTGCTAATGCTACCAAAAGATCCGCCCTTTTTAGTAGCACCAAAACCGTAGTAATATCCTTTGCCAGAAACTGGGACAGAACCTACAGTGATTGTAAAAGAAAGAACTTTGCTTGCCCAAGCACTATACATCTCCTGCATGTTGATTTCCCCAGATGTAGGGATATCATTATTAGGTGTAATGTTAGGAACAAGACTACCAGAGCGGTAGAGTTGATTAAAAGACAGCGGACTTGATGCTCCGAACGCTGTTCTTATATCAGCAAAAGAAATAGGACCCGAAGATGGTGTTGGCATATTGGTGCTCTCAAAATGTTATTAAACATATTTAGCACCAGCCTAATCTGGGTCCTTAAAATTACTGATTGCAGGTACGGGTTCGTGTAATAGATCCGTCAGGATTTTGTGTTTCTGTCCAAGGAGTGCAACTAGGAACAGGATATTGATTTATAACAGGAGGAGATTGTATGATTACCGGCGGTTGTTGCACTACAACAGGGCGATTATAAATGTCATAGATTACAGCACCTAAAACTGCGCCCCCTACTACATGGCCCCAATTAGGACCCCTATAGTGGTGATGGTGGTGCTGAATACGGTAGCCGTGATGATAATGTTGTGCCATTGCCGGTACAGCGGCTAACGTTAAAACTGCTACTGCTAGAAACTTTTTCATGGTTATCCCCAATAATGGCAGACTTCCCAGGGCGTGTGGAGCCTCTGCCGAGCCTTGTGTCCCCTCGCTATGCAAGATCGCCCCTGCGAAAGCATACTTATTTAACGCCGTAATCGGGGTTTTCGTTTACAAGTTTGCAAACAAGGTGAAAATGATCCCAGGCTTTTTTCACCGAAGGATGGGCTAGCAACTTTTCTGCTTCTTGTTCCATAGCCTTTACGCCCGCTTCTGCACATTCTCTAACGCTGGGCCATTCTAGTTGCCTAGCATCGTCGCCAAATTCTTCAACTAGTTTATCCCATGCAGCCTTTTGTCCAGGAGTTAGCGGTACGCCCTTGTCCCCGCGACTGTTGCGACGAATTTCTGTGGCCTGCATAATCACACGACTAATTGCATCTTCTGCAACACGGCCTGCGGCAATCATAGACGCATAGTCAGGATCAACATTATACCTGCGACTGCTGCCTCCGGGATATACCATAACCAAGTGGCTACCTTTTGGAAAGCCGTCCAAAAGTTCTTGATCATATTCGTAAACAGGTACATATTTACGGCCTTCTTTCTTATAAAAGATTGTCTTCTTCGACATTTTTCAATCCATTACTGTGTCGGTCTGTGGTTTTTTCGAGATCCTGGAAAATACGCTTTTCCTGGGCTGTCAACTTATCTTTGTGAGTTTTTCTCGGGTTGCCGCAAAGATAGCATTTGGGATTGCCACAGTCCATTGCATGTCGTTTATGCAAACGATGTGGCTCTTTGTCTGTTTTGCTTTGGTAAGCACCAATGTTATGTTGCTTTGCAATTTTTGATTGCCGCTTAACCGCAGTTTCGTCTTTAAAACGACGGCGAGAATTTAGGTATTTTGCCAAATCATTAGCCATTTGCTATCTCCTTGTTGATAGTATAGCAGATTTTTTTGGATATGTCAAACGACTTTGACGCTGCCACCACCACCAGAATATGTAACTGGTCGATCGTACTCGTTTGGAATTTCCCATCCACGGCAAACTGCAACAACTGGCATTCCACTAGACTTAAATCCAACCTCTGTTAGGTTATCGCTCTGGTTCCCGCCGGCGATCAATACAGATCCAGTTGACGGATTATAGCCTCTAAAGAATCCAACGTGGCCGCCTCCTGCTCTACTGAATACTACAATGTCATTCAGTCTCCAAAGCGACTTATCATTTAAAGGTACCTGTTTGCCGTATTTAGAGTAGGCAAGACTACTCAACGTTTTCAATGCAGGTAATCCTACTGCCTTTAAAATATTGCCCGTAAAGGCTGCACACCACGGTGTGCTGTCTCCTGTTACATTAAATCCAACTGCACGATAGCAGTTATTGATCTTAGGATTGTTACCAGTTTCTTTCCACAATCCCTGCCTTGCTTCTCCTAGACATGCATCGATAGTTCTAGCCAGTTCAATAAACAATCCACCGGACGAAGTAGATACCGTAAATGTAGAAGTAGTTGGTTCTTCTCCAGTACCGCCGGCAACCTGTGCATTAGAAGTTGTAAGAGTAAGTGGACCCTCGTGTGGTACTTCACCGACGCCTGCTAGTCCAACTTCTTTTTCTGCTTCTGACGTTGCCTTCGATGCTGTTGCAACTATTTCTTCTTGTTGTACTAAGGTAAGACTTACTCTGTTAATTTCAGGAAGTCCAGCGGCTGCGCCGGGTTGAGCTGCTAGCCATAATGCTACAGGAACATTATTAACAAAGACGTTAGGACTGCGGTAAACATCAACGACTCCGGGGTCGCCAGATCTTTCTTGAGGTACACCGGCTGGAACGTAGGGCATTACAAGAACCTCGGAAGTTTATTAGTTACTGAAGTTGCACCAATTACAAATTTTTCAAATTCTTCGGCAAACTTTTCGGGAGTAATTTTGTGGTCGTCCTGAATATACCAAGAATAAGTTTTAACAATATCAGTCCAACTAAAAGTATTGGCTGTAATACCTTTCTCAGTTAGTATTCTAACATTGTTTGCAACTTCACTAGCATTTGCGGCCATAGATACTACCGGAGTGAGACCAGTAGTAGTCGTAGATATAAGATTCTGTGGCTTACTAACATACCAACTAGACCATGTAGGACCATTAGGTGCCTTTGATAGCACTACGGTGCCGGGTTTGACATCTGTTCCGTTTAACACCATGCCTACTAAAATAGAACCTATTGTAGTTACTGTGTTTGAAACAGTGAATAAACCTAAAGTACCTGTAGTACTAAAAGTTGCAGACGGGACTATTGTAGCAGTTGTTACATCACCTGCTATCTGTATCAATTGTTTAAAAAGCGGCGTGTAGTCCGGTATATTAATTACAACTGTGCCACCACCGCCAGTTCCAGTTGATTCAGTCTTAATCGAGTCTGCCATATGTTTAATCCTTTAGATTATTTAACCTAAGGCAATACCTGTGGTTCCTTGCATATACTGGTTGGCAGCATCTTTTTTGCTAGGAATCATAACAAACACATGTTCTTTTTTAAGAGTGATAGTGTCTTTTTCACCTAAGAAGATCCAAGGCATCATACCTAGCCCTTGTGGCCCAACAGTAATAGCCAATGGCTTTGTGATCTTGATCGTAGAATCTGTATCATCCTCAAAGCGAGCAATGATCTCATCACCGTTGACTAACTTTAAACTTACGACATCGCCATTAGCGATTGGTTTTTCAATTAACATGATTTCCTTCTGTATCTATTTCAACCCAACTGTGGTCACCTAACCACTTTACCCTACAAATATATTCATATTCTTCAGGAGCACCAGTACTCCACTCGTTGGGGCCATGATGTACTAGTCTTGTAAAATTTTTACGATTATCAAACACTAACCAATATATCTGTCCATGATAAATTTGAAACTCATACTTTGCAGCATGAACAGCATCTGTAATTTCTAATCGTCTCTTAATTTGATTTGCCTGTTTTTGCAGTACTGCAACTAGTTCCATTATTCTATCATATTCTTGTTGAGCGTGCATTCGCGCAACATTGAGCATGATGTCCTTTTGTTTTTCAACAGGAACAAGATCAAACTTAACTCCGCCGGCCTCAGTAGCATAAGGTGTAACATTCTTATTAAAGAATGGCACCACCATGCCGCCTACTTCTACATCATAACTGTTACGGCCTTTTGCGGAGTTATCATCAGTCTTCACCGATCAGTCTTTCTAGAGTTTTATAATGATCGTATGCTTTCTTTAGGGCAGCATACTTTTCTAGTTTGGCAGGATCTGGCTCTTGTAAAATCGCAAGTCTGTCTTCAAGTTTTTTAAGAACATGTAAAATACTATGTCCTTGTATTTTTACATCACCCTCAAACTCTGCATCACCTTTAACTGTTAGTCCCGAAGAAGGGCTAGCCGATATAAAAGAAGATCCATTCATACCAGGGGTGTTATAGAAATATCCACTTGCACCAGTAGCCCCAACTGTATAGGTATAGTTAGAGCCGCTGGTCCCGCTGATAGTAACATTTCCGGTGTACGCAGGACTAGGAATTGTAAGAGTCGACATATTGATATCGAGATCAAGATCTAGATCTGATAAATCTATTTTAAGATCGTCATCATCCATTTAAGTGAGCCTTGAGTTCAGTAAAGCCCCCAATTAATTGCCCGTCAAGAAAAATTTGAGGAACTGTTCGTGCATTAGGAACTGCTTCAAGCAGTTCTTCTTTGGTATAACCATCTCCGATTTTCTTTTCTTCGAATGGGATACCCTTCTGTGTTAACAGCGCCTTTGCTTGATCGCAATAGGGGCAGTGATATTTACTCCATACAACAGCGTTCATTATTTTTTATCTCCTTCAATACTTGCCTCTACTAATACAACTTCACTAACTAACCCTTGTAGAGTTTCTTCAATACTTTGAAGCAGGGATTCGTTGACTAATTTTTCTTCAGGATCAAAACTGTCATTTCTGACTAGTTTGCTAAAGTTAATTGTAATTGATTGTTCAATAAGTTTTGCCATTTTGTTCTCTCATAGATCTGGTAATTCTTCATAGGTAACGGCATCGCTCATAACACCAATAACATAGTTGGTACTTTCATTTTCTTGCAATGCGGTTTGCTTTTTATTAATGTTAACATGTTTGTTAAACCAAGGAATAGGGCTAGACTTTGGATGTTCTTCTAGATATTTGATACCTATTTCTTTTAATTTAGCAAATGCAGTGTAGTCGACAAAGTCTTTTAGAATTTGTGCATTAAGTCCAATAACTACACCCTTCTTAAACAGATATTCGGCCCAAGCCTTTTCTTCGTTAATAACTTCTAGATATAGGGCGTACACTTCATCTTTAGTTTCTTCTGCGATTTGGACAAAGTCAGGATCGTCCTTAATAACATTATTGATAATCCAAGCAGTCCATTCTGCGTGTAGAATTTCGTCTTGTAAGATTAGACTGATAATGTTACCGTTACCGATGTAGATCTTATTTTCTACCATGGCCAAGGATGTGGCAAAGGATACCATGAAACGTAGTGCTTCGAGTGCATAAGATGCGTGTAAGGCCATCCATATGGCTCGCTTGTGATCCATGACTGGAATTTCTTCGCCCAACTCTTTACGGCAGTTGAGAATATGTAGATTCTCATAGTGGCGACCAACATTAGCAGCCATGCCAGCAATTTCAGCCGTGTCGTGAATTTTGTTGAATTCTTCTTTAGGTACACCATATACGTTCCTAATAATGTGACTGTAACTCTTGCTGTGGATACTTGTTTCAAAGAATCCCCATGTTAGAGTTAACGCTTCGAGTTCCGGGATCGAACAGACCGGTCCAAAAACCTGCGAAGGCGCACGGCCCTGAATGGAATCCAGAGCAGTCTGGCGAAGTAGATTGCTAGTAAAAATATGCTTAACCGCATCGCTTGCTTCCTTATGGTCAATCTTGTCTTTGGTTAGACTAATTTCTTCTGGAACCCAGAAAAAGCCGCGGGCTAGTTCTTCAAACTTTTGCAGTTTAGGATACTTAACTTCTTCAAATCGTTGAACCGTAACAGGCCCTTCGGGATCTAAAAACATTTTGCGTTTTAGATAGTTTGTTTGTTTTTTAAAATCGTATTGTAGTTTGCTCATTGTAGTACTCTTCTCATGTGTGGTTTTGGAACATACCTCGGGTTATAAGGCTCCCCCGGAGGTAGTCCAGCTCTTTGTCTGTCTATGTCGATTAAAAATATCAGTCGCCACTCATCAGTCAAATTGTATGCACTATGAGCGTACTGATTATTAAAACCAAACAAATCTTTCCATGTAACTTCTTCCCCATCAACTTCTAAAAATACATCTCCCTCGGGGACAATTAAGGGTATGTGTATTCTAATAAATCTTCCCGACCTGTTCTCAGGACCAGTATGTCTAAGTATAGCAGATCTAGGTGCTAGAATGCTATAGTTAAGGATAGGACAATCGTCGCCATATTCCTGCATCAGTTTAAACGCTGTTGGGCATCTTACTGCAATAGGATCAGTTTCTTCTGTTGTACGAAGTATGTTGTTGCGCTCATCTTTTAATGTATATTTGAACGCAACGTTTTTCCAACCATTGATGTCAGGACGCCATCTATCAGTTTTAGCCTGAACTAGATTGTTGTAAGTATTTTTTCCAACATTGTGATCTGGCCTGTCTAGTGTAGTATGACCTAATGCAATAGCCGCTTGTTCAAGTGACTCAAACCCATCCATAAATTCCTTCCTAAGATTTTCTTGAAAGGTCATGAGATAATCACCAATAGGTATTTCATCTCTATGCCAGATGGTTTTGCGTCTGAACATGTTCAGTCCTTAAGATAGTCTACATGTTCAACAGCACGCCACAAACTAATACCAGGAGCAACGCCTTTAGAGGCTTCGACATATTGGATTCTTATTTCTACATTCTTTTCGTGCAATTCTGCCATCAATGAATTGATTAAATCCACACTGTCTTTTATCGTTAGTATTTTGCTCTGGATCTCAGGGTCGTTCATAACTTGCAGGCCTCGCAGTCTTCGATCTCATCATAAACAATCGCATTGTCTGCTGCGTTTATTGCATGTGTATTAGGACTAGAAACAACATTGGTATTAGTGATACTTACCTTGGCTCCTACCTTGTTGATTAGGCTGTAGTAGATTGTCTTGATGCCCCACTTGTAAGCCAACATCAAATTCTTAGCAACTAATGTTCCAGGTACCTTGCCGTCTTTAAAGAAAGCAGGATTATAGAACGTATTAGTACTTAGGCTTTGGTCGATATAGGCTGCAAGAACAGCGGCAGTCTTTAGATAATCAACACAGTCGGTTTGATCCCACATTAGTTGATAACGATTCTTTAGACGTTTGTACTCTGGGACAACCTGAACAAAACTTCCTGCCTTACTTTCCTTAACACTAATTAACTCCATTGGCATTTCAATACCATTAGTACTGTTAAGAACAACACTGCTAGATTCTACAGGAGCAACAGCCATTAGAGTAGCATTACGAATACCGTACTTCTTCATACGTTCACGTAATGGTTCCCAGTCCATACTAGGAGTGAAGTCAGTTAATTCGTTAACTCCTGCATTGCGGCGCTCCCAGGGGAATACACCTTTACCATAGTAAGTGTGCTGACTACGTCCGCATGGCCCACGTTCTTGGGCAAGCTCGACACTCATCTCAGTTAGGTAATATGCCTGGTGTTCCATCCAACGCTTAACTTCTGCAAGACTTTCATCCTGGCCGTATTTGAAATTACGGCGAGCGTGCCAGTAGGCCAAGTTAGTAATACCAACGCCTAGCGGCTCGAAGTCTGTGTTTGCTAACTTGCTTTGTATGCTCAAGAAATCTTGATAGTTCAATAGATTGCTTAGACTACGAACTAGCACACGACAGGCTTTTCTCATCTCTTGCGGATTGCGGAATGCTCCCCAGTTGATTGATCCAAGAGTGCAAAGAGCAATTCTCCCCTCCGGGTCTTCAATGCGTTGAAAAGGTCTGGTGGGCAAGAGAATTTCTTGGCAGAGATTTGATTGATATATCGGGTCAACAGTTGTATCGAACGGGCCTTGGTTGATGACGTTGTCAATGTTGACAAGGTAGATTCGTCCAGTATCCGTACGCTCTTTAAGTATGCCGTTCTTAAAGACTTCTTCGGCGGAAATAACTTTTTTCTTTTTTGACTTATCTTGCTCATATTTTAAGTATAGGCGTTCGAACTCTTTACTGTCTCTGTAGTATGCTTCGTATAGATCAGGAACTTCTGCCGGATCAAATAATGTAATATCTTCTCCGTGCTTGTAACGGCGCCAGAACATGGCATTAACTACAACACTATAGTCCATTTGACGTACACGAGTTTCTTCCGTACCTTGGTTATTCTTTAGAACAATAAGGTCTTCAAATTGATAATGCCAAATAGGGAATGTTACTGTGCAACTAGCATTACGAATGCCGCCTTGACTGCAACTGCGTAGGTCAGCAAACCATTTCTTTAAAAATGGAATCATGCCTGTATGTTTGATTTCTCCGTTACGAATAGGAGCACCTAATGGACGGATGCGACCAATTTCTAAACCAATGCCAGCACGTTTGCTAGCATACTTGGCCATCATTTCGCCTGCGGCGAAAATGCTATCCAAAGTATCGTCACTAGAAATGAGCACACAAGAAGAAAACTGCTTTGTAGTAGTGCCGAGGCCAGCCAACACAGGGGTAGCAAGAGTGAAATGACCGTCGCTTGCACATTCGTAATATTCTTTAACATACTTTAATCTTTGCTCCTTTGGTTCGGCGTGGAAGGCTGTAGCAGCAGCAATCGCATAACGTACCTGAGGAGTTTCAAAAATTTTGCCAGTGGCTCTATTTTGTACAAGATACTTTTCGCATAACTGTGCAATAGCGGCGTAGGTGTATTGTTCGTCTTTGCTATGATCGATGAATAGGTCAATGATATTCCATTCATCTTCAGTGTACCACTCGAGTAGTTCTCGAGTGTACATACCTAGTTCGACATTCTTTTTTACGATTTCGTAAAGTTTAGGAGGTTCATATTCTCCATAGACTTCTTTACGTAACATACTGACACGCTGCCTACCGGCAACGTATTGATAATTTACATTGTTGATTTCTGGATTTTCTGTTTCGTCAATTAGATTAACCATTGCCTTGAGCAGTAGTTCATCAATTGTCTGTGTGCTAATCCCGTCATGTAATTCAATTTGTGCTTTAATTTCAACCATGGACGGACTCACTCCGTCCACTCCTCGACAAGCATGTGCTACCTGTCTTTGAATCTTTGAAATATCAAGAGGAACACGCTCCCCGTTGCGTTTAACAACTGTAATCATATTAATTTTGTAACCTTATAGATGCCGAGACAGATATTTACCAAGTGTTCTTTAGTTCTATTATATTTTCAATGAAAAACGAACCCGGCATCTCAGACACCGGAAACGGACCATTATCATGGTAGTTTAATGCTGTCTCATCATCAACATACACTACGTTATAATAGCAACTCTTTTGATCATTAACAAGAGTTTTAATTTCAATTTTAGAACTTTTGAACTTATCTGTTAACTTTATTGTCCAAGCAATCATCAAAGCCTTGGTAAAATCATCGTACTTGTTTGCTACGATAATGTCCCACGGTGTGGGCCAACTTCGCTGATTGAATGGATCGATTGTGTGATTAAATGGAATGTAGGGAGCATGGCTCCAGTATTCACATGTATCCTCAAAGGGAGTCAAACTGGTGTTTAAAGATTTTCGAAATGCTGCCCAGTCAGACAGCCTATCGTCTACCGATTTCTGAAACATTTAAACCGTAATTTCTAAAGTATATTGTAAATTAGTTTGATACGATGAAAAGTTTGATGCAGTTAACCAAACATAGTTTTTAGAACTTCCCGAAGTATAGTCTGTTGAAAAAATAATTTTTGCTGACTCGCCTGTAGTAAGTTCAGAGTAGTTGTAGTAATCACTGACACTAGCATATCCGTCTGCTGCAATGTTTAGAGTTAACTTTCCTTTTCTACTCATATCACTATTACTTAACAGATATTCAACTACAACTAACTGTTCCTGGCCCGTTAGCGGAATCTTTAGAACATGCTGATCGTTGACGCTTGCAGGTATAATAGTTTCGCGAGGTTTATCATTAATTACTTTTGCATTTGCATTTACTAACGGGTTATAGTAGAAGTCCGTTGTAAAGGGGACGTCTGCTCTATTAAAATAGTCATTAATAGAAACATTGCCAGGAGAGTTAAATGTTAACACTGGCTTCGACGCATAGCCGATTTGGTCAGGTGTAGAAGATCTGTTGCCTACATAGTAGTATTGATTTTCGTTACTAACTACGCGAGAAGAATTAGTAGCAGTTGTTGTATAGATTGCTTCGTTGAATACAAAACTAAATTTATTCTTAGAAACTAAAATATCATTAGGTACAAAGTATCCGGGGCTAGATATATAGATACCGTTGTTAAGATTAGAGAAACTGTTGCCTTCGATTATCGATTTAGAAACTGATCCTGTTTCTTTAATAGCAACATTTAACACATTGAATCTGCAATCTACAATTTCGATATCTTTACAAATAACTGTACTTTCGTCATCGCCTATTGAACCTCTAACTTCGATACCTACACCAGTTGATACATATCCGGTAGTCGTATTGATAGTAGTAAATTCTACGTTTCTAATCTTAGGTCTTTCTGTATTATCTAGGGCAATCAACGGAGAATCGTTAGGAAAATCTCCGCTGTAGGCAATGGTCATGTTTGAGATTTCAACATTCTTAGAAGCACGGCCATCAAACTGCATACTTTCTTCAAAATGTGCTCCTAGTTTATCAACAGTTCTAAACATACTAGTTCCAGAACTATCTAAAATTAATCTTGTTATACCTATTCCCTCGCCTATTAGCGTAACTGATGGAGGAAGGTCGACTACGCCGGATACAAAGAAATCTCCTGCGGGAAGTTTTAAAGTTCTAATAGTATCTGTACCGTAGTAATCATTAGCATAGATATCTGTAATTGCCCTTTTTAGTACCTGCGTTATATCGCCGCTAAGTGTAGTTTGGCTGAAGTCTGCAAGATTGACCTGGGAATCTAATTTACGAGCAACTGTGGTTGTTGTACTTCTAAAATAAGTATAATCTAAATCGGCTCTATATCTATAAGTATTGGTGGAGGTACTACCACCGCTTCCGCCACCGCCGATGATATCTAGGATATCGCGTAGATCTAAATCGGTTAGAACTCTGGCATTTTCGTCACTATTTGCACCTTCACTTATTCTTTTACCAATGTAAAGATGCTGTGTGTCCTGCGCCCATCCAAATTCACCCGGATCTAGTTGGGGTACGCCCGTAACGTTTTCTTGTCCTCTTCGGACCTGAATCTTAGCAATTTCAATGACGGCCATAAAAATATCCCTGTTATGGGATATTTATGCTACATTTGGTAAGGATTGAGCACTGCTACCGCTACTACAAGATCGCCTTCGTGACTTAGGCTCAATGCTATATGTTTTTCGCCAATAAATGACGGAGAAGTGCCTTGTTTGAAGACGATTTTGCTAGTTTTCCAGTCAGGTGGACTACCAAGACATTTTATCACTGCCTCATGACAGGCCCACCATTTTGCGGCTTCTAAGGGCGTACTCAATACGGTCTCAAATCTCTCGCTCAATCTAGGTAACCTGTAAGACATAGATTCAAATCGAGAGATTCGAGTAATATCTATACCGATCATTGTGTTAGGATTTGCTTAAGACCTTGCATACCTGTGGTGTAATATTCTTGAACCTTATCCAACCATTTGTTCTGCCAATGCTCGAACTCGTCCGGCCAAAGATCGAATTGTTGATATTGTAAATCTCTACTACACATGAATACATGGCCTTCATTGATTGTTGTTCCATACACTTCATTATGTGCCATGATGTATGCTACCAATTGAACTTTGTAGTCATCGATCCATTCTTCTTTTTTAGGTTTGTTAGTCTGCTTATAATCCATTACACTAGGATTGCCTTTGTAAACACCTACTAGGTCAGTTGTACCCGAATATAGCCCGGGAAAGTATAAGCTCTGTTCCATGGCCCATACTTCGTTAACATCCTTTAGGCCATTTTCAATAATAATGTCAGCCATTTTGTTGGCCTGTACATGAACTGGATTATTGCCAGGCTGACGTTGCAGGCCTGCAATAAATCTTTCCAGATTGCTGTGCATGGCTGTACCAACGCCTGCCGCTTCTCGTGTAATTTGGTTGGCCTTGTCTTCACCAATCCTCTTCCTCCATTCGTTTAAGGCAGTCATGTCCTTAGTTGAACTTAGGATTGTAGTTACACTAGGTAGTGTTTCCCCGTCCGGAGTTTGGTAAACACGTTTTCTAGTTACAGGGTCATTTACCTGTACGCAGTTTTTATATTGGAACCGTTCAATAAACGGAGGTGGGGAATAGATAGTCATAAACTTAATTATAACTACCTGATTCTTAAATGTCAAATTTTAGGGGAAAGATTTTTAGAATTGGCAGAAGCCATTTGATCTACGCTAGAAGCAGAACCGCCGCCCGGTTGTTGTTGCATTTGATCTTGGCTAGTTTCGGCGCCCTGAACTTTGGTATTCAGTGTAACTGTGCCGTCATCGGCCACATCTTTGATAACATCGCCGTTTGGATCTACACTATTCTTAAGAGCAATAAGAGCGTCCGGTGTACTAATTCCTAAACCAAAAGGTTTTAGAATATTCATCACAACGGGAAAGGGCAGTTTACTTTCCTGCCCTTCTTTGTCTGCTAGGCCTTGCATGACTGCTAGGACATCTCTAGCAGACCCAAGGTCTACTTCAAATAATCTCATTACTTTGCTAGTTTAGAAATGATGCTGTGTGCTTCTGCTAGTTTACGAGCGCGGCGCTGTTCTTTGCTTTCGCGCATTGCACGACCTGCTGCTTCTGGACCACCTGCGGCTGCATCGCTGGCTGCGAATTCATCGCCTGCTGGCTCAGGATTCATCATGTCAGGACCTGCTGCATCCATTCCTGGCTCAGGAGGTAGTTCGCCGCCTGGCTCAGCGCCCATTGGCATCTCAGGAGTTGCTTCGCCTGCTAGTACTGCAACTGCGGCACTGATTGCTTCACGCTGTTGTGTTAGAACTTCAAGTGTTTGGCTTAGTGCAGGTGCAACAGCCTGCTTGAACTGTTCTGCTTCTTGTGCGCCAAAGTCTGCCTTGATTGCGTCAGCAAGTTCAATCATTGTCTTAGTCTGGTATTGACCAACACGCTGCATCCAACTTGTAAAGTCATTGACCATATCACCGGCAGCGGTAATTGCCTTAGCCTTACCTTCTTCATCTTCTGCTAGTAGATACGCTAGACTTTCGTTAACGATACGAACATGCTGTTTAAAGCCTTCTTCTAGTTTTCCTGCTTTTTTCATTTTGTTACGAACTGCTCCTGCTACACGCTCGCCTGCTTCTTTGCTACCGTACTTCTCTCCGGCCTTCTTAGCAATCTTAGCAAAGTTCTTACCTGGCTTTCCTTCGTCCTTACCTTCAGAAGTAGACTTGGCTTTCTTCTTTGCTGCCTTTACATCTTTATCATCACCGCCATCGCTGAATGTGCTAGACTTACGTGTGTACTGTGTTCCGGTGCTAGTTTCTTTCTTGTCAAACTTGCCTGTGGTCTTTTCCTTTTCTGCACGAGCCTTGGCGTCAGCAACAGTTGGGAAACCTTCTTTGACTTTCTTGTCCTTAACGGCTTTCTTCATCGGCTCTTTCTTATTGCCGTCTTTGTCCATGTCTAAGAAATCTGGCTTTGCGCTTTCTTCAAATGGCTTTCCTGCTTTCTTAGCAGCCTTAGCGCGGCTACCCCAGACTTCGTCTTTAGGTGTTTCTACTTTGCCGTCACCGTCGTAATCTTTAGTAGCCTTTTTGCTACCATGTGGGTGCTTGGCGATCTTGACGCCCTTTTTACCTTCACTTAGTTCGACCATTTTGTCGCGTAATTTTTTGATGTCTTCGCCTAGCATTTCTTTAATCCTTGTGTTTAGCAATTCTAGCATTGCTTTGTCTTGTTGGTATGACTCATTGTGTAATAGATCATTGAACTTAGAAGATCCTTCGTGTTGAAAAACACGGGTGCGAAGTTTGTTACGCATATCCTCTAGTTGTTCACGGTTATATTTTTCTAAATTAACGTGCTTACCAAACTGCTTGGCAAAGTTTTCTTTTAGTTTAGAACTAGAAACCTGTGGTCTAAAATCTGTTGTTTTCATAACGAGTTCCAAAAGTGGTTATTGTTATTTATACGAGTTGAATGAGTTTTTCATATTTGTTTAGAAGGTCTCGCTTGTACTGTTCCTTCTTGTGTTTAGCAATAGCAGCCTTAGTTGACATTAAATCAAAGTATTCTAAGGTGCGTTTTTTGCTATTTGACACCGCTCTGTTATGAAGTTCTTCCTCAAATAAAGCATAACCGTATCTTCTATCGTTGTCAATGATGCTGTTGTCCTTAAATCTGCCCAGTGCTAGATTATTAGCAACAAGTATAGCAGTCTGCGGTAAATTAATTCCGTCGACTACTACATCGCCCCGAGCATCTAGTACTTCATAGCCCTGCAGAGTTTTAATTATAGTATAGCGGCCGACAGATATTGTACCGTCACTGTTCTTTACAGGAGCGACTACGCCTTTCTTCTTCAGTTCTTCTTGAACCTCTTCGGAAAGTTGCTGTATTCTATAGTATAGGTTCTTAGGTAGATTTCTCATTTAGATTTCTAATCAAAGTGTTGTTATCTTCACCTATTTGATATACACCCTTGCGTACCAAATTCTGAGCTAACCACTGGTCGTGTTCGTCTAAACTAGTAATCTTTACTTCTGTGTTATATTTCTTAACAAAAGAATCTTCCTCGTTTGTGAGGGAGATGGAAGGGCCGCCAATTAGTTGATGTATTCTCATACGCCTACTGTCTTTTGAATTTGTTGTTGCATCTGTTGCTGTTTCTGCTTCAGACCTACAATCTGTGCGGCAATTTTATCTAAGTCTGTTAGGTTAGTCTTAGTTTGTTGTGATAACTGCTGCATCTGTTGTTGCTGCTGTTGTTGTTCAGGACTTTGCCCCATTGGCTGAGGAGGAGTTATTGGCGTTTTGCCAGCCTGTGTAGTTGCGGTTGCAGTAGTTACTGGAGTTGTTGGAGATTGAGCCGGTGGCGGTGTTTGAGCCTGGCCGGGGGGTGTTGGTGCTATAGTCTGTTCAAATAATTCAAATATTTTCATTTTTGTAAAACAACAACTACTAAACCTAAAATACCGGTTATAACAGTCCCTGCGGTTCCTATCATTATTCTAGTCATGCTGTTCTGGCTAGATTCAATTAGTTTCTGAAGTTCAGAGAACTTGCCTTCTATATTTGTTAGACGCTCGTCTAGTTGGGCGTATCTTTGAGCACAAAGATCAACGTGTGCTGCTAAGTTTTCTTTTTCAACGTCAATTGGTCCTAGATTAGACGACATCAAATATATCTCCTTATATTGAGCCGTCTACTGTACGGACTACCACATTCTTTGATGAGGCGTCTTTGCAGTTAAACATTGCTCTGTCTATATTTACCGTTTCGGTTAAATTTTTTATTACGGGCACTTGATCAAGATCGTCTAATAGACTTCCAACTTTATTGCCTGCTTCATCGATATAGACTCCTACTCGGTCGGGTCTAAATCTAAAAGTCCAAACACGATGTTTGCCTTTATACTCGCTGCCAAATCCTAATCCCTTAACGTCGATATTATCAACAGTGGGAGGAGAGTCATACTCCATAATACTACGAATCTCAATGCATTGACACAGCGTCATGAAATTTCTATTCTGGTCGTATTCTAATTGACTGCCTTGATTGGGCCGCACGGCCTTGGTCTTTGTAATGTCGATCAAGGTTTGAATTTCAATAACTTCCATAATATACCTATATAATATATTTATGGCCAAGAAAAAGGGGAGTTAAAAAACTCCCCTGTGCTAGTTAACTTCTAATTTAAGATTAGAATGTCCAAGCAGCAACAGTTGCGCTACCTAGAGCCTTACCGTTAACTGTGCCTAGAGCTTGAATAGCAGTTTCTAGAGCGGCCGCTGTAGATGCTTCGTTTGCTGGAGCACCCATACCTAAACCGCTTGGGCTTAGAGCATCAACGCCTGTGTCTTCTAGGGCAACTAGTAGGTCACGACCAGCACCAGTACCTAGGTTCTGAACTGTACCAACCATACCAACGGTTGCGAATAAAGAGCAAGCGCGAACAACTTGATCGATAGCGCCGTCAACGACACCAACTTGGTCTGCTACGGAAGCAGCGAAACTGATTTTGTAAAAACTTAGGGTACTTGGACGCTGGCTTGGTGCTGCAACTGTACCATTAACACGAGTAATTCCTGCTGACATAATATTTCTCCTTTATCTATATGTCTCACCTCGCTCAGAGGTGCTTTTGTATAGATATTTATCAGAATTGGAAAAATATTGCTCAAATGGCCGATTAATCGTCAGAATCTAGGTCGCCCTTGATTATTTTGAGATTTTTAGCAGTTTCTTTATTATCACGCAGTCTACGGATACTGCGAACAAATTTACTAGGATCTCCGCCCTTGATACTGTTGATTAGTCTACGCTCTAGCTCGTATGCATCTTCTGGGTCGTAATTTTCTCTTATTACGGTTAGAAGATTAATGGCACTATCAATAACATGTGCAGCACGACTTTCAATGACGGCTTCACTGTTCTTCTTGATAGATATAGAGTTTAGTTCTTCTAAAAGACTACGAGTTGATCTTTTCAAGATGTTTTTCCTTTGATGTATTTAGTGGTTACAGTAAACAAATATAGCATACTTTTTGGCAAAACAAAACGTTGACTTTTGCTGCGGTCGCACATAGAATGTATAAATACTCAGTAGAAACCATGAGTATCTACACACATACAGAGGAAAAATATGAAAACTATATCAGAAACAATGTTCAACATCTTAGAGCGACTAGCAGAGATGTTTCCACGTCAACATTATCAAAGCGAGTTAGATCGCTACATTTCTAACAGATACCCACAAAACGCCGCTGATGTCGAGCACTTCACAAAAGAGTTCGAATTAAAATCACATGGGAGATTCCTATGAAGACCTTTTTCAAAGCAGTAGGTGACTTTTTCATTTCTATGGCACAGGCTCGTGCAGCATCTGCACTAGCACGTCAAGGCAGAGTTGAAGAGGCAAAAAAAGTCTACGAATAAGTCAGATTTTTATTGCTTTTTTTAAACTTTAGATATATAATATTACACACACAGGAGAAAACAAAATGTTTGGACCAAACTTTTTCATAGATACGTTTCAAGAAACAAAACGTACTGTCACAAATCAGATCATCAAAGATCCTACACTAAACAAGGCTGCACACGATTATATCAATGCACAGACAGCATTTGCAAAAATGCTAGTTAACAATGCAATTGATCTTTCTAAGTACAGCATCGACTCCATTGGTAAAGTTTTATTTCCACAGCCCGTGGAAGTAACTAAAGCAGCCAGAGCTAAGGCCGCTAAAGCAGAAACATCTGCTGACGCTCAATAAGACATACACACAGATAAGGAGAAAAATATGTCAACTTTTGAAACACCTAAAATGCCCGAAGTTAAATTTAACAAAAACGGTTATGAAATCCGTACAGACATCCTAGCAATGGCTAAGGATCTAGTTGAAAGCGAATATCGTGTTGCTTTCCAAGGTTGGGAAATGAGCGCACAGCGTGACGAAAAGACTGGTCAGATCGTTACTACAGTTGCTATGCCACAATTTCCTGGTCTAGACAAAGTTCTTGAAACCGCAGAAAAGATGTATACCTTTGTCAATGCCGGCGCTAAGAAATAAATATTGAAAATTATAATAAATTATATTGTTAGTGGCGTAGCCTAAAATTATATTATAGTAGAAAGAAGCCCCGGGTAACTCCGGGGTTTTCTTATATGCGCTGTTCGATAATGGACCAGTCTATAATTTTCCACTGGTTATTTAGATAGGCTTCTTTATCGCTTTCGTAGTCAAGTGCCCAGGCATGTTCCCACCAGTCAATAATTAACACAATATCGTTTTTGATTTGATGGTTGGTAATTGTTTTAATCTTACCGTCTCTAGCGAGGTAGGCCCATCCGCTACCTTGTATGCCCATTGCAACTTTCGAAAACTTTTCTTTAAAGTCGTTGAAATCTTTATAGTGTTGCTGTATAAAGTCTAGACATGCACCGGAGGGTACATTATTGCTTTTTGGACTTGTAAATTGACTAAAGTACTTGGCATGTAAAAATGCACCCGCTTCGTTGAAGTCTAGATCGCCCTTGCCCTCATTGAATCTATCACAATAGGCCTTGTATAGTTTACCATAATGATAGTTAAGAGTACGTTTGCTAAGGCTTCGTCCGAGCCCATCTAACGCATATGATAACTTAATGCGTTCTAATGTTTTAGGAGTTTTACCTTCGGCAATTTGTCTTATGAAATTATACATGGGTAAATATTAGGTCAAGTGGTCAACTGGACATCCGAGGATTCTGCGTCTAGAACTTTTCCAGTTTTTGCTAGGCACAGCCAATGTGGCGAAAGGATAAATCGGCACTTGACACTCATTTCTTTTTCTTGGCTCTCCCAGCCTTCATATTAGCCATCCAGTGGGCTAGTTGCCCTTTACGTCCGCCTTGTTTGGCTACTTTTCGTAGTGTACTTACACTAGCCTTTGTTGGCACACCGTGACGCTTACTATCGCCTTTGTCCTGCGGATTGCGGCCGTCTGCAAAGTTTTCGTCAACTTCTGTTCCAGGGCATACATGGGGCTTTTTAGTTATAACTCTGTCACAAGCATCGCAGTATTCTTTGTCGGAGCCTTCTGCTATAATCGGACGATCCATTAGGTATTCCGGATAACGTTTGTTAAAGTTACGCATAACAATACCTGCCATTGCGTGTGCTTCATTCTCGATAGGACTGCCTGTATCACCAGCGCCAGGTCCTAGTCTATGTTCTTCGCCCTGTTTGTAATGCTGTAATTCGTGAGCAATAGTTCTCAATATATCGTTAGGATGGCGATTGGCTAGTGCAACATGCAGTGTCTTTTCTTCGTCATTATAACGACCGAATGTAGGCTGTTGCTCGTCATTAATATGCATCTGGAATACCATCTTAGGCAGGCTTTCTAATTTTAGAACATCCATGCATAAAGGCAAGAATTTCTGGAACATTTCCACAAATCTGTCCTTGCTTTCACCTGCTGATGTAAACTCTTTTGCTCTCATAATATGTATTTAGTGCTCACTTTGTGTAACGAATGGCGTTAAGTTACACAGGCAGCAGCCGCCTATACACCCGTAAAGATTAACGGTCCTAAGGGTGTGTTATCCGAACCACATGGATACTGCTATTGCTAACGCTAAGATTAGTAATACAGGCCATGCTCCAAAAAAATACCAAACTATTGCAGGTACGATTACCCAACAACTGTGATACAGATCAAACCACCACGGTAAATCGCGGGACTGTAGGGATTTAGTGGGCGATCCCACTCTCCCTCCTGCGGCGGATATACCGGATACTCGTTCATTATTGGCACCAACTTTGTTTTGCATCTCCGAAGTACTCACGAGCATATCCATTTCGAATCAATTCAGCACGTAGGCTAACTCCGTTTAGAATGAGGTCTCCCAATACACGGCCACCGAACTTATCCCATCCATAAAGGATGACTTGATGTTTTTGTGTAGTTGCAACTGCATTTTTAGTGAAGGCTGTTGCGGCTTGACCTCGTTGATCTTCGCTAGGACACTGTGCTCTAAATCCTTTTTCGGGCGTATCAACTCCAAAGACTCGTACAGCCAATTCGGGTTTAAGTGGCGCTGGTAGAAAAGGCGCCGCTATGACTACAGTATCACCGTCGTTTACACGAACGATCTTAGCGTCATAGGTTACTCCCTGAGGTGTTTTTTGTGCAAATGCTAATGCTGGTAACATTGCTAATGCGATTAAAAATTTTTTCATGTTATTTCTTCCCAATTTACTGCTCCATAAACGTTTACGTTGTTACCATTGGTAGTTAGACAAACAGTAAGTTCTGTTGGTGTTCCTGTAAATGTATTTCTTTCTAGTTGATATGCAAAAGGATCAGCAACATCTGCTACTCCGGCAAACTGATTGCTACCAATAATCTGCTTCCATTCTGCGATTCGGCCGCCTGTAATACTTGTTCCTGTTAGGTTGTATTCAACAGAACTATCAGTACCCGCACTGACCCAAGTCCCTCCTGAAGTGGCTCCACCTATAACTATCATGAATCTAAAATTATTGTTACCGGTTAAGCCTACACTATAATTTTTAGGTAAAACAATTCCGCCTAACCGATTACTCTTTAATCTCATGCTGAATACAGGATAAACTGTATTTGGATTAGTTAACACATATGGACTGCTTAGTGTATGCCCGATACTTAACGGGCGACCTGTTAGTGCATAACCTCCCTCAGAAATAACTGTTGTACATATTTGTTTGTAAGTACTCGAGCTTTCAGTTGCGCCTGTATTTTCTACTTCTAATCTAACAGGCAAACAAGCCGTTGTCATGTAAGTTCCGGTGGTGTAATTAGCATGATGAAAAATGTGTGCTAGAACGAATTCCCCGTCAATAACAAATCCGCATCTAACGCTGCCTACACCTAACCATTCTATGTCAAAGAAAAGTATCTGTGCTTTTGTGATGTCAATTGCCTTTGTGGAGATTCCAGTACCATCTAGAGGATCAACGTTCCAATCTGATTGATTTGCTATTTCATAGGCAATAGAGCCTGTTACACTTGAACGAATTTTAAAACTTAATTGTGTGCCGTCTTGTTCCAAGAACACACCATTGTCTGTGTCAAAATATCCAATACGCTGGCGCAGATTTTCTTTGCCTACCGCCATGCAGAATGTTGTTAGTATCTGTAGACTTTTTCCTGGCTGATATGCAAACACCCGATTGCTTTCTCGATATACTTTGTCGCCAGTGGCTGTTCCTACTGTACACTCGATTAGTCCTGCATTAGGGTTTTGTGTTGCACTAGCAGTACCACTGGTATAAGTGCTAGTTTTGCCGTTGTCATTATATCGATGAAAACTATCAAATAATGTAAGAGGGTTACTTACACGCAGTCTGCCAAATGCATCGTTAGATGTTGGTGCTGCACCCGAGGTCGTTCTTAATACAGGTTGGCCAAGACTATTGTAGTCCATAGCGCGATGTACATCGAGCAGGTTACTATCCTGCGGATGACGGTAATTAGTCTTCGTTTGATAACGATCTACTGGCATTAGTCTGCGTCAATAATAGTTACATAGGTTGCTCCTGCAGGGCTGATTAAAGCAACATGTGTGCCAACTGTTACGTTAAAGTCAACAGTAGCGTTCGCAGGAATTACACAACTAGATGTTGTTGCAACTACAGTACTAGTTCCAAATGCTAGGAACGGGGATTGTCCGCCTGTTGTAACAGTTAAACGTCTGCCTTGTAAAGGTGTGCTAACACTAGTTCCGCCAACTAATAAAGTTGTAAATTTTGGTGTACCGTCGTTGGTATATAGGGTGTGGTATCGACTCATTTTTAATCCTTGTTCTTTGCTTGGTATGCCGGGAACATACTTACACTATCTGACCTAATATCTGCAGGATTCTTAGGCCCGTTTGTTCCGCCAAGTCCGGCATCAGTAGTTACTGCGGATACGCCCTGAATGTGTACTTCCGGGCTATTATCATAGACAGATGTTGTACTGCCTTCTAACTTAGAAAATATGTCTTTAAACGTTCCTGCAACGGGTAGTTCTTGTACGGCAGGTGGTTGCTGCTGTTGTACACAGTCAATTTGATCTATAAGATCAAGTACTCCGCGAATAATATCTGATGCTCTCATAATGTTGTATTTATGAGAAAACCTAAAGTCAACAAAAAACCCGCCGAAGCGGGTTTAGGGGTTAAACTATGGAAATAGTTTAGAATGCGTATTTTACGCCAACGGTAACACGATTACCGTCAAACGCTTGGACACGATCTTGACCGTACTGACGTGCAACGTCTAGTCCTACGCTAACTGTCTTAGTAATGGGCATAGAAGCACCAACTCCGACAGTCATTGCATAGCCGTCTTGACCGGTTTGGTTGTCAAGATATGCTACACCGACTTTAGGAGTAATAGTAACATGGCCCAACTTAGCAACATCGTAGCCAGCGACAACGCTGTAGCGATCTTGATCATTGGATCCTTTGGTGGTACGCTCAAAACCGGCAGTAACACCAACCGCACCAAATTTCTGGCCTAGGGTGATGCCACCACCATTACGGTTTTCAGCGCCAGAGTAATCACGGGTAGCAGTAACGCCAACTTCCATAGCAGAAGCAGCGGTAGCGGCTAGAGCGATTAGAGATGCAATTGCAATTTTCTTCATAAAATTTCCTTTGTTTTAAAGTCTAATATTTAAGTCAGTAGTTTCACTGAGTGTTAAAAAAGTGAAACTACTAACTAGACTCTTAATAATAGCGATAATTTTATGGGTTGTCAAGTGGTTTTTATGAATCCATTGCCCAATCAGCAGATCCGCCAAAGTTGAGGTAACTAGTACCGTTAAAGTATAGACTACCACCTAAATCAGGTTGTGTAAACGTAAATGTTCCTGGTACAGATCCTGATAAATCAACATTTAAAGAAATTTGTATATACGGGTTGCTGCCGCCGTCGTAAAGGATTCCGGTTGTTCCGCTGACTGTGGCTACAGGGTTGCCGCCCACCGACACAGTCCAGCCCGGTGTAACGTTAGCAAGATCGGCGTTATAAGTTCCACCAGCAAATGTTAATACAAAACTGCCGCTGCCGCCAGTGCCCCATTGATTGGTAAACTGTGTATATGGACCGTATGCTGTATAAGGAGTATCTGTACTGTAGGTTACTGTACCGGTCATAGTGCTAGACTTGCTGGCTATATTGTCTGTGAACTTATTTAGATCGCTGGCAACATTTAACAGTAACTTGGATCCAGCATAAGGTATGATAGGCACCGAAGGAGGCGTAAAGTTTCCAGTATATTTGGCATATCCTTTAATAATGTGTAGGTCTTTGAGATAACCACAGAATGTTCCAGCGGCTATTTCACCTGTGCCCACATACAAAGGTGTTACGGTATCTGTGATCAACATATTACCGGTGTTACTTGAGAAGTATTCTTGGCCGTTGATATAACCTTTGACTACACCATTGTTGCGTACAAAGGCCATATGCTCCCATTGACCCGTTAGGTGATTGCGACTAACATTGCCAACAATGCTGTTGTTGATCCAATAGTAGTCTGCCGACATACTTTCATAACTAATGGCAATGACCTGTGTTGGATACAGGCCAATACTCCATGGACGAGCATTGGTGTTGTTGTTTTCAACTTTCTGCCACCATTCAATGGTAAAGTTAGCCACAGGCTCTGCCGATGTATCGCTGATGTTTAGATAAGATTCCTGTATATCGCCGGCACCGGGGGCAGTACCCACTCTTAGTATATAACCTTCGCCGCCTTCTGTGGCCATGTCTGCGGCAGTGGTCCAACTAAACGATTGCTGTCCAGTGCCTCCCACATTAATAAATCCAGAAGGAGCGATGTTACCACTCCAATCACTATCGTTAGTAGTGTCATTGACTATCTGCCAATAGAGTGTAGTAGGAGGATAGTTTTCGTATTGTATGATGGCGGTGTTAGTGTCTCCCTCGTTCATAGGATTTGACCATCCATACACTTGAATAAAAGGAACACCGCCGGCGCCTCCGGAGATTGTTAAGTTAGTGCCAATGATTGCTTGTACTATGCTCACGGCTGCTCCTTAATCATTGTCGTATAGATCGCCAGGACCACTGACAATCCATATGTCTGGATAATCACCAGACTCTCCAGTACCGGTTGAAACATAACCGTCCTTGATCTTCATCACTGTGACCATTGATCCCGAACCCGAATCCGGAATGCCTATATCAATAGTGTCAATGTTTCGTCCTGCTAGTTTTAGTCTAGCACGCTCAGACTCACTAGACTGTGTTCTTAAGTAACAGTCACTGCCAGTGGTGTTAACTATAGTAAAGGTAAATCCTACAGGGAAGTATCTAACATCTCTGTGAGGAATATAAACTACACCACTTTCGTGTTCAAAGAATATGTGCTTTCCCGAATCCTGTGTGGTTAGAATGTAATCATTGGCAGCAGGAATCTGCGGAATGATGTTTGTGGCAAAACTCTGCTTGCTACCATCACCAAACTCTAAATAACCTGCGGAATCGTCAGTGATAGTATGTGTCCAAACCTGTGGTAGACCATCTGGTTCTCTGGTCTTATAGTTTCTGCCATCTACGACATTAACGATAGTGTTAACATGTTCTTCTGGGACAAAGGAATCAAATTCTGGTGTTACTGCGGTTACGGCAACATCAAAACGATTTAAGATATGCTCACCAATACTCCATGGTTGGTTTACTCCAATAGGTGCTAGTCCATCTACAGGCATTCTCAACAACAAAGCATTGTAGTAGTTGTCTGTGGGCACATAGGTATAACCGGCGACAACTAAGTGATCCCCGGCTGCGTCAGTGTAGATATCCGCAAAGTTGGCAGTGGGAGTATTGTAGTAGTTGTAGTTTGAGTTACCGTCTGCGCTCAACACCCTGTGACGAATTACTGCGCCTGTGCTGTCAACAAGGATAAATCCATAACCACGACTGTGTATTGGTGTGCTTTGTTCAAAAGTCACTAAAATATTGTCGCCTACTGGTTTGACGGATATTTCATAATTAATATCTATGTTGTTGCCACTGTTGTTTACAAGATAGGTCTTTTGCCATACAGCAACTCCGGCGTCTGTAATTCTTGTTAAGATAATCTCGTCATTAAAAGATCCGTTATTGTTATACCAAGCACCTGCTACTATGATGTCAGTGCTACCGGGTACTAGACATACAGCACGGGCTTCTCTATTTTCTGTTGTGGCTTCTGCGAACTTGATGTCTTTGCTCCATACCACGGCACCTGTTGTAGCGTCAAACTTGACAACCAATGCTTGTGTATATGGAACTTCATACACACCATTGCCCACAGCATATAGAGCTGTACCATCTGCCTTCCAGCAAACATCGTAGAATCTATCGCCGCTAGGCCCGCCAATAGCATTTGACCAAGTGGGTGTCCAGATGAACGCCTCGCCACCTAGATTCTGACGCATAGCCCAGGTACCTTCAACTGAGAAGTCTACCCCGTTAACTATGATTCTTAAGGCATCTGTTGGTGCTGTGCCTGTGACAGCACCGTTGACCACGCTGCTGATGCCGCCGGAGCCATCTACTGTGTTGACTACGATAGTAGCATCATTGGCAGGGGATGCGCCGTTGGCAAATGCTGTGCCCGGAATGGTCAATACATCGCCAGGTACATAGTTTAAACCAGCAGTATAATAGCCACCGTAACTAAATGCTCCAGTTGTTTGATCAACATAGATAGCGAACTCAACGCCCGAACCTACATTGAAGTTTGTTCCTGAAATACCATTGTAGATTGCGCCAGGACTAGCACCGGCGTTTGATGTTCCTTCAAAACTAACACCTGTGATTCCGCCGTCACCGTCTACACTGGTTACCGTAATAATAACATCGTTTTCTGGTGTAGTTCCACCTAAGTCTGCGCCCGATAGTTTGATCTTGTGACCAACACGATAGTTAGTACCAAAGGAAAATGGCGACGCTGCCGCATAGACTTCACCAGGTATGGCTACTGTTACACTGAATGTTGCTCCCGAACCCTGTCTAGTAGTGGCAGTTATGTAGTTGTATTGGTTTACAGCATCTACATTTTCTTGCGAAGTAATACCTGTACCAGTGATCCAGAAATCATAGTATTGATTATACTGATCAGCACCTGGATAGTGTTCTGGATCTAGATTAGATTTGAGAATGTCAAAGTAACCGTTGTAACCTGCTAACAATGTTAGGTTTCCAAACTCAGTGTACTCACCAAGTTTTTGTCCCACGATGGCTACACCAAATTCTTTGTCGTAGGTACTGATGCTGTTGGGATAGATATCCGCATCGTCAGTCAATGTTACAGTTTCATTGATCGTACCAGTCCCTGGATCCATTATATAGACATTGCTCCAGTTCCAATATGAGTCTACATTGTCGCCTATCTCTGGATTGTACTCTTGTACAACAATGACTTTGTTATTAAAGTCATCGTAGGAAATGGCCACTGTGTCTCCGGGCACTCCGTTGATATTAGCAGTTAGGTTAGTAAATGTTCCAGACAAGCCATCAACATTGTATCCTGGTTTGATGCTGGCTGTAAGAATTCCACCGGTTTCGTCTATGCTGTCTACTACCACAAAGAATTTGTTAAGTAGTTCGTTACCATTGATCTGCCACCCGTAGAACACCAGTTCTTCCCCTACCTTATAATCAACACCTGCCAAAGCGATAGAATCTATAACAATCATTCCTTCGCCTACAGAGATGTTGAACTGTGCGGCGCGGCCTGCTGTAATCTGTTTGACCCAAATTTGAGCACCTGTTTCAAGATCAAACTTGTAGACCTTGACTTCGTTGTTGTTATTGTCGGTGAAATAATCACCGCCTAGAACATAGGCATGCTGTCCGCGGACTACAACTGACTCAAACCATAGTTCGTCGCTGTTATTAGGACGAGCGCCTACGAGATTGACGAAACCTCTTATTGTGTTTGGTATAGAGGGTGTGCCAACATCGCCTGGGTCTCCCTTGTCTCCTTTAGGACCTGGATCTCCTTGTGGACCTGCTGGACCTGGATCTCCTTGTGGACCTGCTATCCCGTTAGCCTCTACATCGGTTAGATAAGGCAGATCTTGCCAGTTATCTATTCCGTTACCAACTTTAATTTTATTATTGGTAACATCGTATGCTGGCTCTCCGTAGGCTAATACCGGGTTAGCGTCGAACCAATTTTGATATGTATCTCTTCTTAATCTAATTTGTGCCATTTTATGCTCCGCCTCCGTCTATGATCATTTCGGCTATATAAACTGTGAAGGCGTTACCTCCATCTATTTCTGTTCTTTGTGTTACATATTCTTGTACGTAAGTTTCTGTAGCGAGATTAACTGCTGTTGTTACAGAAGTGTCTGCGCCAATAACTAGGGTATTACTAGCAGTATTAATTCTTAAGGGAACACCACCTATGTAAATTGTACTTGTTCCTACATATAGGCTGCGCCATTGATTAGTTGGGCTACCTAGATCGTATTCTAAATCTGTTTTAGGTACAATACTGCCCGGAGTATTCAATGTACCTGTTTGATCAAATTCCCAATGTCTATGTATACCGTCTAAAGACCTAACGTCAATAGTAACTGTACCGCTATGGTTTTGTAATCTAATAGTTGCCGTACTATTATATGCAGGTATCGATATTAATGCGGTTGATGTTCCAAAACCTTGTGAGTTAGATATAGTTGCGCCGTTGCCATTTAAAATAATATTGTTAGAAAAATGGAAGTTGGCTGCTGCGGCTACACGAGCAACACCGTCTGTAATCAATAACGTGTGCCCGTCAATTTTAATACCACCGAGGGTTGAGGTTGTAGCCACAGGTAATACATAGTTTGTTCCTGTACCTGTGTTAATGTTGGCAATCGAGTTTTCTAATGTTGCAAAGTTACTATTAATCTTAGTAAATGCTACTCTTAGACTGTCGCCATCACCTGCGTTTGGGCTAGAACCGGTGTTGACATAATAAATGGTCATGCTGTTTTCCCGTAATTTACCATATTTAGCACACCATTTTATAATCCGAATGTAAATACACTGTGTTTGTAGAAATACAAAAGATCAAAACTGAATACAACCGTTTGAGCAAACATGGGAGGTCACATACCTATTGCAGATACAGGACGGTTGCTATCCTTCTCTGTGACGCATGCCAACAAACATTCCAAAGAGATCTAGGTAAGACGGACAAGAAGCGATTAAGCAACCGCTATCAACATGTCTGCAATAGTTGCGACCAAAAAAAGTTTGCCCAAAGTGTAGGTGTAGAAGGGCGTAGATTTTGGAATATTTCCGCAGATTCAGATATAAACATTGCTTGACATATTGGTAAAAAGCCAGTATAATAGAAATGTTGTTAAACCAACCCCCATAAATATTATCATGACTTGTTTAATACTAAATGCTGACGCATCTCCAGTAAGTATGCTTCCACTTTCCACTATCGGGTGGGAAGAAGCAATTCGTTACCTTGTCACAGACAAGGCTGTCGTACTGGAATGGTACGACGATTGGACTGTCCACAGTCAACGTTGGGAAACCAAAGTTCCTGCCGTTATGATGCTGAAGGAATTCCAAAAGAAGAAGACCACTGTTCGCTTTTCTAAGCAGAACGTGTTCCTTCGTGACGGATACCGCTGTGTCTACTGCGAAGCAGAACTGAACCGTAAGACTGCTACTCTCGACCACGTTCTACCATCTAGCCACGGTGGTAAGACTGTTTGGGAGAACTGTGTTACGGCCTGTGGTCCTTGCAACGCAAGCAAAGGTAACAACAAGAAGATTGTCCCAAAGAACAAGCCTTACAAGCCTAGTTACTTCCAACTGGCTGACAAACGTAAGCGGATGAAGTGGGATCTACAACATCCAAGTTGGGCAAACTACTTAGAATAAAAAAGGACCGAAAGGTCCTTTTTTTATGACCCAAATTTTAGTAAAAATAGGGTTCTGTCTTTTTCTTTCTGGAAAACAAATTCTTTGCATCCGGTGGGCAACATTCTGCCTTCCCAGGTATTCTTTCCGAATGTACCGTGGCACCAAGATCTAATATGTCTATAGTGGGCTTCTGAACCCCATTCGATATCATTGTTAGATTGTGCTGCCTCTTGCCAACGCCAAAGGTTGGTTCTAGGCACTTCAGCCAGGTACCAGCCTGACCGCACAAAAGTTCTAAAACGCCGTTTCATTTGCTACGGTATACAATACGACCTTTAGTTAGATCGTATGGGCTCATTTCAACTCGCACAGCATCGCCTGCAAGGATCTGAATTTTGTTTTGACGCATTTTGCCCGAAATGTGTCCAAGGATTGTTGCTCCGTGATCGAGCTTAACCCTAAACATAGCGTTAGGTAGGACTTCTTCAACCCTACCCTCCATCTGAATTGCTTCTTCTTTGGCCACGATTAAATTTTATCTCCTTTCAAACCGTTAATAACCATTTGTTTTGACCGTTCTCTAAGGTCGGCCTCCTCTGCCTGTAGCATTTTGAATGCCATCAAATTCATAAACTCGTTAAGAACCTCTTTACCTTCATCTGTAAAGTGACTGTATTCGGCCCCTACTGTGCTATGATAATAATACTTACGGTTATGCAATATCTCTGTTATGCCACCATACGTAAAATCTTTTAATGCACTTTTGTCCATATTAAATTTTTTCACCTGCTTTAAAACCACGGAATCGGAGGAAACGCGGAAACCGTAGGCTGTATACATCTTCACTATCTTGGCTCCGAGTTGCCGCATCTGCTCGGATTTCAATAATCTGACCAACCAGATCGTCCTTGCCAGCCCAGTATTCGGTACGTTGATCATCGGTAAAGCCCGAGCCAACATTGACGCGAATCTTTCTTCCATCATCTTCACCTTCACAGATAAGAGCACCGAGGCGACCTTCATTCTTGCCTGTACCTTCTTCAACGGCTGTGACAGCCAAACTGACTTCAATGAAAGGCTTTTGCTTGAGCCAACTTGTGCTTCGCTTGCATTCATATACTGCTTCAGGATCCTTGATCATAATGCCTTCGAAGCCCTGTTCGATGGCGTTTTTGTTAAATTCTTTAAACTGGAGTTCGCCAACATATTCGTCTAGATTAATCTCAATCTGCGGAATGATGTCGATGTGCCCTGCTTTATCAAAAACAGGCTTGAGTGTTTTGAGTAGATTAGTACGACGGCGCTGTCCCATAATACTCTTGCCCTTCTTAAACTCGCTAAGAGGAAGGATATCAAACAGCATGAGACGAGCGTCCTGAGCCTGCACGTTATCTTTACGGTGAACCTGCTTCATAAGATCTTGAAAACTCTTTGAAACAACTTCGCCGTCAAGAACGTAACTGCGGCCGATTAGATCGATGTTAGCCAGCAGGCCTTCTGTAATGTGACCAAAGTTCTCTAGCACCTTACCGTTACGGGTGTACTGAGTCACAGTCTGTGATTCGCAGTCAACCACAGTGATGCAACGAACACCGTCTAGTTTGGGTTCGAGCAGTTTCTTGCCTGTGATTTTCTTTTCGTGATTGGCACCATCGTGTGCAAGCATACACTCGAACACAGGTACAGCATTTTTCTTAACCTTGTTAACAGTCTTTTCGCTTACACCGCAACGCAGATCCTTGATAAGGATACGACGATACCAATTGTTCCATTGGTCCTTGCGGCTAGCCATAAGTGCTAGTTCAATTGCTGAACGGGCATCGTCACCGGTGAGTTGGCGTGTGCTCAACAGATGACACAGTTCTTTAAAGGCAACCCAGGGAAGTCCCTGTCCGTCGGGTCCGCTATGGCTTGGGACCTTTTTAACACCAAATGTGATGTAGGGACTAAGTGCTAGTTCAAAGCCTTCGAACAGTTCTGCATTGTCCAAATTGGCTTCGATAATTTGTTCTTTGTTGATACGGCTGGAATGAGTTTCCAGGTCGGAAATAACTCGTTCGCAAGGATTCATGTGTGTTCCCATGTGTGTTTACAATATTAATATTGTATGGGAAATTGAGCCAAATGTCAAGAAGTTTTTTACCAAAATCATACACTAAAACTACTGCCGCAACCGCAGGTACTTTGGGCTTGCGGATTGTTTATAGTAAAACTACTGCCCATAAGTTCTTCTTTATAATCAATTGTTGCGCCAGAAAGGTACTGCATACTCATTGCATCTACTAGCAGAGTCATGCCCGGACGTTCGATTACAAAGTCGTCTTCGGCCTGTTCTTCGTCAAATGTAAATCCGTATTGGAATCCACTGCATCCTCCGCCTTGTACAAAAGTACGAAGTTTAAGTTTTGGATTGTTTTCTTCTGCTAGAAGATCAGTAATTTTTTTAACGGCTGTTTCTGTAACTTCGATCATACTCTAAAACTCTCCCCGCAACCACAACGATCGCGTTCATTTGGATTCTTAAATTCAAATCCTTCATTTAGTCCTTGCTTGACATAGTCAATAGTCATGCCCTGCAAATATGGACAACTCTTTGGATCTACGAAAACTTTACATTCTCCGCAGTCTATACATTTATCATCTGGGCCAGGTGTGTCTACATATTCTAGCACATAGGCTAGACCACTACAACCTGTAGTTTTGACACCAATTCTAATTCCAAGACCGCGTCCGCGTTTCTTTAGAGTTTGGTTTATTTTTTTAGAAGCAGACTCAGTTAGTGAGATCATGTTTCTTTTTATAATCTTCTACTGCGGCCTTGATAGCATCTTCGGCTAAAATACTGCAATGAATTTTAACTGGCGGAAGGGCTAGTTCTTCAGCAATCTGGCTATTACGAATGTTACTAGCATCATCCAGATGCATTCCTTTAACCATTTCAGTGACCAGGCTCGAGCTGGCGATTGCGGAGCCGCAACCATATGTCTTAAAACGAGCATCTCTAATAATACCATGTTCATCAACCTTTATCTGTAACTTCATTACATCTCCGCAAGCGGGGGCTCCGACCATACCCGTGCCTACATCAGTGTCGTTCTTATCAAAAGAGCCAACATTTCTAGGGTTTTCGTAATGATCTACAACTTTATCACTGTATGCCATGTTTAGTCCTTTTCGTTAGAAGTTAAACAATACTCGCACTCACATTCTGTACAATAATCACATTCTAGACAACTATGACCGCAGTGCATATCGCACCCGCATTTGCACTTTCTTGTATACCTTTTATAGTTTTCAAAAGAAAGATTATTTTCCGTCATAGTCTTTTACAGGGCCGCCATGGATCTCGCTTTTTGCTCTGCGTCCTTTTAAGGATTTACCACTACCCTTAACGCCTTGTTTGCCGGTGCCATCGGTGTGATCGCTGTCGTGTTTAAGCAAACCTAAACTAACGCATTGTGAATAACGAACATTGCTAAGGCGAGAATGGCCCACAGAGCATTGGCTGGCTGTGGGCGCTTTGAGTTTCTTTTCTAAAAGATCTTGTATACGCATTCACGTATTTATTATTTGAACAAGATGAACCCCATCAGTACTGTCTGTGCCAAAAAGCCCATACAGTTAGTTGCGATATACAAATAGTTCTTTTCAATAAGACTTTTGAAGAACAGCGTAGTTAGCGCGGCCCAAACAAACATCATAAGATCAATTGATGGTAATTTGTCGTTCTGAGCCAGTAAGACTGCAACTAGGGTAGGTACGCTGGCCAGATGCAATAGGATAATTGTAATCCAGCCTAGCGTATTTGCACTAACATGCCCGAGATGGGTTTTAGCAAACGTAATCACATGATTAATTGGCACCGAAACAACGTTAAACATATTGACTAAAAGTTTCATGATTTTCCTTATTTGTAAAAAATGTGATTGCCGATTTTAGCGATGCGTTCGCGTTTCCAGCCCGGATTGATATAGTCACCGTGAAAGTACATGGCTTCTTTTAGACTAGGCAGTCTAAACCCTTCTAGCAGAACTTTTTTGGCTACTTCCATACTCTCATTGTAATTTGCATTATGCATAGGGCGTGTTAGCAGTGCCCTATCGCAGACCCAACTAAATTGGCATAGTACTTTTTCGTAGACTATGTTCTTTTGGTAGATAGTTTGACAGATATCTTCAGGATACTGTCCACTCTCTGTTCTATTCAGAGTTACCTGTGCCACAGCGACCTTACCCTCAAAGGGTTGGTTCCCGGCTTCGTAGTAGATATTTTTAGCAAGACAGGCCAATTGCCTTTCTCTCACTTTGGCTGTAACGTGGCTTGATTCCACATCAGCAGGACCATCTAATTTAAAATTGATAGCCCACAATAGTAAAGAAACAGTTAGGAATACACCTAAAGCCATTAAACATGCACTAATGGCTTTGACAGCAACTGAGTTGACCTCAACATCACTATCGTTCCTTTCTAGCGTAATTTCAGTCATAAAGACCTCCTTTTTCGTTAGCGGTAAGAATAGTTATTCAACTAAGCCATAAGTTTAGCGAAAAGAGGTACAAAAGTCAAGTTTTTTGGTAAAAATACATTATTTTTTACCAATTAACATGTATCTTGAGAAGCCACCGACATCGTATTTGAAATCTAGTTGGCCAGAGTAAAGAGTTTGACTAAGGGGAAATGTTTTCTCAAAGGTTTCAAGACAATCGAAATCTACACAGTGATCTTCGTGCAGCATGTTGTTTCCTTGTAGAACAACAATCATACCTTTGGGTATGTTGTGCCACCATTCCATGCTTTTAAAATGCTCTGTGCTGGTGTTTATAATCATGTCAGGGCACATTAGAGCGGGCTGTAGAAGATTGCAATCGTGTGTATATGCTTTAAAGGCCCATTCTCTCCAAACCCAATTTTCGTTAAGCATGTCTGCTTTGCGCTCACACTCGGGATCAATATCCCAACTACGTATTTTATCTATCTTGATGTTATTTCGAGATCGGAGTAAGAATGCGGTCATACCGTACCATCCGCCGTAGAGCCAAATCTGATCAATCCTATCAAATAGTTTCTCTACTTCTTCGCAGAGCCAGAGTTTGCTACCTATCTGGCCGCTGCTAAATGCATCGGTCTCAAAAGGAAGATCAAACAAGTAGGTCATTGTACGTAGTATAGTTCTGGATACTCTACAAGAACATGAACACCACCGGTATGATATGCATCCTTGTAGGTTTTGAGAATATGTGCTGTATCTTTTAGATCATGAAATTTAATGTTAGGGCACATCGACCTGAACTCGTCAAGGTAGTTGCCCTTATGTTGATGTCCGGGATCAAGCGGCTTGTCGCTGCCTTTTCCCAAACGGATTAAGATGTTTGCACGTTTGCCAGTCATTAGTTCATACTTGTCTATATGGTTAACAAGTTGATTAACAGCCAGCACAATAAAATCCCAACGAGGGTAGAATGTGATAACAGTTTTTCCTGTCATTGCAATGCCTAGAGTCATGCCCATTTGTGTTTCTTCCATTACAGGCAGTTCTACCATCTTATCTTTAGATACGTTGCCTAGCGTAGTACTCATTGGATTGCCTGCATAAACAATCTGCTGTCCTATGAACACTGTATTATCCTGCTCTCCTAAGAAAGTCATTGCTTCAGTTAGTGCATCCTTGTAAGGACTAAGTTGAGGTCCGCTCATTGCATATCTCTTTCAATTCTTTTAATAACGTTTTCGGCCATTACTTGATGGCATGTTAAACTAGGGTGGTGATCCTTTGGAGTCTCGACAAACTCTGTTTCGTCCCACTTAATGGTTAGCTCAGGATTGTATCCTTTATTCTGCATGGTACCTGGGCTCATGAGATCTTCAATACTCTTATAGTTAATACCCTTATAGTCAAAGGTAATAAACCGTTCTTTGAGCCAAGGATCCTTTTCAATGTAGGGAAGGTATTCGCTAGGCCAAGTAAACAATAGAGTTTTTACGCCGTGTGCTTCGCAGTCCTGCAGGAACCTCTTTACATTATCTAGTCCGCCCTGAATGTACTGCTGAATCCATGTACCTAAACTTAGTTTCTGCACTTCTAGCCATTTAAAGAACTTATCTCTATACTGTTCTTGATGCGTACAATGGAACGGTATGTTGTGCTTTTCGGGATCTCCTTCTAAGATCATTTCAAAGTTATCACGCTGCCACTGTGTTAATTGAAATACAACATGCGACACATCTGAATATTCTACCTTTGGAATAGTGTGGCCACCGTACCAAGCATTAGGATCTTTGTTTGTAAAAACATTCTCCCACCAATGTACTGCTCCCTGATTAGACCCGCCGTTCTCTGGGTGTACAAATTCGTAGGTATTGAAATGATTTGCTACAAGCCTAGGATAGCGTACACTTTCTTTAAACTTAATGTGGGAATGCTTGACTAAATTTTTATCGTAATGGTCTGGTAACGGCTCGCCTAGGGTGCTCAGGTTACTGTAGTAGTATAACCCTTGTCCCCAAGTAAAACTACAGCCTGCAAAAACCATGCCTTTGATTACACGGCTATCCGGTTTGCTTTTCATAGATTAAAGTGCTCCATAATTTCAAATGCTAGAGATTTTAAAGGCAACATTGCTGGGTGCTTTCCATTATAGAATTTCTGAGTATCCTTTGTTGCTGCAATTATCTGCTCTTTAATTTTTAGTTCTCGGTCAATAATCTCGTTAGATATAGCAGGCCAGTCCCATAAAGACCCCTTGCCCTGCTCTAGGAATTCAAACGCTTGACTCTCAGGTATATCAACTCCTGCTATCTTAGCACGTAGGTTATCTATCCTAAACTCTGCCCAATCTAACAAATGTTTCTTAGTTGCACGTAAAGGTGCATGACCTCCGAGGATAGCCCACTTGGTGTTAGGAAATTGTTTCTTTAGATCAGACACATAATTGTACATCCGCTCTGCCGTTATGTCTATAACAGAATCAAAATCCATTGTTTCAAATAACTTAGTCTCAGGGGGTATAAGGTCTCTAACTAGTTCAGTATGGAACCAGATAACTAAATCAATTTCAAACTGCGTACCTTTGACTGCGTTCATGAAAACTTCAGCCTGTGTTAATTGATAAATGTTTTGGTTTCCGCCCCAGGCTTTATTAAACGTAGGGTGTCCTTTCTTAAGGAACTGGTATTCAAACCATTCAGTAATGCCTCTGTTGTGAGACCAAGAGTGGCAGGGAACTATTCCCCAGGTGTCACCTAAAATTAGTATATTAGCCATTTTGTCTTTCTATGTGTTTAATAACAGTATCAGCAATTAATCTATGACACTTTAGACTAGGATGTTGATCTGCAGGAGGAACTTCGAAGTATTCTGTGTCAGTTTCTAAAGTGAGTCCATCTTGTTTATTGTCTGCCAATAACTGTTCGAGGCATTTCCAATTCTTTCCTTTATAGTCAAAGGTAATGAATCGTTCTTTAAGCCAGGGATCACTTTCGATGAATTGAATCAATTCAAAAGGCCAACACCATATCGAAGTCTTTATTCCTTTGCCTTCTAGAGTTTGTAAGAACGACTTCACAGTCTCTACATCTCGTCTCATGATCGTTTCGTGTAGCACACCCATCTTAGGACTATTAAAATTTCCCTGCAGATCACATCTATTCTCAAACCAATCTTCCCAGTATTGCTTGAAAGGTCCAGTTGGATGACTTAGTTCCTGCACCGACTTAGTTAATGTTTCGCCTGTATTAGTTGTAATTGTAAAGTAAGAACGCCACCACTGTGTAAATTGAAATACAAAATGCGAAACTTCACCTTCATGTATCGGTGTTGTTAAACAGGTTTTGTTTATTTCATTAAATGAACGCACTTTGTAAGGACGAGGATGACTAAATGATCCTTTCCAGAACTCTACTATCTGATCGTTAGCACCACCATTCTCATAGTGTGTAATAGGCACAGTATTAAAGTGGTCGGCTACTATTGTAGGCCAACGCCATTTTTCTCTAAAGGCATGATGTACTACTCCGTGCATGGCTGCATTATAACCATAGTTACCGTCCTCTTGGAGAGAATCGATGTTAGAGTAATACCAAAGACCTTGTCCCCAAGTAAAACTACAACCAGCAAACACCATTGCCTTAGTCTTAGGTTTGTCCGCTCTTATCTTCATCTTTGTTAGTCCAACTAATTTCCCAGTCCTTAAAATCCGCTGCTAGGCAATCAACTTTGTAATCTAATCGGCCTCCGACAATTTCTTGAATCTTGTTCTTTCCTGTATTTCGAATTCCGTTGAGGCCATGTGTTAACGCTAGGTCACCTTCCTTCATACCTCGACGATAAGCGGATTCGTTGTGCCAAATATGTAAATTCATTTGACTAACAACTACAATAGCACGAATAGTTTCTGCTGTAATTTTTGCATTCGTATCGTTTAGTATGACCTGTATGTCATGTACAATGTCTGCAATTTCTTGACTATATTCTGCTTTGTGTTCAGGGATAAACACTTCTTTTAATTGCACAATACTTAAACGATCAATAAGATCGCCTAGTGTGTGCTGATATCTTCGTTCGCTCATAGGTTTGTAAAACTCCTGTTGTTGTTAGTTATTATCAACGGATAAGCGTTGATCAACTGTTTGATACCGTAGTCAAGGCTAAACATCGGTTTGAACCCTTTGCTTTCTATTTTTTCGTTAGAAACAATGTAGTTACGTTTGTCGAAGTCCTGCTTATAATCGTCAGTCTTGATTACCAAGTTTGGTATGTACTCTTTAATTTTCTCAGCAAGCTCTAATTTGGATAGATTCGCATTACTCAGTCCCACGTTAAATACCTGCCCACGACAAGTATTGTATTCCTGTATCATGTGTCCAAATACTCGAGCAATATCACCGATGTGAATATAGTTACGTTTGAAATGTGGCTCAAACAGTACAAGGTATCCGTCTGTCATTGCCTTATAGACAAAGTCATTAACTAATAGATCCTGTCGCATTCTAGGACTTACACCAAACACTGTTGCTAGTCTCAAGACAACACCGTTACCATTTTTAAGAACGTAGTCTTCTGCATCGCACTTAGTTTTAGCGTACAGGCTTAGAGGATTGAACGGGCTTTCTTCTGTTATGATTTGATCACTAGATCCGTACTGACTGTTAGTATTAGGAATGATAAGTTTTTGATCAGGTCGCAGTACATCAACAATATCAACAATGTGCTGATAGTTAACATCAACGGCTAACTGCGGATTATCCTTACAGGCAGGCATTCCTACTATTGCTGCTAGAGGAATGATAATGTCATGCTCTTTTACTAGAGCCTGCAATCTTTCTTTGTCTCTAACATCGCCCTTAATAAATTTAAAGCCCGCTCTGAACACATGCAGTAGAGAAGTCTGCTTGTACATTAGGTTATCATATACTGTAACTTCGAAAGAGTTTAGCAGGAATCCTGTTAACACAGATCCTAAATAGCCTGCGCCACCTGTAATCAAAACCTTATTCATCTTTAGCCTTTATTAAATTCGTCCTTGTTTGCCAAGTACCAATCGTGTGCTTTTTGTAGACCTACGTGCAATGGCGTTTTGGCACTCCAACCTAGATTGTTTTTAATCTTGTTAGAATCAATCCTTCTAGTTGGAATCATGCTAGGCTTACCTTTTACATATTCAATAGGATTGTTATTATCAACAAGTTGTTTCATAGTAAACAATACATCGTTAACTGAGTAAACAACATTACTTCCAATATTGTAAACATCGTAAGAGTCCTGCTTTTCGATCACTAGTTGAAGTGCTTCAACAAAGTCATCGATGTACAATAGATCACGTAGTTCAGTACCGTCACCCCATACGGGGATAGGATTCATGTTGTCTGCAACTTTACGGATAGTTGCAGGAGTCACGTGACACTTAGCAAAGTCATATTTGTCATGAGGTCCGTATAAGTTAGCAGGACGAATAACCACTGTGGTCATAGGATTAGGCAGATACTTAGCATATAGTTCACACTGTACTTCTGCATAACGCTTCATCCATCCTACAGGAAAATATACAGGATAAGGCTCATCGAATAGGAAGTCTGTTTCTACAACCGGTTCGTCGCCCTTAGGAGGATAGACTGTATTGCTACTAATGAAGATATACTTCTTAACCTTGTTACGGTAAGCACTGTCGATTAGAAAGTTGTTCATAGCAACGTTAGGTGTAACATGTGCTAACGGATCTTGTACTGTATCAACTGCGTTACTGGTACTAGCGGCAGCATGAATTACAATATCAACATCCTTAGTAACTGCTAAACAATCCTTATAGGTTGTTAGATCTCCTGTTACATATTCAACGATGTCATGCTTAATTCTAGGCTGGCGTGTGTGAATATGTACTCTAATGTTACTGTAACCGTCGTCTACTAAACGGTTTGTTAGGTTCTGTCCTACTAGTCCAGAGCCCCCTGTGATTAAAATCTTTAAGTCTTTCATTAATATCCCTTTGGTCTAATATCGTTAGGCATTCTATCTATGTTCCAAACAAACGAGATATAGCATCGTCTGTCGAACTTATCCTTTACTGGCAACACTCCGTGAAACGGATTATGGTTGTTAAAGTCTAGCAAAGCCACTTTGCCTCTAACTGGCGGGCACTTGATTGCCCGATCAATATCTTTTGTTTCTTCGTCGCCCATAACTGCGAGTTCACCAGAACTATTATACTGGTCTTCATGTGTTAAGTAAAGTAATACAACACAGGTTCGTCCTTGGTTTTGTCCATCCCTGTGAAATTCAGTATGATCGCCGTCTAAGTATGCAGATATAGCATCCTGATGATGAATGTTCTTTAGTTCTGGGTAGAAGTTAGGTAAAAATTTATTAACTACTCGTCTAAAATTTTCTATTAATTTTGAGTTCGAGTTTGACTCGTACCATCTTTGAGAAATGTGTACTCCTGCATCTTTGGCTTTTTGCAACAGGCGATCTCTTTCACTTGCAGGGCTTTTAAAAGGCCACTCTGGATCATTATGGAATCCTACAACAGAACAAACATATCTAAAGGTGTCGTCGTTGATAGGAACAGAACATGCGCTTTCTGCAAGTTGTTCAAACTCAGCAAGGTCTTCCTTGCTAAGGAGATCAGCAAGGTTGTAGATTCCGTAACCTGTGTTGTGATATTGATCGTAGTCAATCATTTCTTATTTCCGTAGGCAGCAATAACTTTTTGCAGTCCTTCTCGTAAAGTTGTAGTAGGTAGTATTCCATACTTCTTTTGCTTTTTAGAGCTTAGACAACGAAGCATATCACCATTAGGCTTTGTTTCGTCCCAAACAATAGTTTTTGTCTTGCCTGTTTGTTCTTGATATAGATCAACTATTGTTTCAATAGTTTCCTTGATTGTAACTGCTTTTCCGCAGCCAAAGTTAATAACATCGTTAACTTCTTTCTTAACTGAATCGATTACGGCTTGTGCAACATCGTCACCGAATACAAAATCCCTGCGGGCAGATCCGTTCCCCCAACAAACAATTTCATCGCCTTCAGTGTTAAACACCTTCCATACGTTAGCACCAATAACTGTTGCGTCCTGTGCAAAGTTATCTTTAACACCGTAAATATTGGCGGGGCGAATTACTGTCCACTTATGCCAATCGTGTTGAACCTGTAAAGATTCTATTGCTAGTTCGCCCATGCGCTTGCTCCATCCAGGATACCAATCGTTCTTGCTGGGCATTGTAGACCAAACAGTATCTTCTTCCATAACATCTGCAGGCTGATAAACACCTACCGAAGATGTATAGACAAACCATTTAACCTTTGCATCAAATGCTGCTTTGATCATGTTAGTATTAAACATCATCATAGGAAACAGATAGTCTGCTGGTTGTTTTGCGGCACGGCTAGGACTGCCTTTGATACCTGCAAGGTGTAAACAAATATCCACTTCGGTTGAGAAGAGACTTTCGCAGTTGTTGAAGTAGGTTAGATCTAACTGTCGTAGGGTAAGTTGACCGATAGGATACTTTGACTTTAATTGATGTAGTTCGTCGCTGATCTTAATATCAACTGCAATAACTTCTTTGGCGCCTTCTTCCAAGCACTTAACTACAGTAGGGTATCCGACTAGCCCACTAGCGCCAGTAATTACAACTCGTTTGTCTTTAAACTCCATGATCGTGCCCTTCAAATATATTCTGTAATGGATTAAAATCTTTAAATGTTAAGAAGTGTTGTTGATTATAGATCAGTATGTCAGTAACTGAATGATACCAATTGTGTAGTTCTTCCTTTGACATTTTTGCAAAGCGTAGAATCTCTGCTGTAATCATAGCAAATCTCTTTTTTGGATCAGGTTCAAGATCGTAACTCTCATCTATATAACCATCAAATGTTTTAAATCCTAACCGTCGTAGTTCTTCAAGTCCCTTATAGTTTCCTATATAGATAAACGGTTGCAGGTTTAAAATAGGTCGGAAGGTCTTCTCTGACATAAATGGACTACCGTGTGCATCGAAGCAAGTTTCCGAAGTTATATGCAGATAAGAGTCTGCATAAAATTCTTTCTTGTTGTTTTCGTTTGTTTGGAAGCCTTGCTTGCCATCTAGTGTTAGATCCTGTGTATCTACTTCATACGGGATCATGCTTACTATCTTCGACGCAAGTATTAAGATGTCATTGTACGAGTCATCAATTAGAGAACGCAGGTCATCGATATGATGGCGAGATACCCCGTGTATGAAACTAAACGTACTATCACTTAATAGGTCGTACTTGAGTGCTATATAAGCAATGGCTAACCTATGAGGTCTATTCATTGTTCTATTCCAGCACAGGAATCTCTTAGGTCTAATCCTAGTATTGTCTAATTCGTGTACACGAGGATAGTCGCAAGGGTAACCTAGAGAACTTCTTTCTATAGGATACTTGTCTGCAATCTCTGCTTGTTGTTGCAGCGAAGCATGGGCAGTTACCTGTTTTAATCTACCCGAGTAGTTGGTAAGCGTGTTACCGAACGCCACATATATGTTCGAGGGATCAATCCCGATACTACTTAATCCTTTTTCAATATAGGCTAATGTATCTTTACCATATGTTGGTTCTGTCGTACTGGCTATTAAGATCTTTAATTTACCGGATCGCAAATGTTCTAGCACTACTGGAGGTAATGAATCAACAAAATTATATTCTATCTGCTGTCCGTCTTGGGTAAACTTAAATCCAGAATAGAAGTAATTGATATTCTGTCCTTCTACTTCGTAAGGATAAAAATATAAACTATCGTCGTCGGCAATCCGGTCATGTGAAATAATATTTTCAGTGCCGTAGTGCTTTTTAAAATAATAATACAGGTTTGAATGTCTGTATACTATTCCCGAGTCCTTGACTTGAAATGTAGATTCTAATTCTGAAAATCTATCGTAGATGCTGAATGGATTAGCCGTTTCATTTATCGTACTTTCTATCCATTTTGCTACGGTTAAATGATTTCCGTTGGCAACGGGAAGATGGCCTTGGGCACAATTAACCCAAGTTGAATAAACTAACTTATATTTTGAAGTTGCCATAAAGGATTGTATGTTCTAAATGTTTCTAATGTTTGTTGATTATGTATTAATATGTCTCTCATAGAATAGTACCATTCATGCACTTGTTCTATAGGCATATCGGCTAGGCGTAATATTTCCTCGGCTGCTAACTTAAAGCGTTTTACCGGATCTTGTTCGCTGTCATAATCTTCATTAATAAACGGAGCAAATGTTTTAAACCCCATCATTCTCAGTGTATTTAATGATCCGCTGTTACCAAGGTGTATAAAAGGCTGTAGGTTAAGTATGGGTCTAAATGTTTTTTCACTAAAGAATGGGCTAGCGGTTTCTTCAAACTGTGTTTCTGTAACTATATGAACATACGAGTTTATGTACAGATCTTTTCTGTAGTTTGTAACTGTAAAAAATTTAGATAAATCGTCCTGCGGTAAATGGTGTGTGTCTATTTGGTAAGGCACGATTGATCGTATCTGTTCAGCATACTCTTCTGGTAAATCCAAACGGCGCAGTCTGTCTGCGTAATCGTCCTTTGAATTACATAGAAAACTAAAATAACCCTGTTCTAAGAGATTATAACGAACCGCAAGGTAAGCGAGACCGGATCTATTTGACCTATCTAAAAATCTATTAAACGATAGAAACTTTTTTGTTCTAAGAGTATTATCTAAATCCTGTACCCTAACGTAATCGCTGACATATCCTAGCGATGTTTGATAAGGATATCTGGGCATTTCTTCTGCTGTTTGATACGCTGCTAACACTGATTCTAATTGAAGAATATCTGTGTTAATATCTTTACGCACATTTCCCTGTAATAAAACTATTTTGTTGATACCTAAATTAGCAAAGTAAGTTTCTACTTCTTTAATCACAGAAGGTTCTAGTGAAGGATCTACCATATTAACTAGTAACAGTTTTACCTTACCAGACCTTAATAGAGATAACATCCTGCTGCTCAAAGTAGATGCAAAGTTATAAGAAGCAGGAGGATTTATAATAAACTGAATTGTGTTTGATTCTATCTCAATAGGATAAACATAGTTTCCATTGTTTACTTCTTCTTCATTTACAAAAGGAATATTATTTCTCAAGCAATGAAAATAAAAGTTAGAATTTCTAAAGTAATAATGTGAATTAGGATCGTTGTAAAAGAATCTAGTTTCCAAATCATCTAAACGATCAAATGGGCCTTGAGGATTTAATTTTGCTACCTGTGTGACCCAGTGTAGCAAATCTGCAGACATTCCGTTAGGTAAAGGATAATCTGTTCCGTTTGCGGTATACCAATTTGAATATACTGCTGTTAGAACGCTATCCATTTACCTGAGCCGTAGTGAGGATATTTTGATTTGTAGTTGTAGTAAATTACATCTTTAGGAATATCTCTTTTAATATTCCATGTTATTTCAGTAGGTGTGTATGTAGATACACCGTTATCTTCCACAACAAAATAAAGGGGAAGATCAAAGTTTCTCGCATACTTGTGTACTTCATAGAATATACCACTTTCAAAACTCATATCGCCTACAAACACCCACACCTTATCAGTACCGCCGGATCTTTTAATCGAAAGAGCGGTGCCTAGAGCGATAGGCAGTGTCGCAGTTACAATGGCGCTAGAATAAAACTTTTCGTCAATGTTGCACAGTGTAATAGAACGACCTGCAAGGATTTCGCTTTCGATCCAGTTAGGATCTATGCCCTTTAACAATGCATGATAATGACTGCGCCATGTGCTGAATACCCAATCTGTTGTTCTAATGCGTTTGAATATCTCTATCAGTTGCCCTTCATTTCCGTTAGAAAGGTGCACCGGGCCTCTAATTTTAGCATTTTCCCAATGTTCAACTATTTTGTTTTCAAAATTTATTAGATCATCTGCTGTCATGCCATGATCCCGTACTATGCTGTAATGCTTTAAATTAATCATCTGTCTCTCCGTTGCAGAATGGGTGTGTCTGTAGGCCATTCAATTTCAAATCTAATATCATTCCACTTCACTACACCCTGTGCATTTTCGTCTACATAGTCTCCTTCGTAGAAAAGGTTATAATGAAATATACAATCCGTAAGTGCAAAGTGTCCGTTGGCAAAGCCCGGAGGAACCAACACTTGATCTCGAGTACGTTCGCTGATAATGTAGGACTCCCACTTTCCATATGTTGGACTGTTTTGTCTAACATCTAGCACCACAAGATATATTTCTCCCACTAGAGCCTGTACTAACTTCCAAGTCTTTGTGTCATAGTGTAATCCCCTTAAGACACCTTTGAATGATTTACTAAAGCGGCCGTGTACGTTTACCTGTTCTGGTAATAACTGCATAACAGGGTGTGCTGTGCTATGGAATGTAGTAAAGATCTCTCCTCTATATTCTCTATAGACACTGGGACTATAGACAGGTACTTCCTGCCCAAAGGTTTTTAGATACGAGGTATCAAAGTGGTCCCACTGATTTAATTTGTAGTTCATTAGGGGTTCCTTACTCTATTGTGCAAGAAGTTAATAAACTCTGTACTGTGCTTTTCAGTCTGGTAGATAGTCATAATAAGATTATGGTTATGTACTAGGATGTCTTCCATCTGCCAATACCAGTTGTGTAGTTCTTCCTTACTCATACTGCAAAGGCGCTTAACTTCTGCTGCAATCATTTCCATACGTTTAGTAGGATCTTGTTCTAGATCATAACTTTCGTCAATGAAGCCGCTAAATGTTTTAAAGCCTAAGTTTCTAAGTTCTTCTAAAGCACCCGGGAAGGACACTAACAAGAAAGGATTAAAGTTTGCAACAGGTTTGAATACCTTTTCAGTCATTGACTTGTAGATACCGTGAACATAGGTTTCAGTTGCAACATAGAAGTAGGCGTTGGCACTAGGCTGTGCGTGTTTATCGTTCCATCCGTGAACAGTATAAAATGTACTGCCCTGTTCTGTGTTTAGAGTCTTAGGAGTATGTTCGTAGGCTTTTCTGCAGGCATCAATATCGTAACCTAGAGGAAAGCAATTTGCTTTAGAAAATGCAGAATCGAAATTACCAGAGTTGTCTAAACAGGACCAATCTGCTTTGTCTAGTGTTCCGTCTGATGCGAACTTGAACAGCATTGCAAATCTATGATCTCTACCTCGGCGCATAGGAAATACAAAGTAGTTGTCTCTAATTCTATCTTTGCTTTCTCTAAATGTTTTTTCATCGAGCCTACTTTCTTTGTTTGTAGCATAGAAGTAGGATATCTGATTGATAATATAAGGCAAGTTTCGTACCTGTAGGCGCTGTTCGTGAGGAGCGAACCAAGACTCGTAGACCTGCTGTGCATTAAAACTGTTCACAGAAAGAATGATATTCTCTTTTGGAATGCCGCTAGATCTAATAGCGTAGTGTAGATTAGCATAGTCTGTTTGATCAATGAAGTTTTCGTTAGACCAGTCTAAGAAAGCAACAGCATGGCCCGCACGTAGATCTTTGAGTGCTTCTTCACTGATATGTTTCCAGAAGTACTCGCCGTTTAACTTGCTGCCTACATCGTCCGTGCCGGTAAATCTAGAGAAGTGTAGTGTAACCTTAATAGGGTAAACATAACGATTGTACCCTTGCTGTACTAGATCTCTTTTACCAAAGTAAAGGCTATTTTCGTAGATGTCTACTCGATCATTGAAGCAGGGATTTCTAAGGTAAGAACCATTCATGCGTAGGCTTTGAGGCATATCGCCCATTCTGTCGCCGAACATGCGCTTAAAAGGGTTTAACGGTATGTCTAAGTCTTCGTCAAAGAAACTTTCAGTATCTAATCTATCTGAATAGTGTGTATGAATAAAGTTTACAATGCCCATTTCGAGTGGAAGGGCATTTGGTAAAACTGTGTTAGGTAAAACGTAATCGTAAAAGAAAGGTATTCTGTGTTTCATTATATACCTATTTATTGATGAAGGAAAACAGTTCGTCTGCATAGAGACTGTGCGGCTCTTCTCCATGATGCCAGTAGGTTGCCTTTGTGTTTTTATATCCCAGACGATCGTACTTCCAATAAAAATCTTCCTTGCCATCAGTCATATTGAAATAGGTAGTTTGATCAATGAGGCTTAGATAAAATCTAAGATGATCGTCGTCACTGAACATGTGCATGGTGTTGCACATTAGATAAGGTATGTTGTGCAATTTGAAAAAGTATTGCATCTTCAAAACAATAGAGGCGCTGAGTATTTCAAGATACACTTGATTCATAGGATCAACCATAAAGGAATGGCATCGTGCTATGATCTCTTGTTCATCCTTGTGTGTTCCTTTATAGCCAAAGTTGACTCTAAAGAATCCTCTAGACTGCTCTGACAGGAAGTCACTAGAGGTATTCCATTGCTCGTAGTGTGTTGGACGAGTCATAGGAATCTCCATACGTGTGCTTTCGGTCCATGAAGTTAGCACCATAAGATCCTGTGTGTCTGGATCATAGTTCTTATCCATCCACTCTAACACAGTTCTTGCAATTCCTTGATTGGTAGAGCCGCTCAATGCAATGTTAACAGGCCTGCGTCCAAGTTTACCTGCAAGTAGATTACCAAAACTGTGTTGTCTATTGTATGCGCTATCAGAGGTTCCGTCGATTTCAGATCCGGCAGCATGACTACACCCTGATATTAGCAGCAACTTCTCTTTCATTGACTAGCCCTTTTGATCTTATCTAACGGAATTGAAAATACTGATGGGCGCTCAGGAACAGCCATAGCAGAAACATTAGACACTTCTACTTCATAGTCTTTCCAGTTACCCCAATCCCCTGTATCCTGATAGTGATGTTCGAAACTAAAGTCAATTTCTTTGTTCAACTTAAATTCTTCCTGTATCAATTCCCAGAACTCCATATCGCTGCGACCATGTTCAGTAGACCACTCGGGCTTGGCTAGTTTTCTAGCACGAGCGGCTGTATTACTCTTTAGACGTGTAAAGTCTTGAAAGTAGAAAGGACCGCAACGGTCTGGATCTTTTTCTTGATACGGCGGTAGTTTAACCTGTTCAAACTTAAACTTAAAGTCAGCAGTCCATTTGCCATCTTCTGTTATCTTAAATTTAAGTACGGCATTGTACATTCCAGGACCGTACTGGCTACCAAACTCCTTTAGATCTATCTCAGGATTAAAGTAAATTTCTGCTTCATAACCGCCGCGGGCTCTCCACAGCAATCTAAAGAAAGGCCACATCTCATTTACAAGACTATCTGCAAACGGATTGATGTTAGGTTTGATAATGTTATAGTCAAACTTTTCGTAGTTTACATTTTCATTTAACCTTCCGGGCCTATCTAGTGTAATCTTGTAATGTTCCTTTTCTAGATTGTCACGAATAGGATATCCAAAGTCTAATGCAGTTGTGCCGCGCATCATATCAATGAATGTATAGAATGCTTTGACTCTAGACATAACGTGTGTACCGCCTAGTTTGAAATCTTTGGTAATCCAGTGATTCATGTAACTGAAGTCACTCAGGTTAAACTTAGCAGGATTCTGTCCAACAATAGTTTCTGGGCCTAGACCAAAGCCCATGCCAGCGCCAATATTATTAACATTCATATTCCTGATGCGCCACAAAAGAGTCATTGTGTCGGCAAAGTCTTGATGCTGTTCCGTAGGAAACCCAACTATCCAGTTAGTTGCAGCATAGATTCCTACAGACTTACCGTCACGGAAGTTCTGTTCCATCTCTGCAATAGTTACGCCCTTGGCCATATCGTCGAGTACTTTCTGACTACCCGATTCAATACCGTAGTTAAGAATAATGCAACCACCTGCTTTTAGATCCTTGAAGTATTCTAGGTCCATACGGCCGTCGCAACGAGCATAGCCTGTCCAATGTATAGGCAACTTCTTTGCTTCAACTGCTTTGCAGAATGCACGTAGTTCTTTAAGATTACCGTTCACTAGACTGTCAATGAACCAAATAACATCTGTGCCTTTATTGTAGTAGAGCCATTCTACTTCTTTAATAAGATCAACTGCTTGACGCTGACGATACTTCCAGAAGTGTGTTTCTTCACAGAATGTACACTTTGCTGTACAACCTCTGCTGATTTCACTGTTAACTCCGTTAGGAACTTTGTATTGACTAAAGTCGATACTTTCGTAATCAGGCATAGGCAGATCGTTAATGCTGATACGTTGATCTTCAGGTTGCTTAATTAGTTTCTGCCCCGGTTCGGCTTTGCTTTCTTCAATCTCGTCTAGAATGTTTAAAAGGGCCTGTTCGCCTTCTCCTACTACAACGTAGTCATAGCAGTCCGGTGCGGAGAACCAATCCTTTTGTACATTACTTCCGCCAACGGCAATTTTAATGTGGGGTGCTCTGCGCTTTATTTCAGCGGCCATCCAGTTGGTAGGTTGTTCGCTAGTGTAGTATTGTGTAAACCCCACAACATCGGGTTCTAACGCCAGCACTTCTTCGATTGCTTGTTCAAGCAACGGTCCTAACAACGGATGTATGTATTTGTAATAGTTATCTCCTAACCAATGCCATGTGGCACTGGGATTCCAAAGCCTGAACGGAATCCTACGTTCAGGCCACCAAACCTTTTCAAACTCGTTGTAGGCTCTGATATTGAGATCTAATATGTTTGTTTCATAGCCCGCAGTCTTTGCAATACCACTTAGTCTTGCTAGGTTGAAAGGAGGCATGTCAGGCGCCCACTCAGGGCACATAACTAAAACTAACTTTGTCTTTCTTGTTTTATAATCTATGTAGACCGGTGTTGCGTTAGACTGCTGTACCTTTTTTGCATAAGGTGCGATAGCATCCATCATTGCTCGATGGCGTGCATCTTCAACATCAGTAGAAGGACGCTCCGGTATTTCTATTTTATTTTTCTTGAGCGCCTGTAAACCAAAATCCACAATTACTCCTTAACAATTTCTATTACTTTTCTTTTTGGAATCAAAATATCTGTTCCGCAGTGGCAGTGATCCTTTTGACAGATTATTTTCTTAGGTCCGATGTCTAGTGTGTCCCACAGTATGTTACCTAAGACTTTTATCTGTCCGCAGGTTCCCATACTGACCTGTCCGATCTGGTTGATCCAGATACTGTCACCGATGCTACATTCCCAACCTTTAAAAAAGTTCTGTCTTTCTAAGATAATCTCGTTACTGTATACTCCGGTCTTTTCTCCGTTATCCCAGTAGGCTTCTGAGTAAAAAGGTTTCTTAAGGTAAGGCTTAGGAATAGTGAACTGCTGATCAATTGAGTGTTCTTTTAAGAACTGTGTCTTATTAGGATCTTTGTATTCCCAAGGGCCTGCATTTAAACTCATTTCATCAAATAACGGAGTCCACTCAATAAAATAGTTAGGCAGTTCGTCCTTTAGTTTCTTTCCGAACTCTGCTACTTCCCAGAAACGCTCCTCGTGCATAAGCATCTTGCAACTAAAGTAATTAAACTTATCGCAGAGAAATTTAGCATTCTCTAGATACTTTTCCTTATCAGCATATTCTACGTGGAAACTGGCGACTACATCATCAAACAAATGATAGTGTCGCTTCCACCAACTTAGAGGTCTAGAGAAATTAGTGTTAACTGCTACAACAGTATTCGGCAACTTCTCACGCAGCCATTCTATGATAGGAATAAGGTTACGCCATAATGTAGGTTCTCCTCCACTGAAGAAGAACTTAAAGTTCTTATATCCTAGTTCTAGATATTTGTCTGTAATAATTTCTAGGTTATTGATGTAGGTGATTAGGTTATCGTCGTTACGACTATCACCACAGTAGTTACCGGGATTACAATAACTGCACTTGTAATTACAAAAATTGCTTACTTGCCATACTACATCCAAGTATGGCTCGTTATGATCAATCTTTAAGAGTTTTCTTCCACCCATTCGTATACGTCCTCTAGTTCTGGTATCGAATTAATCCAATCTTCTTTTCTGAGTTCATCGGTTTCCTTTTGAATATCAAAAAACTCCTTTAGACCTTCGACTCTTGTTTCACCTTTTAGTGCTTCTTGAACCATAGCAGCCGCGTTACGAACACTTACACTATAGTTGGAATTAGTTTTTATCTTGTTCCACTTTAAGAACAATCTGTCTTTGTAGAAACTTGGTAATATGGCTACATTGGCCCACCAAGGATTGGTTAACATGTTTAGACGCAGACAATCTTCACTGGTTGGATCAATATAATTGTTCTTTACCATGTACTCAAAGAAGTCAGGGAAATGCCATGCATTCCAAACGCTGATCGTCGGCGTTAGATTAAACTTAACATGTGGAACCTGTTCTTTGAGCATCTTGATATTGTTTTCTATTTCTGTCCAATCTGCACCGTGGCGTAGGTATTCAAGGTTCTTACCCATTCCATCGAGGCTAGCAAATATAGCAATGTTCTTAAACTTTTTCCAATACTCAATAACATCTTTACCTTTGTGTTTGAATACGCTGAAGTTTGTAGTGTAGGTTAGACGTATGTCATCGTTACCTAATCTAATCCATTCGTCTAGCATCTTGTAATGCTCAGAAGTAATTAAACTTTCGCCGCCTGCGAAATAAACTTCATCAGTGTCTTTCAAATATGGAACAACTTTATCAAAGAAGGAGCCGTCTTCATTACAGCTCACAACCATGTTATCCATTTTGAAGTATTGCTGCAACTTCTCAACACCGCCCTTGTTATCAATAAACTCTTTTGCGTGTAGACTACTAAACTCCGGTCCGCAACTGCGACACTTGAAGTTACAGATATTGCTCCATCGTATATCTACATATTGTAGTTTAAATTCATCTATGCTGCCATCCTCTTTGGTAGAATTAACCAAATCCAGATTCTTGTTACCTCGAACAGCATTTGCACTTTGACGAAGGCTCCATTGTCCTACTCGTTCGACATCATAGCACCTGTTACAAACATCGCTGAATGTACCTGATAGCATGTTCTTACGCAACTGCTTATATTCTTTGGTATTCATCATTTCAATGATGCTACCCTTATCTGTAGAACTTACAGGCTTATCGCTGTTAGCCATGCAACAGGGAAGAACCTTTTTGTTTGGTAAGGCGTGAAAATGTAACCAAGGCAAAATACAGAATACAGGAGACTCTGGTATCTTATCAATCATCTAACAGTCCTTTCAGTTCAGGGAATACGCTGACAAAGTCTTCGTTCCTGACTGTGTCAATATCCTTAATTTCCTGCTTAAATTTATCTTTGTTTTGATCCCAGGTATTCGCGGCCTCGACCCAATCAATTGCCTGCTTTAAAATACCAGTCTGGAAACTTCTATAACCTAATCCCTGCATCTTGGCAATTACAGATAGCAGGTTCTGCTTTCCCTGCTGTTTTAAATCAATCGGTAGAGCCTGTGCTGCTAAGTGCAGTGGGTCTACCATGTTGTAAGGAGTAAGCTCAATTCTAGACTCCGGTGCAAGTATGCCTACCATATCTAGGTAAGATACAAATTCGCCGTAGGACACATAGTTAAAGATACTTACAACAGAATTTAATTGTAACTTAACGTTTGGTGTGTCACGCAACTTCAATAGGTTGCGTTCAACTTGTTCCCAGTTAGTACCTGTTCTAATATATTCGGCCTTAGCACCAAAGTGATCAATGCTTGCTGCCATTTCAATAGGGTTACTGAACTTAGACCACAACTCGACAATGTCTTTGTTCTTGAACTTTAGGTTGCTGACATTAGAATTGTATTTTAGTTTAATATCAGTTTTACCTAGTCGAATCATTTCTTCTAGTAAGATGTAATGTTCTTCTGTAATCAAAGGCTCGCCGCCTGCAAAGTAAGCATGTTCCATGTAAGGAACATGTTCTAATACTTCACTGAGTATTTCAGTATTACGAGGTAACACTCTTGCCCAAGGCACCTTACGCTTAAGGTCCTCTTGTTCCCACTGGCTACTAAAACTAGCGTTACAGGTCCTGCATTTAAAGTTACAGATGTTGTTGAACCGTAGATCAAAGTAACGCATTTTAAAATGATCTAACGTTCCGTCTTTACGTGTGTTTGCGATAGAATAAGAAGCATGGCTTCCGTACTCTCTGTTGAACCATTGGCGGAAACTGTCTAACTTCTGTTCTTCGTGTTTGTAACAAGCAACACAGGCAGAGTTTTCCTTACCGTTAAGCATGTCTTGTCTTAGAGACTTCATGCCTTCGGAATTAACAATACCGTTTAAGTCTGCTTGCCGTGCAAAGATACCCTTTGCAATGCAGCAAGGATGTGCATCACCGATAGGATTAGTGTGTGCATGAATCCACGGAGCCATGCAAAACACTTTACTTTCAGTTAATAATTTATTCGTATCACTCATTGGCTAGTAATCCACACTGATTGTAAAAGTCCTTCATCTCCGGAAACACCTGCGTAAAGTTTGTGTCTCGTCTTGAATCTAATGCATTGAACCAATTGTAAAAGTCCCGACGTCCTTCAAGCAACTGTTCGTCAGAGTATGTTGCACTTTTCATATAGTCGACGACCCGTCTAAACTTTTCGTATTCTACAGTGGTAAACTTAGAAAGATCGTTGTCGTCTAAGTTGTCTTTCATAAACTGTAGACTATCTTCCATATAAGGCATGAACGCATCTTTAGGAAGAATGTTAATGTCGTACTGCAACGGCTCTTTTAGATACGGAGTATCGAACCTTATCATCTGAGGCTTTTCTGTTTTGTTGTAAGCATTATACTTGCCGCGCCATTCTAATATCTTAGATAACAATTCTTTAAATGTCGTAACAGACATAATATTGAACGTAATCATAAAACTAATAGGCTGGCCGGTCTGTGTTAGGTATGCATCGAGGTTGCGTTCCCATATAGATAAGTCTAGTCCTGTGCGAATATACTCGGCACGAGGACCCCAAGTGTCAATGCTGGTAAACAGTTTGAATGTTTTGATTCCGTTGTTATCAATAATACTGTTAACCTTGCTGATCATTTTATCAACTAGAGCAGGCTTTACACCTAGGTTACTATTGATGTTTAATTCTAACCAAGGTAGAGGTTCTTCTTGTATGCTGTCAAACATCTTCCATGTGCTAGAATGCATTAACGGTTCCCCACCTGTAATGCGAAGGATGGTTAACTCTTTACGCAGTTCTGGCCACCACTTCCACCAAGAATCAACATAGGGGTTTTCTTCTTCACGCTCGTAGATTTTGAGCCAGTCAATATCGCATCTATGATTCTTTACTGTTTCAACAGGACCGTGTTGTTTAATCTCGTTGTAAAAACGGCTGCTGGCCTTAGGATGGCAGTAACCGCATTTAAAATTACACTCGTTACCGAAACTGATTTCAACGTATTCGGGATTAATATTTTGATCCCATGGGCCTCTACTCGCAGTGTTGAACCTATCTTCTGTATAGATCGCAGCACTTCGCAGATGTCTATCACTTAGGTGATCGCCTTTTAGGTTTTCAACGTTCCAGCAATACTGGCAACCTTTTGTCTGCACACCTACTAACATTTCCTGGCGTTCTATTTTCTTAGCCAAGGTGTTGTGCAATGCGCTAGGATCTTTACTGATCTCTTTGATGCTGATCTTATGTGGAGGAGGATGATAACAACTGTGTGTTTCTCCAGTCTGTAGATACAGAGTTGTGTGATACCACTTGGCTAGACAAAACGTTTGACTAACTTCGTTAATAATAGGTATGACAGTTCTTATCCTGCTGTGCAGGCTCGAGTCTTCGCTCATAATTATTTCTTATAGGTTGTATTATATCTTTGCTCTAACCATTCTCTGTCGTTGATCTTAGTTAAAGCATCTGCATCAAACTCGTGTTCTTTAAAGAACTCCATACCCTGCAGAGCACCCGCCATGGCAGCACGGGAGAAAGATAAGTTAGCATCAATATGTTGCCATGCATCTAATCGCACTTTGTGGTTTTCATTTGCATGATCTGTTTGGACATTCAAAGAGAGTTTTACACATTCTCTGAATGCAGTCTTCCAAGCACTGAATTCATCTGTGTTGAACTCTGTTACGTTGCTTACTTCGCTCATTACTTTGATTTTTTCAGAGACGCAGGTAGTCATGTCCAAAGTTCTCCACTTTTTTAATTTTAATAATTTCTCTTTAGAAAACAGTTTAACACCGCCGTGGCCATAAGTCAAATTAGTTAATGGATTAACTGCTGCCCAAATATAGGTACAGTCTCTATCAAAAATACTAGGACGATAGTTAAATTTCCAAGTGTCTATTAAATGTGCATCACCGTCTACTACATAGAACATGTCTGTTCTGGACTTTTTGGCTGCGGCTTTATGTGCGTTTAGGATGCCTTTTACGCCGTCAACACGCTGAGCCCAGGGTGCTTTTTCTTTTACGCGATTCCAATTGTTTTCTGCATTTGGTTCGTTGTAACTGATAAAGATAACATCTAACTGATCTTCGTTGAGTTCTTCAGTGACGTCAAATTCTTTTCGGCCGCGCGGTTCTTCTACATAGCATAAACGAGCGACCTGAATCTTTTCTTCGCCTTCTCTAGATACCCAAACATGTTCATATGCAAGATCGTAGTATTGAACTGCAAAGTTTTCTGGTAACTCGAAAGGAACTGTCACATCACCGTTGAGCTCTAGTTCTCCGCAAGGTTCAATGCTACCTACAATTTTTGTTCCTACTGGCTCATCTGTTGCCTTAACTTTAACAGCCCACATTTCCTCTTGTAAATCTCTAGTGTGGTCAGAGTCTAGCATCCACATGTGCTCATATTTTAAGTCATACCAAGGTGCTTTAAAATCTAGATCATAGATTAATTCAGGAAGATCTGGATTATACTCTAGTGTAAACTGCGGAGAGATTTCCCCCACGATTACTTTTCCTTTAGGCTTATCTACTAGTGTAAGTTTTACTGCCCACAGTTCAGTGTCGTCTGGTCCTAGATATTTGTGATCTAACATCCAAATGTTTTCTTTTGCTAGATTGTCGTAATAGATGATCGTATCGGATATGTCAAAGTTTATGTCTTTTAACTTTGGATTAATTTTAATTTTGACTTCCGGAGTAACTGTACCAATTATTCTTCGACCTGACACTTTTTTGTATGCAGGTTTAATTGACGCTACTTCTACTATCTCGTTGCCTGTAAAGTTTTTATCTAGTATGAATACGCATTCATTATCTAAATCATAGTATGGAGGATATAGTTCGTCTTGATCTAGTTCTAGAAAGTCCAAAGAGTCGTTACGTTCAACAACGACGTTAGGTGTTAGGTATCCCATAAACTTTGTGCCGGTAGTTTTTTTACCGATAACTGACGCTTTGTAGACCCATACTTCGCCTTCGTGAGGAAAGAAACGCGGATCTATAGCCCAATACATTTCATAATTTTGATCCCAGAAGTCAAGACTGTATGTAGTCCTAGGATCGATATTGAAATTCATTCTACTGTCAATATCAGGATTTCGAGACCATGCTAGTTTTGGAATAGATATTTCTATACTTTCATAGCCGTGATAAGGATACCAGCCGTCTTTAAAAACTTTGGCGACCCATTGCCCTTGATAGTTAAAGACTACACACTTTCTACTGTCTGGGATATGATCAATGAAGAACGGAATATGGCTCTGTTCAAATTCTGGATTTAGTACCCAAAACTCATCCTCGCCTTCTCCTAGAGTATAGAGTTGTAGATCATACTCTAATGGATCACCGTTCCATTTGGCTGATTTAACTTTTTCTGGGGGTACTCGTGGAATGTTGTCAAGCATACTCTAATTTATCTTAGAGTACGCTTGTGACAAATTTAATTTGGTAGCACTAGGTTTAGCATCAGATCGCCGGATCTTTCAAATCCATTAAACACATAGCACTGGCCACCTTGTGTTAGTCCGCTCAACTGCTGTAACTGAGCACTGCGTCTGCTGTCATAGTATCTAAATGCTGTACTTAGGTCTAACACTTCGTTGGTATTTTGTCCAGGAACTGTATAGACTGTGTTCATTAGCACTTCGAGGTTTCCTTTACCATCATAGTTGCAGGTTAGTATACTACCTCTTGCACTTCCAACACCAAAGTATTCGCCGTAGACAAAATCTTCAGCAGCCTTTATTCTATAGTCTTTAGAATAAATCCTTCGTGTAGTTGCTTCGAGAGGAATTCTATAGACTTCGCTCCAAGAATCAAAATTAGACTCAGCAACACCTAGCTCTGCAATAGACGGAGAACCCAGACCAATACCTGCTGTTAGATATGTTCTGCCTCCGATGATATCATAACTCAAACCTAGTTTCGTGTTATTGCCTAGTTTGCAACTTGTCCAATCTGCAATGTGTCTATTTTCAACAGCCAGTGTAATGGCCACAGGAACTGTCCACACTGTCGGTTCTTGACTGCTGTCTAACGGAGTAACTGTAACTTCTACACCCGCAGTATAAACACCATTCACTAGATTTTTAGGATTAAACGTAACATTAAATGAATCTATGGTATCTGGAAGTTTTGGAGTATGGGTAAATCCTGGGCCAGGAACAAAGTTCAAGTCGAAGCTCTTGAAATACCCACCCGCATGGTCAACAACGAAGTCTTGACTGATAACATCGTAGGTAGATGTGGTCAGTACTAGGTTCGGAGGATTGGTGCTACCAACATTAACTTCTGTAAACAGTGTCAGTCTGTTTACGTTACATAAGACGTCAACTAGACCTTTATGATGTCCAGCATGTGATCCTGTGTAGGATAAACTAAATGTGCCGCTGCTGAACGCAGGTATTGTTAATGTTGTAGGGGTAACCGTTCCTGTCGTATAGCCGCTAAGAACAATGTCAGAAACTTCACAGGTAAATGTGCTGTTGTTTCTCAACACGATCATCTGCGATTCTGTATCTCCTACGCCCATCACGAACTCTGGCACAGGGCTAGGCGCCGCACTAACATAATTACCAATCAATTGTGTCTGTGGAATCTGTGCAGCGATGCCTCCATTCGCACCGGTAGAGTATGTTGTCTTGAAGTCTGTTTCTAGTCTAACTCTAACACCAATGTACTTACCAATGATCTTCTTGGTAAAGATATCAATAACTTTCTTTCCAAAGAAAATATGTTTCTTGTTATTTTTCTTATTGTACTTGATAATTTCTTTACCAGTCTTTTTCTTAGGACCTGCCTTCTTAAGTGCTAGACCTGCAACGAAGTTCATAGAACCTACGATGGTACTACCCATTACTCTGAATGTAACAGTTAGTGCATTAGCAGAGTAGTTTTTAGCATCCTTATTCTTATAGATAATTCGTTTGCCGTACTTCTCACTAATGATCTTTGTCTTTCTGGTTTCTATAACCTTTCCTTTTGCGTCGCCTGCTGCACCACTGCCTACCACAGTGTAGATAAATGTCTTGTTAGGGTTAGACAGTGCTTGAAGGAATTCTTCTTTTCCAAATACAACTTGGTTGGCAGCGGCAATTAGGTCTTTCCAACCTTTCTTAGCATTTGCCCCAGTTGGTTCTGCAATCTTAATTTGAGGTTGTAGTGTGCCACCTAGGTTAAAGAAATAACGAAGTTGATTTTCATAGAACCATGTCCAGTTAATGGTTGTCATGTAACCATTACCGGCGACCATAGTAGCGGTACTAGAATAGTTAGTAGATGTCCAATAAACAGGACTCAATTGATTTGTGTTGTAGGTAAACGAATCTAATTGACTTGGGTGTACTTGATCAATGTTCTTTTGTAAGAACTGAATTGTGGTGTACATCCTAGCAGGTGTAGCAAAGTCTACAATGCTACCTGTACTCGCAGCAATGATGTTATTTGTTGAAGTACCATTCTGATGTATTAGACATCTTTCAACGTCCATCAACAACTCATTCCATTCATCTGCTTCAACTAGTTGGCCGGGGTCAACTGGGTCGCCAATTAATACTGCACCGTAGCCTGTAGCAGTCGTACCCATAATGCTGAATAAAGCATCATGTACAAGATTTTGATCTTCGGATTCAATTAAGTTCAGTTCTGATGCTATCTTAATTGAGAACTGATAGTTTTTCGATTGTCCTAATTGATCTGCCACTGTCATTGTAAACAATGTAGACTTCATATACAGTCCAGTGTTTCCTGACAATGCGCCTGTGCTAGGGTTAAGGGTTAGTCCTTCTGGCAGAGGAGGATTAATCGAATACGTTAGCACTCCGCTGCCGCCAGATGCAGATAACGGAACGAATGGAGTAATAGTTTGATTTCTAAGATATACAACTCGTTTGGTCCCAGTATTGATTACAATAGGAACAGGTTGAACCGTGATAGAAAAGTTTGCACTAAGACTTTGTCCTAACTGATCGCTAACTGTAACTAGATGTGTAGAGTTGTTAACTAGTACACTAGGAGTACCAGATACCTGACCAGTTGCTGTATTGAATACAATTCCTGCTGGTAGTGCAGGAGTTACAGAATATGTAAGGACACCACTACCGCCGCCGGCTGCAACAGGCACATAGGGAGATATTGGTTGTAATGCTAATACGGTTCTAGAGGCAACCTGTGTATTAACGGACAACGGTACAATCTCCGATACTAAATCAAATTGCGTAGAAGAACTTTGACCTACTTGGTCGCTTACAGAAATCGTGAATGTCGTGGTAAACAATGTTGTTACAACACCTGCTCCAATCTCGCCGGTCGCTGTATTGAAAGTCAGTGTACCGGGCAAAGACGGACTGATGCTGTAAGTCTTTGTACCAAATCCTCCAACGGTAGAGACTGGAGCGATAGGCAATATTGTAACAAATGGGTTAATTCTTACTGTAGGGTAGTCAACTGATAAAGATAGGGGAGGTGCTTCAGAAATCAGTGTAAACTGTTTCGAAGTGCTCTGTCCTACTTGATCCGATACTGTTACAGTAAAGGTTGTTGTAAACAATGTTGTTACAACACCTGGATTGATTTGACCAGTGGCTGCGTTGATTGTTAGTGTGCCTGGCAATGCAGGTGATATACCAAAGGTCTTTGCGCCGTTACCTCCGGTAACTGTTACAGGCGTAAATGCTGTGGTAGTTGTTAACGGCTGTATCTTTACAGTTGATGTTGTTAACTGCGATACTAGGGGTGTTGCATAAACGTTTAAACTAAATGTAGCAGATGCTACGTCGTCTTGATCATCTACGGTAACTGTGTAAGTTGCTGTTGACGAAAGAACCGTTGGCGTACCAGATAGTGTACCAGTCGAACTGTATGACAGCCCTGCAGGTAGTGCAGGACTAATTGAGTAAGAGTAAACTCCTGTGCCACCCGATGCAGTTACAGGAATTTGAGTAGACGCTGGACTGTATGCATTTAAGGATACAAAATTAATTGCAGTTGTAGCAACCAGACTAGCATTATATAATACACGAGGAGCAGCGCCTTGAAGGCTGTTTAGGTCTGACCAAGAAGGATCTGTTGCCGTGCTTGGTTCTACTCCGATATAGAATGTAGAAGAAGTGTGAGGAGTTAGATCGTGTAACCAATTTCTTACATTCTGCCATGTCCATGTTCTATTGTTTTCTAAGATAGTTGCAATTAAACCTGTAGCGGTTGGACATGCTGAACTAGTTCCGTTAAATCTTGCATCATAAGATGTTATACTACCTGGCTCAGTGCGCTGATCATAACGAGGGATCAGTAGACCAGAGCCGTAGTTTGCAGAAATTGTTCCATCTCCTGGTGTAAAGACATCAATGTCATTACCCATGTCACTGTAATTTACCTTGCGCTCTTTACTACCTGGAGCATAGTCGTCGTCTAACGCACCGATATTAATCGCAGGGTATATTGTTGCTGTTCCAGAATAGTATTTTCCGATGTGCTGAGGGAAACCTCTTCGATTAGTTGTGTTGTAGCAGGACTCGCCGAACTCGTTGTGTGTTGCACTTGTCAGTGGTGTAGATGGACTAGAACTCCAATAGTTATTGTAGTTAGGATGATCTGAAGTTACCTGTTGTTGGTTACTGTTTCCTGCGGCTGCAACAAAGATAACACCGGCAGCAATCATTTCATCGCCTGCTGTGGTCAATCCGTTGTCAATCATTTCGCCTTTGAATCGGCCGCCGTCACCTGTACTGCCTAGATACTGCATGAACGCAGGCTTAGAGCTATAAGCAACTCCGCCTGTGCCCGATGTACCTTGTCTAAAATAATAATAACCTGTGCTGCCCTGAGTGGCACGATATCCCCAACTGTTGCTAGATATTGTAGGGTTCTTGTTACCGTATGTAGGATTAATGGGCTTTGTTTGATGGAATATTTTCATCACATCAAAGTAATTGTCAACTGGCCAAAGTCCATAATTACCGTAGGCATTTACAAACCATTTGTTTGCATTGTAGGCCCAGCCGTGTGTTCTTCCGTAGGTCTGTCCGGCACAAGGTGTTCCGTGTACGCCGTCTGGATAGGTAGGCTTACTTGTGTTAGATCCGTTACAGTCTGCTCTTGTGTAGTAACTAGGAATTGCCACAGTACCTGCACTGGCAAACTGTGCAGAACGCTGTGCTGCATTACTCCACCAAGCTCTGGCTGCTGTTTCTGTAGGGACAATCGTTCCATCCCAACGTGTCATTAATCGTGTACCAGGGTTTGCATTGAACCACGCAGGGTCAATATAATAAGGACCGTCTAGAACTAGGTCCAGTAGGTCACAGGTTCCGTTACCTGGTAAAGGGTTACCGCCAATGTAGTCAGCAGGGCCTGTACCTGTGTTGTTGGCAAATTCTACGTGCCCGAACCAGCAGCCCTCGTCCCCAACGATAACGTCTACATCTTTACCTGTGCCTGTTACGTTTGGAATTCTGCTCGAAACAACAGAAGTTGCAGTAGCCCACGGGTTCTTACGAGTAGAGCCGCGTAGTACCTGAAAGCCCGATCTGTTGATGTCGGCTGTGGTTACAGGATTTGGATAGCCGCCTGCTATAATATCTCTGTGATTCTTAGTTGGTGCGGTGTATCTATTGCCGTAATGGAAATCTTCGTTAGGCGGAGAAGGAAATAGTTCTGGATATTTGGATCTATCTAACTCAATAAACTTTACATCTGGGTGTTGACTTAATTGTGCGGCTTCGTTATCATCTAATAGATAAACTGCTCTTGTGGGACTGTGTTCCTTTAGGTCCACGCATTCAACTGATCTAGGTGGTATATTATCGTCTAGGGTACCATCCTGAGTCAACACTGCATGAATACGTTCCCACGCTTCAGGGGTGGTTGCACCTATCGTATAATACTTTTTTTCACTCATAACTTTATAGATTTCCTAGAGAGATTCCGTTAAATCGTATTTAGTTAGAAAAAATTTAGTGGTGATCCAGCAAGACTGTAAATATTCGCAACATGAACACATACAAACATTCCGGTGCCCTAGGTGATTTAATCTATGGTATGGTCGTGGCCAAGTATACAGGCGGCGGCGAGTTTTATCTACACCTTAACCAGTTAGACTGGGTAGGACTGCACTATTATAACAGTCCTCCTAGTGAGTTTCACAAAGGACGCATGACTCTACAAGACTTTGAGTACATGCGGCCCTTTATGGAAGCACAAGAATACATTACCAAGTTTGATGTCTTAGATGAGCGTCAAACAGCGATCAGTCATAACCTTGATCGCTTTAGGCCTCCCTTTGTGCATCACCCTACCAATTACATAGATCTCTACGCAGACATCTTTGGATTGTATACCAGTCCAGAAACTGCAAAGATCATTAAGACACGCCCTTGGCTGTCTGTGCCTAAACCCAGACAGATCCTAGGTCGTCAGATCGTTATCAATAGAACCACACGCTGGTTACCGCCTGATCTACCCAAGCACTGGGCGTTTTGGAAAGAAAAGCGACGTTGGGAAGACAGTGCTGTGTTTGTAGGCCTAGAAGATGAGTACGCCTATTTTAGACAGTTAACGGGCTGGACAGTACCGCATCACAAGACTTCGGACATGCTAGAACTAGCAGAAGTTATTGCCGGAGCCAAATGCTTTATTGGCAACCAAAGCCAATGTTACGCCCTGGCAGTAGGCCTGGGTGTAGGAGATATACGCTGTGAAACACGCAGAGACATGCCTCTAGAACGTAATGAGTGCTATTTCCCTGCTAGAAGCCACATTGAGTACTTCTAAACTGTTGTAATTTTACAACATAAAAATAGGTTGACCTATAGGTAAAACCGCTGTATAATATATACATACTTAATTGAAAGGGGTCTAACATGCTGTACCGAGTTCTTATTGCTGTTGGTGGCGATCGTGGCCGTACTGCCTGGGTCCAAATTCACGCAGACTATGCTACTGACGTTATTCCTCTAGCCGAAGCCCAATACGGGCGGGGCAATGTTATCACTTATTTGACTGCATGAGCAAACGACAAAAACTAGGTATTATTCAAAGTAGGGGCCTGGGCGATCTAGTGATCGCTCTCCCCATTGCCCGCTGGTACGCTGATCGAGACTGGGACATCTATTGGCCCATTGATGAACGATTCCTTTGGGATATGCAGGAAGGCGCACCCTGGGTTAATTGGGTGCCCGTGCCCTACGACCCTCCGGGACGTTATTTCTATGACGTACCCGTTGAGCGTCTACGTAACCTAAAGGTAGATGAACTGTTGCCCTTGTACCAGCATCTGACCAATCATAAGTTTTCAGAAGAAAAGTATTTCCAATATACCAGTTTTGATCAGTACAAATACATCAGGGCAGGTGTACCCTTCTTGGAAAAATGGAATCTAGCCCGGTGCATCACACGTAACCCACAACGTGAACGAGCCCTTATGGCACAGGTCGTTACCAACCCTAACTATGTGGTAGCACACCTAGAGGGCAGTGATGTTCGGGCGTCATTTGACCCCAGCATTGTACCCCCAGAGTGGCAGACTGTGGAAATACGGCCTATCAAGGGCTACACCATTTGGGATTGGATCAGTGTTATTGAGGGTGCCCAGAGCATCATCTGTGTGGACAGCGTCTACGCCAATTTAGTGGATCAACTGGGCCTGGGCTCGGACCGTTACTTTATACAGCGCAGTCATATTGGCCTGACCCCCGTACACGGACAGGACTGGACCTGGATTTAAGTCAGCCTACGCCACGTGCTGGGCTCACGTATCCAACTGTGAACCCGTGCTTCGTCCACGTGGACCACATCCACTGAACACTCAACCCCCTCTATAGTGTGTTGACCCGTGTTGATCCAAAACCTAATGTTTTCTTCTTGAATAGGACCCTGGCCCTGCTGTGTCTGGGTGGTCCAAGTATAGCAGACCTGCCCGGGTCTGTTGCCCGTTTCAATACTGACACGGCGCTTGATCTCTAGTTCGGGTAGGCTGTAAGCAGGGCCCATGACGTAGGCGTTGCCCTGCCCAATACCCCCAGAGGCCGCACTCATGCTGGTACCACACTGTGTCCAAGCGCTCACGTAGGCTATTTCACTGAGGCCGAAGTCCACTGTGACGGGGTCCTTGGGTAGGCCCAGTTCTACGCGATCATTGGTAACCCAGTCCCAGGGGCCCATGCCCTCATGCATGGCTGTGAGGCTGCGATTGTCACTGTAGCGGCAGTTGCCCAGTAGGGCCCCCGAGCCAGCATCAAACCAATAGCCCGTGCTGGTAAAGCCCGCAAACTGACCCCCACGACCCAGGGGGTATACATGACAGTGTGTGAGCAGGGGTATCAGCCAACGACCCTGTATCTGTACCTTAGGGAAACGCTGTACAGTGCCTGTACCCACCAGGCTCTTGCGGGTATTACCGATCGCATAGTGTTCTATACCGGGCTGTCGAGCCAGAACCTTGAACCAAGTAGCCAAGGGGCTCATACGGAATACTGTGTTCACACGCCCGGGTCGTGTGCCTGTGACTATTGTGGGTGCTGCTCTGTTCTGCATGTATATAAAATAGATTCTTTACGTTGGTCCAGTATTTACAGACACTGTCCAGATCTATAAATATTTCATGAACGGTGATAAAAAGGCAGAAACTAGGCAGGCCAGGTTACGCAGTCTAATTGATCGTGCGGTACAACCGGGCATGGATAACTACAAGGGCACAGCCAGTTGGGTCTATGCCTACGGATTGGTCCGCGAACTCTTGGCCTACAGTGCCCAGAACCAATATGAAGTATGGCAGCATCTAGAGCATTTGGCTGAGCAGAATTCCAAGGACAACCCTAGAGATGAGCCTCGTACTAAAGTTAAAAAGTAACCCCTACACTGACTACCTCACCGAGAATTGGACAAAGATCCGTGATGAATATGCTGCACTACGCCGTAACATACACGGCATTGCTAACTGTCTAGAACCCAACCCTACAGAAACCAGTACCAAACCCCAGGTTACTACGCTACACGAACAGCGGTTGATCTACGAGGGTCGCATACACGCAGTACCCCTAATGGTACGCCCAGAATCTGCTAGCCCTGCGGACAAACAGCGTATCTATATATGGAAGGATCAGACACAGCCACTGTTCCTGCATAAACTCTACGATCTAATGCCCACTGTAGGTCATTGGGCAAAAACCAATGAAGAACACCTGGGTAGCCTAGTATTTTACCTAAATCAACCCGGCAGTAGGATCAATCACCACTACGGGCCCGAAACTAATCAGCACAACCTACGCTGTCATCTAGGACTAAGCACAGATCCAGCCGCAGAGTTTGATCTAGAAAACGATCGTTATACTTGGAGTGACGGCGACTTAATGGCCTTTGATGACAGTAACGTATATCACGGAGTACGACATCTAGGCACGAAACCCAGACTGGTTATGGCTTTCGACTTTAACAAAGAGCTACTTACACCCTACATAGAGAATGCTGACTACGTGCCCAGAGTGTTTCAACCCAAACATACACGAGTTCCTCCACAGATCTTAAACTGGGATTAACATATACATATACATATACATATACACTAGTGAAACTGCACATGCTACTATAAAGAGCGACTAGATCACTGTGTACACATAGACTGTATAGAACAACTATAGCAGTATAGAGACTATAGATCAACACTACATATAGCCAAATACCCCGCTGTAGCAGATCAGAGATTCTTTACGCAGCGCCATAAGTGAGCGTAGCGAACGCACACAGGAAGACAGCCTAAGCACACTATACACTATATACAGCCAAATACCCCGCTGTAGGGTGTGTGTAGAAAACCCCGCTATAGGGGCCCCGTGGGGGTGGTGGACTACGGTGGAGAACCTGAGAGATTGTGGGAGAGTATTTGACTATAACCTCTCTCCACCACAGCCTAGATCACAGTGTAGACCCTAGAAAACGGTGGCCAAATTGCGTCAATTGTGCCCCAAAATCCTAGAAAATCGGCCTATTCTGACCTCATTCTAGGCCAAAAATGGCCAGAAAAACCACCATTTTTCACGGTAAATCCATTGTCCAACCTAGGGTTAGACTGTATAATAACTAGTGTTATGTGTACAGTGGGCCGGTAGCTCATGTTGGTTAGAGCAGCGGACTCATAATCCGTTGGTGGTGTGTTCGACTCACACCCGGCCTACCACTTACACTATATAGAGAAACCGTAGAATCACAGTATATGTACAGTGAACGGGTCAGGTGCTTGCCGGCTGAGAGATCCTAGTAAACTGTATTGAGCAAAATGTCTTAGACTGAGCGCAGTGTGATTCGAGTCCCCGACCATAGGCGGCAAGTGGTTAAGGCTCACTACGAAAGTAGTAGGAACATGGGGATCGGGACTGGTGGCTGTGACTTGCAGAACATCAGTACTAAAAAGGTACTAGGAGGTATTTGGCCTAGTACTTTTTTTTGACTATATGTATATACAGTAGTACTAAAGTATGAGGGCGGAAGTGCCGGGCCTGTGGCGTAAAATACACACTCTGTTTGGCTGGGTATTCTTGCAGATTTGGGCTTTTGGGCTTATAATACACTTTTAACGCAACAAGGAGTTTCAATATGCCTAAATTTAAAATTGCAAAAGTTACCGATTGGCGACAAATTAATGGCACTTGTTTGCAAGGTTATATTAACTGCGATTATGCAACGCTGGTTAATGTATTTGGAAACCCTAATGGGGGTATTGACCCTTATAAAAGCGACTGCGCTTGGGACGTAGTTATTAATGGTGTAGTTTGCACTATATACAATTATAAAGATGGTAAAAATTATCTAGGCGCACAGGGCTTAGATAAAGAAAATATTACTTGTTGGCATATTGGTGGACGCAGTCAACAAAGTGCTAACATTGTAAAAAATGTTATTGAACAGCATTTTGCCACTGTATAATAGATAATCAAAGGCCCTGCCCAGTGTAGGGTCTTTGGTTGCGCTTCTGTCCAAACTGTGTTATAATACATTTTTAACGCAACAAGGAGCCCTAGTATGCACTACGCACCTCAAAACAAACAGCAAGTAAAAGCCCTGCTACAGTATATTGAGGCAAATAGGCCTGCTATTAACGCACGTAAAACAGCGGATTATAAAACGGCTGTTAATAATGTGCGTGAGATAATGAGGGCATATTTTGCAGTTAATCCGCCTCAACTTAAAGTTAAAGTATGCCCGTGGACTTTAACGGGTGCAGATAATATGTGCAGGAATATTGCAGAGGCATTTAAAGTGCCATATTGGGACGTTATTGGAGAGGCAAATCCGTATATGTAATATATAATCAAAGGCCCTGCCCAGTGTAGGGTCTTTGGTTGCTCGTTTGGCAAAACCTTGCTATAATACACACATGGAAGCAAAAAACACTCCCCGCAAGAAGCGAGCAGACCGCAACCACATCATCTATGAGCTTGTGGTCAATGGCAAGAACTACATTGG